CTCTTGGACTTGAATATGCCAATGGCAAAATGATTTTTGATGAAAATAAATTGAGATATGGCAAGATTATTGCTGCATCGGATGCTGACCCTGCGGGAAATGAAATTGAAAATCTTTTATTTAATATTCTTTGGCAAATGTGTCCAGAGCTTATTACAAAAGGATATGTCTATTCCGCAGAGCCACCTCTTTATAGAGTAACATTAAGCGATAATAGCTATCACTTTATTGATGATGCGGAAATGCTTGCTGAATTCAAATCTGTTCATTCTAATATTAAGGATATTCAAAGGGCAAAAGGTTTGGCAGAAATGCAGCCAGAACAGTTAGCAGCAGCAGTCTTAGATGAAGAAACTAGAAAGATTAAACAGCTCACGGTTTCTGATGTTGAAGCAACCAATAAGCTTTTTGTAGACCTATATGGTCCTGTGGTTGCTCCACGAGTAGAATATATCAATAGCAATCCTTGGGGGGTGCAAGTAGATTATGAATAAAATTGACATTCAAGAGGAACTAGGAAAAAATTTCTTAGTCTACGCTATTGATACTGACCAAAATAAAGCTTTTCCCGCAGTAGCAGATGGATTATTGCCAGGCGCAAGAGCCGCATTGTGGGAAATGTACAAGCAGAAGTATTTCAGTAACAAACCTCATGTGAAATCAGCTAAAGTTGCTTCTGGCGTTATTGGTCGCTGGTGGCCGCACAATCAAGATGCAACCTATGGCACGTTGGTCCGCATGGCGCAACCTTTCGTTGAGAATACTTGTGAGATTGATTTTCAAGGTGCTGTTGGTAACACGATTATCGGACAGCAAAGTTATGGCTCTGCCCGTTACACAGAAATGCGTTTGTCTCCATTGGTGGAGAAATATATGCTGGCGGGAATTGAGAAAGATAATTCTGAAATGATTTGGAATTACTTACAAGATGAAAAATGGCCTCGTGTTTTCCCCAGTATTTTTCCAAGACTTTTGGTAAATGGCTCAATGGGTTTAGGCGTTGGCATGAGTCAGAACTTTGTCCCACATAATCTAACTGATACCTGTAATCTCATTATTAATTATCTCAAAACAGGTGAGTTAGATAACAAAAGTTATTTTCCAGATTTTCCTACTGGGGCAACTATTGTTAACAAAGATGATTTAAGTCTGATTAATAAAAATGGTCACGGCAAAGTAATTATGGAATCTAAATATATTAAGAGTGAGAAGAACCATGCTCTTAAATTTATTGAGTTTCCTTATCAAGTTTATATTGAGCCAACTATTGACAAAATTAAACAGGCTGTCAATGCAGGTAAGATTGTATCTGTAGATGACATTCTTAACACAAGTGATAAATCTCATATTTCTATTAGTGTTAAGGTTAAACCAGAATTTACTCTTGATTATTGCGTGAATGAGCTTTTCTCTAACTCTCCACTAAGAACTCAAATTAATGTAAATCAAAATGCAATCATTAATCAAATTCCCGAGAGAGTCAATCTAAAAACTATTTTAGATGTTTATCTTAAAAATAATCTCGCTTGCTTGTCAAAAGAATATCAATATGATTTAAAAATGGCAAAAGCTAGGCTTGAAATTATTAATGGCTTACTGATTGTCTTAGAAAATACTGATAAGGTAATTGAAATTATTAAGGATAGCGAACAGCCAAAAGCTGAATTGGCAAAAACATTTAATCTTTCTGAGGAACAGATTAAAGCTATCATGGATATGAGATTAACCAAGCTTTCTAAGATGGAAAACAAGAAGTTGCTTGCGGAAAAAGAAGAGAAAATCAAGATTATCAAGAATTGCGAAGAAGTTTTATCTTCTGATGAAAAACAAAAATCAATTTTAATTTCCCGCATCGAAGAAATGAACAAAGAATTTGGTAGCGAGAGAAAAACAGAAGTTACTCAAAAAGAATTTACAAGGACTACCGCTTCTGCATCTGGACCAAAAGAAAAAGTGATTGAGGATATTGTATTTACTTTTAATCCTCTTGGATATGTTCAGAATATCCCTCTAAAGATTTTCCGCAAAGGAAAGTTTGATGCGGTCAAGACTACCTCCGATGATATTGTTTTGCTTTTTAGTAATCAAGGTAGGTATTTCAGAGTTGGTACAAAAGATATTAAATCTTGCACAAATACCGACAAAGGAACGGCTCTAGGCAGTGTATTAGACTTGCAAAATAAAGAGAAGATAGTTTCTATGTATAGCAATATTCCAAGTGAAAATAAGCCTTATATTCTTTTCGTCACAACCAATGGAAAAGTCAAAAAAACTATCTTTGGTGAATATGCGGGAAGAACCAGAAATGTTAAAGGTTTAGCCGCAACTAATATTCAAGATGATGATTCTCTTTTGGCAGTAGCTCCTACTAATGGAAATGATATTATCCTATTTACTAAGAATAAGAAATATATCCGCTTTGCCGCAGATGAAATTAATCCAAGTGGAAGAAATACGACAGGTGTCACAGGAATTAAACTTGCGGAAAATGATAAAGTAATCAAAGTTGAAATTGTTGGTCCAAAAGACAAGTCAGAATACATCAAAACAAAACGTGCGGGAAAAGGAAGAAAATATGAGTGAGCTTTACCCAAATAGTACGCAGATTAAACCTATGAAATATGGCAAGGCTGCGGAAAATTGGCAAGAAGTCGTAAAGTCTGGGGAATATGTTGCTCAAACTAAAAAAGACGGAGCGCATTATATCCTAGAAAAGACAAACGATGGACAAATCTATCTTTTCGGCAGGACTGTATCTAAGGTTACTGGGGAAATGACGGAGAAATCTGCCAACATCCCGCATATCTGTACTTGGGCAAAAGAAAATCTCCCTAATGGCACAATTCTATGCGGGGAAATTTATTATCCAGGAAAAACATCTAAAGATGTCACTAAGGTTATGGGAGCAAAGCCAGAGAAGGCTATTGACAGGCAAGAAACTCTTTATGGACTTATTCATTATTATATTTTTGATTGTCTTAAATTCGATAAAGAAAGCTTAATGGATAAGCCGTTTATCGAAAGATTTAATTATATTTCTGACCTTTATAAAGACGAGACTGTTCGCAGACCTTATTATATTGAGTATGCTTTTCCTTGTGCGGGCAATATTCCCGCAACCATCAACCGTTGGCTTGAGCAAGGAGAAGAAGGAGCGGTTGTTAAGAGAAAAGACGGATTGTATATTCCCGATAAAAGACCAGCAGAAAACTTCAAAGTCAAGCAAAAAGTCGATAGTATTGATGTAGTTATTACTGGTCTGCTTGACCCGCAAAGAGAATACCGAGGAAAAGAATCTGACATTTGGCGGTATAGGGATGTTGCGGGAAATCTTATCACAAAGTCTGCCTATTACGGGTGGAAAGACGGAATTTCTATTGGCGCATACCAAGACGGTGAATTGATTACTTTTGGTAAAGTGACTTCTGGTATTACTGATGCCATGAAAGAAGATATGACAAAACACCCACAAAAATATATTGGTCACACTTGTTCTATTCAATGTATGAGTGTTGATAAGAAAGAACAAACGTTGCGTCATGCTTTCTTCCTGTCTTTGCGAGAAGATAAAGACCCCTCTGATTGTTTATTGTCAGACATTTTTTAGATTTTTTCTTGACTGCGGGAAAAATCTGTGATATAATTATTTCATAAAGATAAGGATATGAGGAAAAAGGAGAAAAATATGTCTTATATGCTAACTAACAAAACTCGTGCGGTTCTCGATGCTCTACAAGGTCTAAAGAAGCCTGTTTGCTCAAAAGAGCTTGCAGAACTCGCTGACAAGTCTGACTGCCTAGAGGGTGATGAAACTGTCAATTCTCGTGGTATCAATGCACTTGTCAACAACCTTGTTCGCCGTGGTCTTGCTGTCCGTACTGAGCAGGAGAAAGATGGTAAGGTTGTCAAGGTTATTTCCGCAACCAAAGAGGGTATGAAGTTCGATGTCGATACTCTCGCACCAGAGAAGGAAAGCGCATCTACTGCTTTCTAATTCCTTCTTGGTAGCATGGATTTAATTTTTATTTTTTTGCTAATTCTTTCTGCGTTCTTTTTCTTCTCTTTTGGATATTTCTTAAAATTCTCTGCGTTGGATAAGAAAGTCCAAGAGGTCAAAAGTAAGAAAAAGACGCAGTTAGATTTAGAACTACAGTCTTTGCGGGAAAATATCGATTCATTAACTTCTGTTTACACTTCATATCAAAATCAAATTAAAGATATGGATAAAGAATTACATAATGAATTTAGAAGTAAACGTGTCTTACTTGAAGAATTGTATGCTAAAAAGGATAAAGAATTATCTGAAAATTACAGATTCAAGCAAGAAAGTTTGCAAATGGGTATTGAAGATTGCAAACGAAAATTACAATCTTATCAAGCTCAAGAAGCTGCGATTATTGAAACTAAGCGTAGGGAGCAAGCCTTAAAAGATAATCCTAAAAATTATATTTTAGGTTTGACAGATGACGAAAAACATGACGTTGAGTTTCTCAATCAATTGCGTCCTAAGTTATTTTTCCCGCAGGTTGTAGGTAAGATTATTTGGTCTACTTTTATCCAAAATAAATTAAAAACATTATCAGATAAATTGTTAGACGAAGATAGAATTTGCGGCATTTACAAAATCACAAATCTCCAAACAGAAGAATGTTATATAGGTCAAAGTGTAGATGTGCGGAAAAGATGGCAGCAGCATTGTAAAGAGGGTGTTGGAGCGGTTTCAGCGACTACCCGCAATCAACTATATAATGCTATGCAAGAATATGGAATTTCTAATTTCACCTTTGAGCTTTTGGAAAAATGTATGCCAGACGAACTAAATCAAAAAGAAGCATTTTATATTCAAACATATAATTCTAACAAATTCGGATATAATCAGACGAAGGGAAATAATTAATGGGTAAAGTTGTGATTGATGAAAATACTCCAAAAAATCCTTTAACTCTGATTGGTAAAATGATTGGTCCTTGTTACGGCAGCAATACGAACGATGATGAAAAAAATTATGTTCGTGGTTTACGTGCGGTCAAAGACGGTCATTTTCGTTGTTTAGAATATGCCACAGTCTGGTTTGTTTTAAAAGGGTATTCCGCAAAAGTGATTAGAGAGTTTTATACGCATATTGGCGGTGCGCCTACCCGCACACAAGCTTCTACTAGGTATATTAAATATAAACAATTTGATTATATTATTCCTCCTGCTATTGGAAAAAATTCTATTGCTCTTGAACGATATTCCAAGTGTATGAAAGAGATTGCAGAAACTACAAAATTTTTGCAAGAAGAATGTGGAATTAAGGCTGAAGATGCAAATATGGTTCTTCCACTTGGTATGGGCACAACAGTAAGTTGTCATTTTAATGCTAGAACGCTTATGGCTATGGCTGAACAAAGACTTTGTACTCGTGTTTACTGGGAATATAGAGAAATGATGCGGGATATTATTACGGCACTTTCTGAATACTCCGAAGAGTGGGAAACAATTTGTGATATGTTCTTTAAAGTTAAGTGCGATAAGGTTCATAAATGTTTGGAACATCAATGTTGTGGCAGATGGCCGCAGAAGTTAGAGGGTTAAACCCAAGAGAAAGAAGGAAAATTGAAAAAGAATTGGACTAATCAAGTAGACATCCAAGGTTATATTTTCGATTTCGGTTCTGATGAAAGGCGTGGACTACATAAGGCGGTTACTGGTCCTAATTCAAAGAATCCTGGAACAGAATATATTCAAGGCGATATTAATATTGCCACAGATGAAGATGCTACTAATGTTGTAACTGTTCATTATGCTTATGTTGTGCCAACATTCCCAGCTAAAGATGGTAAACCAGAGCGTGATAACCCCATTTATCAAACTCTAGCTAATCTCCTTGATACTGCAAAAACTTATAAGGAATTTGGCAAAGAAGCACAAAAGGTTCGTATTTCCGCAGAACTTGAAGCAAATGAATTCTATAATCGTGATGACGAGCTTGTAACTGCAAAGCGTATTCGTGGCGGTTTTATTCACCTCATGTCTCCAACAGAGCCAATTAGCAAGCCAGCAAAGTTTACTCTTGAATGTGTTCTAGTTGGCTGCCGTGATAAGGAAGTTGAAGATGGCGATGATTATGTAATTCTTTCTGGTTTCGCTTTTAATTTCCGCAACGACCTTATTCCATTTGAGGTTGATGTTACCAATGAGGGCGGTAAAAATTATTTCCGTGGTCTTGATATTACCAAGAAGAATCCTGTAGCAACTAAGATTTGGGGTAATATCATTTCTAACATCGTCAAGTCTGAAAAGACTATTGAAAATGCTTTTGGTGAGCCAACAGTAGAAACAACTGAGCGTACCATTCGTTCTTGGTCTGTAACAGGTGCTTCCCCAGAAACTATGGAATATGGCGATGATACCGTTATGACCAATAAGGACATGAAGAAGCTCATTACTGCTCGTGAAGAGCGTCTTGCGGAAGAGAAGAAGCGTCAAGAAGAGTATCGTGCTTCTCAAAATAGCGGTGCTTTTGCTACTACTGCTGCCCCAAAGGGTAAAGCAACTAAGGCTGCACAAACTGATGAAACTGAGGACGATGATTTTCCTTTCTAAAAACATATTGGGGAGTACGATTGTATTCCCCTTTTCTATCTAACTATAAAAGAAAGGAATAATTATGGCGATTGACTTACTAAGTATTGAACCACATAAGGTAAGTAAAAATTTAAGTGGGTATATTACGTACATCTACGGCGAAGCCAAAATTGGCAAGACCTCACTTGCGGCACAGGCAGAAGATTGTCTGTTAATTGCTACAGAACGTGGCTATAATGCAATTTCAGGTATTGTACCAGTAGATGTACCAGATTGGCGTACTATGCGTCAAGTCTATAATGATTTAAAGCGCAAAGAAGTACAAGCTAGGTTTAAAACTATTATCGTAGATACGGTTGATTTGGCTGCTGCTTATTGCACTAAGTATATTTGTAATCAAAAAGAAGTAGAGGACTTAGGCGACCTTGGTTGGGGCAAAGGGTATAAGCTAATGCGTTCAGAATTTGAAAGCGTATTCAATGGACTTGCTCAACTTGGTTATTCTATTATTTTCATTAGTCACGTTAACCGCGTGGTAGATGAAAAGACAGGTGTTGTTACCATTGGTCCTACGCTTTCTCCTAGTCGAGTGAATGATATTATCCGCAACATGGCAGATATTTATGGATGGGCGCACTATTCAGATGATGAAAATTCTACAGGTGACAGGATTCTAACACTTCGTTCTGATTCCGATGATATTTCTTGTGGTTGCCGATTTAAATATATTCCTGCGGAAATCCCGTTCTCTTACAAAGATTTGGTTAAGGCTCTTAAATTTGCTGTTGAAGAAGAGGAAAAACACAATGGCAAAGATGCTGTAACTGATGAAAGCAATATTCCTGTTTATGAGCAAGAAGATGTTTCTGTTCTTCTAGAAGAGTTTAAGGAAATTCTTGCTCAACTAAAGAAGAATGTCACCAAAGAGCGTTTCAATTCAAAGTGGGCGCCTTTCATCGGTAAACTTATTGTAAAGAATCTCGGTGAGGGTAAGAAGATTTATGATGCGACAAATGACCAGTATGAGCAAGTCGGTCGTATTATTGATGACCTCAAAGAAGAAATGGGTAATGGTATTTAATTATGGGCATTTCCCGCAAACCACCTGTTAAATGTTTATATTGCGGGGAAACCTTTTATAGAGAAGTTGAATCCTATGAGAAAATAGGAAATAGATATGCTCATTCCAAATGCGCAGAAGAACATAGGAAGAATGTCTCTGCGGAATCTTATAAAGATTTAATTCTTAAAAAGGTAAAGGAATATCTAGGAACTTCTTTTATTAGACAAAAAACCGATAGGCAAATACAGTCTTTCCTTAAAGATGGCAAAACATTAGAGGGAATTTACCAGGCTGTAGTCTATTGGTTTGATGTTAAAAATGGTGATATTGAAGCTGCCAATGGTGGAATTGGTATTGTTGATTATATTTATGACGAAGCGATTAAATATTATCAGCGACTTGCGGAAAATGAGGAGCGATATAAAAACGTAGACGAGAATTTAATTCAAGTCTATGTAGATAAACGTTCTCAAATTGAAAAAACGCCAAAACGAAAGCCGTTTGCAGCTCCCGCAAGAAATAAGTTGTTTATGTTAGATTAATTTTAGAATGGGGGTATTATTGACTGGTAGTAAATATTATGATTCAACATCTGCTATCCAAGTGATAGGTTGTATTTTAAATAATCCCCATTTATTAGACGAAGATGGTATTTATGATTTCCGAGCCGAAGATTTTAATAATGAGTTTCATAAGGTAATCTTCGGCTCTGTTTATAATCTTTATAATATGGGTGCGGAAAAACTCAATACAAAAGTCATTGAGGACTATCTTTCTGAAAAGGAACATTCTTTCGCTACCTATAAAGCTAATCATGGTGCGGAATGGCTGCATCAAGTTTATGAACAAGCTGATATCCTAAACTTTAATTATTATTATTCTAGGCTCAAAAAGATGACTCTACTTAGAGCTTATGACGATATAGGATTAGATGTTTCCTGGATTTATGACCCAGATAATATTATTGATTTAGAGAAAAAGCAAGAGCAAAGTAAATTATTAGACAATACGCCAATAGAAGAAATTGCTGACATGATAGACAATAGAGTTCTTCATATCAGAGAATACTTGGTTGATGGAGATATGGATGAATCTTGTCAAATTGGCGATGATGCGGAAAAACTGTTAGAAGAATTAAAACAGAATCCTGCTATTGGTTATCCGCTATATGATAAAGTTTCTAGCGATATTGCGATGGGAGCGAGGACAGGAAAATTTTATCTGCGGTCCGCCGCCACGGGGGTGGGAAAGGCAATCCCTAATGATACATTGATTCCTACTCCAAATGGTTGGCGAAAAGTCGGGGATATTAAAGTCGGAGATTATCTTTTTGGTCAAGACGGGAAACCGACAAAAGTTCTTAATGTATTCCCGCAGCCAACAGAAAAAGAAATTTGGGAAGTTATTTTTTCAGATGGCAGAATAGCTAAATGTTGCGGAGAACATCTGTGGGAATATCGTTACGATAAAAGTCATGGTGAAAATAGATATAGAGTAGAAAATACAGAAGCGATATACAAAAGAGCATTAGCAAATAAGTGGGGATTCAAGAGAAGTTCCAGTAAGGGGTATCGTTTTCATGTAAAACTTAATCAGCCTGTCGAGTATGATAAAAAAGATTTCAAAATTGACCCTTATGTTTTGGGGGCAATTTTAGGAGACGGCAGTCTTAGATACAATAAAACTAATAAAAGTTTGTCTTTTTCTTCTGAAGATGAAGAAATTCCAACACTAATTAGTAAAAGGCTTGGAGAAAATATCCGTTGTCACAGGAATAGTTTAAAAAACTATAACTGGTATTTTAAAGATGATAATAAACCCCACCATCCCTTATGGGTAGAAGAAATTCTTAAAGATTATCCCTGTTTATGGAATTTAAAGTCAGAAGATAAGTTTATCCCGCAAGAGTTTTTGTATGGCTCTATAGAACAAAGGTTTGAATTATTACAAGGGCTCATGGATACAGACGGTTCTATTGACAAAAAAGGTCGTCTAAGATTTTCTACTATTAGCGAAAAACTAAAAGACAATTTCGTAGAACTGTGTCATAGTCTTGGTTTTGTTGTCTCCGTTGGAGAAGATTGTCGTACTGAAAAATATACAGTAGGAAAATGCTATGATGTTCACATTCAAAGCAAAAAATCATTAAAAGATAAGTTTTTTAAATTGACTAGAAAACTACAAATTGCAAAAGAATATATAGCTTCTCAAAAAAGGGAAGAGCATAAAAATCATTTAGCAATAGTTGATATTAAAAAGACTTCTCAAAAAACAGATATGACTTGTTTTACTGTAGATAATAAAGACCATCTTTTCCTTATGAATGATTTTATTGTAACTCACAATACAAGAAATGCTATGGCAGATGCTTGTTATATGTCTTGTCCTTCTATATATGAAAATGGTGAATGGGTAGACATTGGAGAAAAGATTCCTACTATCTTTATTTCTGTAGAGCTTGATAAATCAGAACTACAAACAATGGCATGGAGTTTTGTCTCGGGAGTTCCAGAAAACCATATTCTTGAAAATAAATATGATTTTGGAGAATATGATAGAGTTGTAAAAGCTATTCAAATTTTAAAAGAATCTAAATTGTTTATCGAATATTTGCCCGACTACAATATGAAAGATATTGAAAATTGTATTAAGAGAAATATTCGTGTCAATAAATGTTCTTGTGTTTTTCTTGATTATATTACATCTTCTATGAAAATTATTGAAGAAATTACTCGTGCTTCTGGCGGAATGAAAATACGTGAGGACCAAATTTTATTCTTGCTTTCCTCTAAATTAAAAGATATTGCGGGAAAGTATGGTGTATTTATTTATTCTTCTACTCAATTAAACAATAGTTTTAAGCAAGAAAAAATTCTTGACCAGGGAATGTTAGCAGGAGCTAAATCTATCGCCAATAGGATTGATTATGGCTCTATTATGGTTGATATGGTTCCAGATGATTATGAAGATTTGGCAGGGCTTTTGGAAAGCCATCCAGAATTAGGCGTACCAAATATTAAACTTTCTATTTATAAAAATAGACGAGGAAAGATTAATAGGGTAATTTGCTGGCAACGTGCGGACAAAGGAACGTCAAGATATAAAACATTGTTCGTGACTGATTACAATTTAAATTTAATTGATGTTTATGAAGATGGCAAGGTGGTGTAATGTGAGATACGACAAGCAAGAAGTAAAAGAATCCATTACACCAGAAGACGTTTTTAACTTGCTGACTTTTTTTGGAGGAGAGCCAGAGGAAAATGGCAACGCTATTATTTCTAAGACAATTTGCCACGGGGGAGATTCTAGAAAGCTTTACTACTATACCGATACAGGACTTTTTCATTGCTACACTCATTGTAATGATACTTTCGATATTTTTGGACTTATTCAAAAAGTAGAAAATTTTGATAATCTTAATCAAGCAATTCAATTTGCGGTAAATTTTTTCAATCTTCAAAATATTATTTTTGATTTAGAAGATAGTACTAAATTCAAAGAAGATTGGGAAATTTTCAAGAGATATGATAAAACACAAGTAGAATCAAAGAATCAAGATAAAATTATCTTGCCAGAATTTGATATTTCCGTTCTTAATTATTACCCCAAACTTTTAATTCATGATTGGCAAAAGCAGAATATCTCAAAAGAAGTTTGTGATTATATGGGAATTTGCATTGACCCTATTGGAGGTAATATCCTTATCCCGCATCGTGATATTGATAATAGATGTGTTGGTATTAGACAAAGAACTCTAATCAAAGAATTAGAAAAATCTAGAAAATATAAGCCATGGTGGGATGGGAAAACGTTATATAATCATCCTTTAATGATGAATTTATATGGAATTGAAAATGCGGCGCAGCGTATCCAAGATATGCAAACAGCTATTGTAGTTGAAAGTGAAAAATCTGTTTTACAATTTCAATCATATTTTGGTACAGCTAACAACATTTGTGTTGCGGTCTGCGGTAGTTCAATTTCTAACTATCAATTTAATATTTTGAAAAATCTTGGAATACAAGAAATGGTTGTTGCTTTCGACCGAGATTTTAAAAATAATGATTATGGAAAAATACAAGAGGTCCAAGAGAAAATTGCAAAAGTAGCAAAGAAATTTTCTCCTTATGTTACTGTAAGTGTTGTTTTTGATAATGAGAATTTATTAGGATATAAAGATTCTCCCCTTGATAAAGGGAAAGATATTTTTAATCATTTATTCTCAAATCGTATCGTGCTGAAATAGAGGTGATTGAAAATTAAATATAAAACTTATTTAGAGGAAGAATTTGATTCGCCCACAGAACAGGTTCTTTGCGGGAGAGGAATGAAAAAAGAAGATATCCCGCATTGGTTGTTTGCGGGAAAAGATGACATCAACGATTGGCGTCTTTTAGGTGAAGATAAAGTGACTACAGCTTGTGACATTCTTTGGAAGTGTGTTAATGATAACAAAAAAGTTCAAATTGTAGTAGACTGTGATTAACCTTAGCAGTTTCAGTCTTAAATAAAAACTCCTTAAATTGCGGGAAACTCCTTAGAGATTTTTGCTACCAAGCTTGGTGGTGACACACAAGTGGCAAAAGGTAATGCTTACGACATGGTAAAAAGGTAAAAATATTGGACAATCCGCAGCGAAATCTGTCCCTATTGGGAGAAACGTTCAACGACTATAATAGGAGGTCTATTGACAATGGATAGTCTAAACCCTTATAACCCTTTTGAAAATAGAAAAAAGGGCTCTCACTATACGCGAGAACAGCTTGATTATATTAAGCAACTTTTGGAAAACGGTTGGTCGGTTGCAAAAATTGCAAAAACTTACGACTTAAACACATCATCTATTAGAAGAAGAATTGAACAAAAAAATTGGACTCTGTCTTCGCAAAGAACTAAAAAACTTTCTCAAAAAGAATTGGATTCCATCAAAAAGGAATTAGAAAAAAAGATTCCTGTAGAAAAAATTGCTAAAAAATACAATATTTCCACATCAACAATTTTAAAAAGGAGAGCTAATAATAATTGGACTCTACAAAAGAGGAAAAATAGATATAATTTTAATGAATCTTATTTTGATATTATTGATACTGAACACAAAGCATATTGGCTTGGTTTTTTAATGGCAGATGGATATATTTTATCAAAAAGAAAAGGCAAAAGAGTAAATCAAAGCCAGTCTTTTGGATTTAGTATTAGTACAAGGGATATTGAATTGTTGGAAAATTTTAAGAAAGATTTAAACGCAGAGAATCCTATTAATATCTATACTTCTGGTAGCAGCTTTAAAGAAAGTTCCCCAATGGGTAGAATTTTATTAACTTCTCAACATACTGTAGATTGTCTAAAAAAATATGGAATTGTAGAGAATAAAACTTTCATTACAAAAATGCCAAATATAAATGAAAATCTAATTCCTCATTTTATTAGAGGATATAGTGATGGAGACGGCAGTATTATTATTGACAAAAATAATAGAATTCAATGGGGATTTTGTGGAACGAAAGAACTTTTATCAAGTTTTCAAGAATTTTTTGGTACTAATTACAAATTAGCGCAACGTTTTCCAGAAAGAAAAAACAATAATTGGGAATTAAAAATAACAGGATGGACTAATGTCCCAAGGTGTTTAGATATATGCTATAGTGAAGCAACTGTTTTCCTTAAAAGAAAATATAATAAATATGTAGAAATACAGGGTAGTAAATAAGTGCGATGGGTATACCTCGGCTGCTATTCTGACTAATTGCCTATATAATTATTTTCCTATTTGGACGAATAATCATCTTTCTTATATTATGCACGAAGGCAAGGAACACGGCTTGTCAGATGTAATGGGAAAGATTGATAATGATGCTAAAATGGTCTTTTGCCCAGATGGCGCATCCAATGATAGAGAACAGCACAAAATTCTTGCGGAAAAAGGAATTACTTGTGTTACTCTTGACCACCACCAATGCGACCAAGATAGCGAGTATGCGATAGTTATTAATCATCAAATCAATGATTATCCAGATAAAGCATTGACTGGTGCTGGCGTTACTTGGCAATTCTGTAGAGCATTTGAGGAATTATTTAATCTCGGCAATTATACTAATGACTTAATTGATTTATGCGCAATCGGTAATTGCGGAGATATGGCTGATTATAGAGAAAATGAAATCCGTGCCATTATGAATATTGGCTTAACTCATTTTAAGAATCATTTTCTTCTAGGTATGACCAAAAAGAATGAATATTCTATCAACAAAATGAATGGAGTTAATTATTATTCCATGGCTTTTTATGTAGTTCCATATATCAATGCGGCGGTTCGTTGCGGAACGATGGAAGAAAAAGAATTAATCTTTAAAGCAATGTTAACAGAATATGCAGATAAATCAATTCCATCTTCTAAACGTGGTGAAAAAGGTTTAGAAACTCAATGGTGGATTGAAGCTGTCACAGTCATTGACCGCATCAAGCGTAGGCAAACTAAATTAGTAGACGAAACAATGGAATTTTTAGAGGATAAAATTCAAAAAGAAAATCTACTTGATAATTCCATTCTTCTGCTCTTGGTAAATCCAGGAGACGTTGAGAGAAATTTAACGGGACTTGTAGCAAATAAACTTATGGCTAAATACCAGCGACCTTGCCTTGTTCTTGTGAGAAGTAAATTAGCTACAGATATGGAAGATGTTTTCCGTGGGTCTGCCCGCAACTATTCTTTATCTGAAATTGAAGATTTGAAATCTGTCTTACGGTCCACGGGTGACATGGAATTAGCAGAAGGTCACGAAGCAGCTTTTGGCGCAGCTATTAAGTCCTCCAAGATTGAAGATTTTATTCATGATACTAATGATTTATATTCAAAGATTGACCAATCTTCTGCTTTCTGGGTAGACTACATTTGGGACAGCGATACTGTTTCAGACGATACAGTTCTTGAAATTGCTGATTTCAATATTTATGGTCAGAATATTCAAGAGAGTCTAGTAGCTGTTCAAAATGTTCCTTTGTCAGAAACTAACGTAACACTTATGGGTTTGGCAAAAGGACACCCAACCATAAAAATTCAACTTTCCAATGGCATAGAAGCAATTAAGTTTAAGTCATCTGAAGAAGAATTTGAAGAATTAACAGACGGCTTTACTTCTATGACTTTTGTCGCAAAATGCGGGAAAAATGAATGGAATGGCGAAATTACTCCGCAACTTATTGTCGAAGATTACGAAACGACAAAGGATTACGGATTTTAAACTTGACTCGAGCGTATTTATATGGTATAATATATATATGTTCGGGTTTTTTATTAGAAAAGAGGTGAGAAAATATTGGAATATCCAGGGTCATTACATAATCACACAGATTTTTCTAATTTTAGATTAAGAGACGCAATCTCAACCATTGATGGACTGATTGATTATTCACTTGAATTGGGACAAGAAGTTATTGCTTTCACAGAGCATGAAACATTAGCTAATTCGATTAAGATTGAAGAGTACTATGACAAAATCAAGGCTAATAATCCTAATTTTAAGGTAATTAGAGGAAATGAGATTTACCTTGTCCGCAACGGATTAAACAAAGATAATTTTGATGCGGAAAAAGATAGGTATTTTCATTTTATCCTATTGGCAAAAGACGCTATCGGACATAAGCAATTAAGGGAATTGTCTACTAGGGCGTGGATGCGGTCCTATATGGGCAGAGGAATGAGAAGAGTTCCTACTTATTATAGTGATTTAGAAGATATTGTTAAGGAAAATAGAGGTCACGTAATTGCTTCCACGGCTTGTTTAGGAGGGCAATTACCGCAACTACTTTTAGATTTTAGAAATTCCCGCACCAAAGATAAATACAAAAAGATTATTGATTGGTGCAAGTATATTCAAGGTATTTTTGGAAAAGAAAATTTCTTTTTAGAAATGCAGCCTTCTAATAATGAAGAGCAAATTTATGTCAATACTTGCATTACAAAATTATCTGCGGAATTAGAAATTCCTTATATTATTACGACTGATTCTCATTACATCAAAGAAGAAGAAAAGTTTATTCATAAGGCGTACCTAAAATCTCAAAATGGCGAACGAGAAGTCGATGAATTTTATGATACTACTTATTTAATGGGAACAGAAGAAATTGAAAAGTATTTTTCTTATCTTAGCCAAGAGCAATTAGAGTTAGCTTATTCTAATATTTTGAAAATCAAAAATATGTGCGAGGATTACAGTATTAAGAAACCTCTTAAAATTCCGCAACTGCCATGGAAAGATAGTACAGTCGATTTCCCGCAAGTGAAAGAGTTTGAGAAATATATTCCTAATCTTTCTCTCTTGGATGATTCAGATTTTGAAGGTGATAGGCTTTTAACTAGAATCATTGTCCAAAAGATAAAGGAAGATAAGAGATTACAAACACCAGAATGTTATGCGGAAATTGATGAGGAATTAAAGTCGATTTATGATAGTTCTCTTGTAAACAAAACTCATTGGAGTTCTTATTTTCTAAATCTCCAAAAGATTGTAGATAATATCTGGGAAGCAGGAAGTTTAGTTGGATGCGGTCGAGGGTCTGGTGGCGGATTCTTAATTCTTTATTTGCTAGGCATTACACAAGTTAACCCATCGTGGGAAAAAACAAAAATGTATGCTTGGCGTTTCTTGAATCCCGCTCGTGTTTCGGTATTGGATTAAAATAGATAGTCCCCTTGCGTTGAAAAATGTAAGGAAAAACTCTGAATAACAGGGAAAGTCCTTAGAGCTTTTACTACCAAATATATGAAGAAATTTATATATGGTGTAACTAATCATTACAGTATGGTAAAAAGGTAAAAGATTGGATAATCCTGTGGGATAGCTCTAAATGCAAAGGCACAAGAGAAGCCCGCAACGACTACCAAGGAGTAACCAGAACGGTTAATGGTATAGTCTATTCCCCTAATAAATATCGGGAAACCGAGGGTATAAAAGGTCGATATAGATATTTCAGGACTCAAAAGAGAACAAGTCCTCAACCAGTTCCGCAAAGTCTATGGTCAAGATAGAGTTAGTAATGTTCTTACTCTTGGAACTGAAAAAGCTAAGTCTGCTATTCTAACTGCTGCAAGAGGTCTAGGAATCAACAATGATATTGCTCAATACATCGCTTCTTTAATTCCTAGTGACCGTGGCATTATCCGCACGTTAAAGCAATGTTACTATGGCGACAAAGAAAATGATATGCAGCCAGTTACACCATTTGTGACAGAAATGAATCAATATCCAGAATTATGGAAAGTCGCAAGTAGAATCGAAGGCTTGATTTGTAGAGTTGGAAGTCACGCAGGCGGATTGATTTTCGTAGATGAACCATTTACAGAATCTACTGCTTTAATGAGAACGCCAGACGGCACGGTAGTTACTCAATTCGATTTGCATGATGCGGAAAAAGTTAGCCTAATTAAATATGACTTGCTTAGTATTGAAGCATTGGACAAGATTCAAGTTTGTCTAGAATTACTTGCAAAATATGGATATATTAAAGAATATCCCACCTTACAAGAAACTTATGAGAAGGCTCTTGGAATCTATAATATCAACAGGGATAATCCTGGAATGTGGAAAATGCTTCAAGAACATAAAATTCAATCTATGTTTCAAATGGAGCAAGCAAGCGGAATCCAGGGAATTGATAAAACAAAACCTCATTCAGTAGAAGATTTGTCTGTTTTGAATTCAGTCATTCGTCTTATGGCGCAAGAAAAAAATGGAGAACAACCTATTGATAAATATGCTAGATTTAAGAATGATATTAGTCTTTGGTATAAAGAAATGCAAGAAGCAGGATTGACCGAGCATGAACAAAAATTGTTAGAGCCTATTCTTGGTATTTCTTATGGTATTTGTGAATCGCAAGAAAAAATTATGGTATTGGTTCAAATGCCCGAATGTGGAGGTTTTGACCTAAACTACGCAGATTCATTAAGAAAATCTATAGCTAAGAAAAATCCAGAAGGATTTATTAAATGTGAAGAAGAGTTCTTTAGTAGAGTAAAAGAGAAACATCTAAGCAAGAATCTTTGCAACTATGTATGGGATAAAATATGTGGCTTGCGAGGATATGGTTTTTAATGATGGGAACCCTATATAGTGATATATAGTAAAAAATAGTTTAAAATGCGGGAAACTCCTTAGAGATTTAACAACCAAACAACTATAGTAATATAAGTTGCGGCAAGGGTAATGACCGAGGTAAGGTAAAATCGTTAAATATTGGACAATCCGCAGCGAAATTTCTTATTGTCATTTTTCAATAAAATTTGTTTGCTAATTTTTATATACTATGAGGTGATACATACTATGGGATATAAAAAATTATCAAACGAACAAGAAAAACAACTAGTGCAAGAATATTTGAATGGAGAAACAACTCAAGTTTTAATGCAAAAATATTGCTTTAAAACACACAAATCAATTTTTGACAAGGTTAAGAAATTCTATCCAAACGATTATGCACAAAAAATTAAAGAAGTAAAAGAAAAAAGAAAAACTTATTCATACAAAATGGAAAAAATTCAAAATGAATTTGATGCTTACTTTTTAGGATTACTTCTTACTGACGGTTATGTTAATACTTGTGGAAGAAGAAACCAAGTGGGGATAGATTTAATAGACGAAGATTGTATTAGCTTTTTATCTACTGTCATCGGAAAAAATTATAAGAGGTATTCTTATAAAGAAGAGAATAAGCAAGATAGATACCGTTTAATTTTAGAAGATGAAGATTTTGTTAAAAATTTAGAAAGACTTAGAGTTGTGCCTAGAAAGTCAAAAATATTAAAAGGTCCTAGATTAGAAGAAGATGAAATGAAGTTTATTCCATATATCATAAGAGGAATAATTGATGGGGATGGTACTGTATCTCCAACTAGCTATGATGGACCGCAAGTAAAGATAGTTACTATGTCAAAAGATTTTGTAGATTGGCTTGTAGATGTTTTAACCAATAAAATGTTTTTACAAGATATACACACTCGACAAAATCCAGAAACTTTATTATGGACTGTCGAGACAGCAAATATTTTGAACATTCAAAAAATCATTGCACTTTGTTACAATAAACCATTTGGAATGAATAGAAAATACGAACAATTAAGAAAGACGTTCAGAGACTATAATAGCTGTTCTATTTTATAGAAAAAGGTATAGTCCAGACTACAACAAATATTTTTATATTTGGCTTATGAAAATAAGTGTAGTAAGAATCAATCGCATACTGCGCTCTACTCGCTAATTGGCTTACAGGAAATGAACCTTGCTTATTTCTACCCTACAATTTTTTGGAACTGCGCAAACCTCATTGTTGAATCTGGTGCTATCGAAGGACTAGATGAAAAAACATCTAATTATGGCAAAATTGCGATTGCTGTTAATAAGATTAAAACATTGACAGACACTAAAGTTGCTTTGATTAATATTAATAAATCTGATTATTCTTTTACGCCAGATGCAGAAAACAATATTATTTATTTTGGTCTTGCGGGATTGCAAAGCGTAGGCATTGATACCTGCAAAGAAATTATTTCTAATAGACCATATTCATCAGTCCAAGATTTCCAAGATAAAGTAAATGTAAATAAAACTGCTATGGTAATTCTTATTAAAAGTGGAGCTTTTGACTGCTTTAATGATAGAGAAAAAGTTATGATAGATTACATTAAGTCTATTAGCGGTCAAAAACAAAAAATCACTTTACAAAATCTTAATGCTTTATTTGAAGCTGGCTTGCTCGATGATTTTAAACACGAAAAGCAAACTTTTAATTTCTACAAGGAATTAAAAAAGAATTGTAAGTATAAAACATATTTTGAATTACCACTTAATTCTCCTTACTACAAATTCTATGAGAAATATTTCAATATTGATTTGACAGAGAATGTCAATAATAAAATTTGCATCAATCAGAAAACTATGAAAGAGCAATATGACGCGGAAATTCTCCCTGTAAAAGAGTATCTCCAAGAGAACAAAGAAACTCTATTACGGCAATTAAATGACTTCTTATTCAAACAAGAATGGAATAAATATGCGGGCAGAGGATATGCCGCAGGAGAAATGGAAAGCATTGGTACATATGAACATCCGCACGAGCTAGCAAATGTAGATAAAGAAATGTATGAGATTTCTGATTTTTCGGCATTACCAAAAGTTCCTACTATTGATTTTACCTGCCAATGGCAAGGAAGAACAATCCCTATTTTCAAGATTACGAAAATTATGGGAACAGTCATTGCAAAAGATGATTTACACTCTACTATTTATCTACTAACACCAGATGAACAAGTAGTAGTCATTCGTTTCTCTAAAGACTATTATGCCAGATACAATAAGCGCATAAGCGAACAGATGCGGGATGGAACGAAAAAGGTCAGAGAAGAAAGCTTCTTCAAAAAAGGCACTCTTCTTTTAATAACTGGTTTTAGAAGAGAAGATAATTTCGTTCCAAAAGCATATAAGAGATTAAAGACGCATCAGCTTTTTAAGATTACAGAAGTTTTTGACGATGGAAGAATTAATTTTACTAACGCAAGATGGGGTGACGAAACTGAATAAGAAAGTTATTATTGCAATTTGCGGGAAATCCTCTAGCGGTAAAACTACTTTGGCAAATGATTTGTACTATTATTTTAAAGAATTGGGAGTTAAAGTACATCATATGGTCAGTTTTACCACTAGACCTCCAAGAGCAGGAGAAAAAGAAGGACTGGACTACTGTTTTGTTTCTGATGATATTTTTAAAGTTCTTCAAAAGAATGGTTCTTTTATTGAGTCAACTTGTTTTAATGGATGGTATTATGGCACGGGCAAGTTTTCCGCGCTCGAAAATCATCTAAATATTGGGGTTTTCAATCCTGCGGGAATGGAATCCCTGGCGAAGATGAAAGATGAATTTGTTATTGTACCAATTTATCTAAAGGCTAATTGCTTTACTCGATTATTTAGGTCAATTAAAAGAGAAAAGAAGCTAACAAAAGAAATGCTGCGGAGAATAGTTGTGGACCATTATGATTTTAAGGACTTGTCCGCAAGATTGAAACCTGCGTTTAAAATCCCTCCTCTCGTTTTAGATACGAAAATACCACTAGATATGGTATTCCTTACGGTATCAAGATACTGTAAATTGTGCCTAACTAAAGATTCTGGTGACATTTTTCTATAAAATAAAAAGAACGAATTTTATTTTATATTAGCAATCAAAAATAGAAAGGAGATAAATGCAAGTTATTAAACGTGATGGAAAAATTGTTGCTTTTGATGAACAAAAAATTTCTAATGCGGTAAATAAGGCTTACTCAGAAGTACACGGTAACTCTGATGGCCACTTGGGAAATTCTATTGCTCATTATGTAACCGATAATTTAAAAGCTAAATATGCAAACAAAGATGTAACGGTAGAAGAAATTCAAGACACCGTTGAAGATTGGCTTATCAAGAGCGATGATTTACCTGTTGCAAAAGCCTATATTAGATATAGGTACGAACGTCAGCTTGCCCGCAAGAAAAAGACTGATGACGAACTGATGACAATGGTTGGCGGCACGAATAGCTATTGGGCGACAGAGAACAGTAATAAGAACAGCAAATGGGTCACGGTTCAGCGAGATTATATGGCTGGTATTGTAAGTAAGGACCTTGCCCGCAACTATATTTTCCCAAAAGAGACAATTAAAGCTCATGATGCGGGAATTATTCATATTCACGATATGGATTACGCCGCCCAAAGGACACTTCATAATTGTTCATTACTTAATTTGAATGATATGCTACAGAATGGCACAGTGGTTAATGGTGTACAAATTGACAAGCCACATCGCCTATCTACCGCAATGACTATCGCAACTCAGGTGATTTCCGCTGCGGCTTCCAGTGAATTCGGTGGTTGTACAATTACACTTACACATTTAGCACCATTTGTTAGAGCCAGCCAGGTAAGATTCTATAACAAGTATCTCGATTGGGGATTTTCCGAGGAAGAAGCTCAAGTATTTGCGGAAGAGGACTTAAAGAAAGAAGTCGCTGATGCGGTCCAGACTCTAAATTATCAGCTTAATTCTTTGACTACCACTAATGGTCAAGCACCTTTTGTTTCTATCTTTATGTACATGGGAGAAACAGAAGAATATAAAAAAGAATTAGCAATGCTAATCGAAGAAGTGCTAAAGCAACGTATTTTAGGAATGAAAAATTCTGTGGGCGTATATGTTACAGTTGCGTTTCCTAAGCTACTTTACGTTTTAGAAGAAGATAATATTAGAGAAGGAACTAAATACTGGTATCTAACTGAACTTGCGGCAAAATGTACCGCAAAAAGAATGGTCCCCGATTACATTTCAGAAAAAGTAATGAAGGACCTAAAACTAGCCAAAGGACAGACTAAAGGAAATGGTTCTGTTTACGGCTGCATGGGATGCAGGTCGTTCTTAACCCCAGACCGTTCTGGAAATGGCTGGGATAATATTGCCAAAGCATTAGATTATGATGGCAAACCTAAATACTGGGGTCGGTTAACCAAAATCGTTGAGCCGACCATATAAACCGTGTGAACGTATGATAAAACGGTGTGGCTATAAAGCTGCTAACGGCGAAATCCTTACAGGACAACGCCGTGTCAAGTCGTACATATATAACTACCTAAATTGGAGTACATATATGAATAAAACAATCTATTTAAAACAAAAAGTCTTTAAACGTTTTAAAAATACAAAATATTTTGTATCATTTGATGGAGAGGTTTTCTCTGTCGCTTCTCAAAAAATTCTAAAGCCGTTAATGCGACCAAATGGATACTTGTATATTGATATTATTTTCGCACCTGGTCAAGGACAAAAACACGTACCTATTCATAGAATGGTTGCGGAAACATGGTTAGGTCCATGTCCAGAAGGACTACAGGTTAATCATATCAATGATGATAAAAAAAATAATTCTGCCAATAATTTATATTATGGAACGCAAAGAGAAAATGTTAATGACAGAGTTAAAAATAATCATAATATTGGTCCGTCAAAAATTTTAACAGTTTACGACAAAGAAAAACTAGAAGTTGTAACTTTTTTCCCAGCCAAAGAAATTATCACTTATGCAGGACACACTCAAATTAACGGTGGAGTAAGTAGATGCATGACAAGAAACTGGTTTAAAAAACGTTTTGATGTTATTGAATATAGGTTAGTAAAAAATACGAAAGATGTAACGACTATCGCTGATGAATGTAAGCGAGTAGGTCAGAAATTTATCGCTGACTGAAGCGCACGGCTATGTTAAAGCATAGAAGAAATAGTCTAATCCTCATAGTAATATGAGACAAAAATGTCAACGTTGGTGTCTGTACTATCAATCTGGTTGATGCCGCATTATCCGCAATCAAAGAATCTGATAGCAAAGACCAAAAGGAAATTGAAAAACATTTCTGGAAATTAATGGATGAGCGTACAGAACTTTGCCATACTGTACAAAAAATTCGTGCGGAACGCTTGTCCGCAACAAAAGCAGAAGTTGCTCCTATCCTTTGGATGCACGGAGCATTGGCAAGACTAGACAAAGACGAAACACTTGATAGACTAGTCCATAATGGATATGCAACGTCAAGTCTTGGATATGCTGGTCTTTATGAATGTGTTAAAGCTATTACGGGTGAAAGTCACGCTCACCCAAATGGCAAGGAATTTGCATTGAAAGTCATGCAATATCTTAACGACCAATGCAATAAGTGGAAGCAAGCAGAAAACATTGATTATTCACTCTACGGGAGTCCAATCGAGTCAACAACTTTTAAGTTTGCCAAATGTTTACAAAAACGTTTCGGTAAAATCGAAGGTATCACAGACCGCAGCTTTATTACAAACAGTTGCCACGTTCCCGTTTTTGAAAAAATTAATGCTTTTGATAAGATTAGTTTAGAGGGTGAATTCCAGGCATTATCCCCAGGCGGGTGCATTGTCTACGTAGAGAGCGCAGATATGCACGATAATATTCCTGCACTTGAGAAAGTAATGCAACATATCTATCAAAACACCATGTATGCGGAAATTAATTGCAAGAGTGATTATTGCCAAGAGTGCGGATACGATGGGGAAATTGAATTAAAGTATGATGCGGAAAATGATAAGCATTATTACCAATGCCCTAATTGCGGAAATCTAGATACAGATAAAATGAACATAGCGCGCAGAGTTTGCGGGTATATTTCTACTACAGTACCAAATGAGGGAAGATTAAGTGATATTGCTAATCGCTATGTGCATTTAGATGACCACGATATAGAGGAATAAATAAAATGAAATACGCTCAAATTAGAAAAAGCGATATTTCCAATGGAGAAGGGATTGGTGTTTCCCTATGGACACAAGGTTGTCCGTATCATTGTGCGGGATGCCATAACCAAGACCAATGGGATAGGAATGGAGGTAAAGAACTAACTGACCAAGATATAGAGAATATGTTTATCTATATTAATAAACCCTACATTTCTCGCTTTTCTATTTTGGGCGGTGAACCTTTACTACCAGAAAATATTGTCACTTTATTAAAAATTGTTTTGCGGATAAAAGAAGAAAGACCAGATATTAAAATCTGGGTATGGACAGGTACTACTTTAAAAGACCTTCTTCTTTTATGTAGGTTTGAAGATTGTGAAGATAAAATCTTTGAAAACCAAAAATGGGATGGACAATCAATTAAAGAATTGGTGGAATTATTAAATAATATTGACTATTTAATTGATGGCAGGTTTATCCAAGAGCAAAAAGATTTGTCATTAAAATATCGTGGCAGCAAAAATCAAAAGATTTATGATATGCGGCAAAGCATACAGAGAAAAGCGATTGTATACGCATCGTTTTAATTTTGTTGGGGAGCTATTTTTTAAAAATAGTTCCCCTTTTTTCTTTACAAAAAATAAAAAGTATGATATAATATTTTTGAATAGAAAGGTAGGTGAAAATGGAATTATCTCAATTTGAAATTGACCAGCAACTTTATGACAAAGCCAAAATTGATGAAACAAGAATTGTAGAAGGATTTTCTTCTATCGGGGCATGGTTCAGCACCCATCTTTTTTCAAAATATTATTGTCTCATGTGTCGTGATAAGAAAATTCCCGATGTAACAATTTTCCATTTTAATAATATGCACTATGCCCAAGGGGTAGAAGAAGTAAAAGAGGTTTTGCAGAGCAGAGGAAGAATTCTCGATATTGTTTACGACCATGCGGGAAATGCCTACAAGTGCTGGGTACGTACAAAAGACGATGGAAAACCTAACGTATTCTATCTCTTTGAAAGTGAAAAGATGGTGGTAGAAGTTGAATAATATTATTATCTTTGCTTTTCCAGAATCACAATTTAAAATTTGGTTAACTAGCAATGAGGATGTTCTAGAAGCAGAAGATTTTTGTCTTGCCTTTTTCCCAACTTTAGTAGAAACTCTAAACGATTTTATTGATGGGCGAGAAATCGGCAAAATGATTGTCATTGGTCCGCAAACCTATATTCCGCAAGTATCCAGAAAACTTGCATATGAATTCCCGCAAGTAACAGTCGAAGAGGAAGCAGTTTAATCTATGGTACATTTTTTAATTAAGAATACAGCAGAATATCGCATTGAAACTATTGAAGATGTTAAAAAGTTCCATCAAGAGTTACTTGAACAAGCAGAAGCAGACGGCTATTTCCTAACTAACTTCTCTTGGACTGAAAAGTTTATTAAAGAAAGTAAAGAGATTATTGGCAGCTATTTCCAGGTAAAGGCAACTTTCCAATTCAATGACCTCAAAGAGCCAGATAAGGCTTGGTCAGAAGTCGCTTTTTCAAAAGCTAAAAAATTTGAAACCGAAAATGAAGTAGAAGAAGATACTGACGATTGGGCATAAGTTGGAGAAAATTCAGATTAAATATTTTCCAGGCGCACCAAAACTGGTAAAAACAAATAAAGGTGATTTTATTGACCTTTATACTTACGAGGATATTACTCTAAAGAAATTTGATTTCACCTATATTCCACTTGGAATTGCGGCAAAGCTGCCAGAGGGATATGAAGCAATCATTGTTCCTCGTTCATCTACCTTTAAACGATATGGACTACTTCAAACTAATAGTATTGGTGTAATTGATGAAACATATTGCGGAGACGATGACCAATGGAAAATGCCTGTTTATGCTACTAGAGATATTACAATCTTAAAAGGAACACGCCTTTGTCAATTTAGAATCCAAAAGCACCAACCAGCTCTAGAGTTCGTTGAAGTTGTCCATCTAGGAGATAATAATCGTGGCGGGTTCGGCACTACTGGAAGATAAAAATTAAATAAAAAAAGACCCCTCTTTTTAGAGGGGTTTTTATTAGAGAAAAGAGTTACTTTTGAGGTTACTAGGACTTGACCAGGCGATGAAAACGACTGGATATGTCATATTAGACGATAATAAACTAATTGAGAGCGGAGAATGGACCGTAGACGGCCACAGCAACATTGAAGATAGATTAGTTGCTTTCCAAGAGCAAGTAAAAAATAAATATAAAAAATTTAATTGTGATTGCATTGCTTTTGAAGATATTCAATTACAACTTGGCAATGTAGATACGTTTAAAAAATTAGCTTATTGCCAAGCTATAATTCTTGATTATTGCGGAAAAAACAAAATTCCTTACATGATTTTAGCTCCTTCTCATTGGCGAAAAGTGATTAAAGAAAATTTTGGAATTTCTTTTGGTAAAAAACGCCAAGAGCAAAAAGATATTGCATTAGCTTTTGCGGAAAATCATGCCAACACGAAAATGTCATCCGATAGTGCGGATGCTTATTGTTTAGCTTTGGCCGCAACCATCGAACAGAATAAAAATAAATCTGCTTTTTAATAAGAAAAAGGCTTCCCTCATAAGAGAGAAGCCTTATTTTTTTATCCTGTGATAATACCTAAAAATACATCAAAAGGATTTGCGGTTAATTCGATTCCATAATCTTCTGAATAATCAATTAATTCGGTTAAGGGGTCTTTATTTTCCGCAATTCCTTTGCGCTCATTCCTAGTCTGGACCGCAAGCTCTAGCTGTTCTTTTTCTTCTGCGGAAAAGCCATTATAAAGTTCTTGAATTTCTTCTGTTGTGTATGTCATCTTAACCTCATTTAATAAACTTGTAATAATCGTTTCCGTCATACGAAAAAACAAACATCGTTTTAGTTCCTAACGGAATATCCCACCAAAAAGCCGGGTCATTGTCTCTTCTTACCTCAATTCCCGCAAGCTTATTAATCATAGCGATAGAATGATTCCCCACTAAATTAAAATTACAAACCTTGTTGCCATTGGAATCGAAAGCAATATTAAAACCTTTTTCACTAGACCAATAAGCCGAGTTTTTAATTTCATCTTTATTTGAAATTTCAACTACAGTTGTTCCATTTTCTTCTGTGGTTGTAATTACATTCATTATATTCTCTTTTCTTTGAAATCTTTTTCTTAAAAATATTATACCACTTTTAGCTTTCAAAGTCAAGATGTTATAAAAAAATGCCCCTCTAAAAAATAGAGGGGTTCTTTTTATTTAATTTGAGTAATATACCCGTTATCATCTGTGGCAACGGTGATATTACCAGTTAAAAGTTTGCCTTCTTCATCGAAAGCACAAATTTTATCTGCTCCGACTTCATACAAACCATTTTGTAAACGTGTTCCATCACTATTGAAGTAATACCAAGCGTCTCTACCGTCTCCATTGTCGTGATACCAGCCTATGACCATGCGACCAGTTTCATCAAGGAAATAGCTTTTACCATTGTAATCTACCCAGCCAGTAGCCATACGACCATCTGATTTTAATAGATACCAACCACTGTTATAGGAAATCCACTTGTCATAAACTAATGCGCCAGTTTCATCAAAATACCACCAGTATTTTTCAGAACCTTCCCACGCAGCATGAACCCAACCAGTAAGCATCCAACCAGATTCATTAAAGTAATACCACTTTGTACCTACACGATACCAGCCAACAGCATATTCACTTGCGGATTCTCCTGTTTGATACCACCAAGAGCCTTTGCCATCTGTATGCCAGCCAACTTGAGAAGTTGAGCGTGAGCCAGTCATGACCTCGTACCAATAGCAAACTCTCTCCATATAGTGAGCATTTTGAGAGCCAGCAATTTCACCTGGGCAAGCAGTTGCAACAATCTGTTTGTGCGGACGAACATTGCCGCCCCAGTTTGGATAACCAAGATTATATTTAATCAAGAGAGCAGCAACAAGATGCGCGCCGCTCTCTAGAGTTGCTTCCGCAATAGTCCAAGGGTTAGAGTTATTATTAGCGTGTTCAATAGAGATAGATTCGCAATTTGCGGTCCATCGTCCACACGCCCATGCAGTATTAGATTCTAGTACGTGCTGGGTAACTGTACCATTGGCATCAACTGAATAATGGGCAGATTGAGCTTGCATATTATCCCACATACGAGTAATAGCGGCACCAGTTAGTCCAATAGCAGCTTCGTGATGAACTACAATGTAACGAACGCTGTGTCCATCACGACCACTTGAATAAGCAGAGGTAGGGATATATTCATCGGCTGTAATATTACCAGACCAATCCATAAAACCTCCCTTATTCCTTAGCAGCAGAACTGATAATGTTTTTAAATGCTTCGTACATACCAGTAGAAGTAAGACCGCTCATAAGACCAGTGACAACAGTTTCAAGAGTTACTGCTTGTCCTGCGGTCATAGCTGCGATAATGGCGCAAACCACACCAAGGACCGCAACGATAAGAGGGATGAAACGATTAACGGTTTCTGCGGGAACTAGATTCTTAATAATGTAACCAACACAAAGGCAAATAATGACAATGCTAGGTGCTAGGTAGGTAGAAACAATAGATAAGTCAAACATATTTTCTCCTTTTCTTTAGGCTTTATCTTTAGAAAGATATTTCGCAATAGTTTCATTTAGTTCAGAAATTTTATTCATATAGAAAATTTGAGATTCCTTAAACTCTTTTTGTAGATTGTTAAATTTATTTTCTAAATCTCTAAGTTTTAGATAGCCATTTTCCGCAAAATCTTGTCTATCAAGAGCTTTTTGCTTTTCTGCGGCAAATTGCTCTAATTCTTGTTTTGTAAAAGGAATATAGCGCATAATCTTTTCGTATTCATCATATTCATCATGCCCTTGAACGCCTTCTTCGTCTAAGACGAAACGAAGCTCAATTCCCTTTACTTCTTTTCCCGTCTTGTCTTTATCAATAAATTCAAAAACGCCATTTTGGTCATCAATTACTTTTACATAATCAGATTTTCCATCTTTATATTCTGGTCGAAACTCTGTATCATCTTCAAAATGGAATACTACAACCTCATAATGGAATTTTTGAGGTTTAGAAGCAACAGCTTCATGATGCTTCAATAAAATTTTATCTTCTTGAAGTTTTCCTTTTTCTAGGTCAACTTCTGATTCTTTTAATTCTTTTCCCTTTAAATCCAAAATCCTCATTTTTTTATTCCTCTCGAAGGTAAATTGCTTTCATAGATTGATTATCCTCAAGTCTAACAAAAAATTGCGGGAAAAGCCTAACATTGTCAGCTTTAACTGGTTGATAATGCCATTTTCTCGCTAACTTTTTATCTTTATTGAGAGTCCTATACCTCATGATAATTTTAGTATTATTATCAAATCTTTTAAGTTTATCGACTAATTCGGATTCATTTTTGATGTCAGAATAAATAAAGGATTCGTCATTATTGTTTTCAAAATAAGCTTGTTTTGAATGACTTACCCCATAATAATCATCAGAAGAAGTTGGACTAATTCCATACTGCATTTGAAAAAAATGATTAGGGACTTTATCAAATTCTATATAAGCATAAGGATTGTCCGCATTTATGACGGATAAAGAAGTTTTTTCTTCTTTTGCGGTCAAATCTTTAGAAGGCATGATAAAAGGTTCGCTATAAGTCCATGGACCAGCTTCACCGTATTTTCCTTTAACCGCCACTCTAATTCTACCAGGTAGATTATAGGCATCCTCTGATATTACTCCAACAATCGTTTCAATTGGAATTTTTATATCATTTGTAGAATAATCTGGAAGAGAGGAGAAAGAAGAATTAGCCGCATTAGTAGAAATTTCTACAAAATAAGTAGGAATAGGACCGAAAGAATTAGAATCTTGAAAAGTAAATCTCAAGCTATCTTTTTCTGGTACATCTTTTCTAGTTAAATTTGTAACAGGATTAATAGGGGGTAATACTGCCCCAATAGCAGGAACGGTAATTTCAAAATTTTGTGTTACGGGAAAATCTCTTGTTGCTGCTTCTACAAGAGTGTTTCGAAAAGTAATTTTTTTATCAACATTTTCCCTGGGGATATAAAAAGTATTTGGACCCGCTTCACCGCACACGTAAGGTTCTTCATAGTTTCCTGCTGGAATTGAGCAAGTGAGCTTTTGGACATTTAATGCGGGATTTGAGTTAAAAACTTTTTGCTGTGGGTTAACAGGGGCAAGCATAAATTCTACTTCTCGAGAAGGCTTATTATTTTTTGAGACAAGCACTTTTTGAGAGACTGTAAATTTTGTAGCGTTCTCTGTAAGTTCAATATTGTAAGTAAAAATTCCCCAATAATCAAAATTCTCAGAGGAATAATGTAATCTAGCACCTAATGACATATCCACCTCCTTTTTTCTCTATATAAAATAAAAGAGGGCAAACTAGATTTTATCTAATTTGCCCATCATTTTAATCTATGGTTCAATAGCAAGCTTCTCTTCTATCTTCTTTAATTTTTCTTCTAACTTTTGAAAATTAAGCTTAGCTTGGTCTAACTGAATTTGCAATTCTCCATTTAATCTGGCTAACTCCAAAAGGCTCTTTTGAAAATCATTAAATTCACTATACTTGGTATAATCAAATCCCTCATTGGGGTTGCTAAGGACCTTTACATTAAAGCTAGAAGTAGAACAAACTGAAATATCATCTACAAGGTCAATACAGCAAATGACGTCGCCTTCAACTAACATGGCTTTTGGATATTTGAATTCCCACTCAGTTTTTTCTTCATTAAGTGGAATGAATACATTATACCCTCTAATATTAGTTTGCAGATGCTTCCAATTAAGGTAAAGCATAGTGCCTGTTGCCATTTGTTTGAGCGTTTCTTGCTCTAGCTTGACAATAATTGAACGACCGTTCACGTTGCCCGCACCCGCTACTATAGGCTCATCAAAGTGCTGGTCAAGAGATTTAAGGTGAATTATGGTTGATTTCAAATTGCGGTCTTTCATGTTTTAATTCACCTCTTCTGGCTTGGTTAAGATAGCTCTCGGGAGCTGCCTTAATTCTTTCATTAGTCCTTCGATAAAAGTATTGCCGCCAGCGTTAGTATAATACATATAAGCTCTCTCTAGCGACTGTAAACTTAAATCGTCTATTGCTTTTATTTTATAGCAAAAATAATGATGCTTGTCAATAATTTGACTTCTTGCTTCATCTTGAAGTCGTGCTAAAGTAATTGAATCTGTAGCCTGAAGTTGTTTGATATTTTGCTCTTGGCGGTCTAGTTTGAAATTAATTTCATCAAACCTAGTATCAATAGAATTTTTTAATTCATCAATACTTTTTTGCAATAAATCAAGTTCTCTTTGGTTTTTCTCTTTTTCATCTTCAACTCTAAAATATTTCTTTAATTTATCTTTAAAATAATCAATTACTTCACTAATAGCTTTTGCCGCAAAAACAAAAGTAAAAAGTATTAATAATAGAGTTGGGAGAGAATAATTATTTAATAAAAAATCAATTTGCGCCATTGGAAACTAATCCCTCCTAAGATACTCGATACCAAACATTAACTGTTATATACGCTGGCATATTATTGTGCGGCTTGCTGCCACCTGCTGTAGACAAATTGTCTGTTTCCCACATATAGCTATTAGCTGACCTTGCGGACCAATTATAGTTACCATCAACCCAGTTTGTACCGCAGCCAAAATTCAAAGTGTGTTTGTGAGCGGGTAATTCTTCAACTGTTAAGGTATGTTCAGCTTCTCCACCCTTAACCTTTGTTTCACCATCAGTACAATAGAAAAAACTTTCTTTGATTTTTACCCAGTTGCCACCAAATACCGAAGCTGGATTTATTGAATTAACGCATAAATAAAAACTACCAACAGGACGTAAATACTCATTTAATTTATATGCTGCCATAATTATGCTGTCCTATACCATGCGTGACAAGTAATATAAGGCGGCATATTGTTGTGAGGTTTATCACCACCGCTTGGATTGGTTTCTTTTACGTAGTCGGGGTACATATTAGTTGACTTTGCGGTAAACTGATACGCACCACCCCAGTCAGAACCCCATGGATAGCTGATATGGTGAGTGTGAGAAGGCATTTCTTCAACTGTTAGCTTATGCTCATTTTCACCACCAGTTACGAGAGTTTGCCCTTCTGTCGCATACAAAAATCTATCTTTAATTTGAATCCAAGTACCGCCAATAAGTTGTGCGGGAGTGCTTGTTTCATTCATCGAAAGAAAAATACTTCCTACGGGATATGCCGCATCTAAAAGATTAACCCATCTTGACATTATCCCACCACCTATACCTTAACCCAGATTTTAACACTATTCTGAGTAGGCTCATTTGGACCTACATAGACAGTACCAACGGAATCATCCAGTTTTTCAAAAGTTACTGCTTTATCAACTAAATGGCTATTTGACACTGTATTATTTTGTAAACTCAAGCTTAAAGCTACATTAGTTTGAGTCGTATTAAGAGAAACAGAACCAGTAACATTGCCAACAACAGAAATAGTTTTATTAAGTTTCTCTGCTAAAGTAGCTTGTGTTGCACTGCCAATTAAATTACCAGTAAAATTAGTCGCATAAACGTTCTTATATTGTTTTGCGGCAGTTCCTAGATTCCAAACACCATTAATAGTTGGCTCGATGTTAGTAGAATTAAATGTTCCAAGCATAGTGCCGCCAGATGTAGCTAATGCTCCGATATTATCTGGGGTAATATTTACTTGACCAGTTCTATAAGAGGTTTCTTGTAACCCCTTAACTCCCGTAACTTCTCCCGCAACTTGCCAAGTGCCATCACCACGTAAGAATTTTAGCCTATCTACTACTCTTGGTTGCGGGACAATACCAGCCTTACCGTCTTGTGAAACAGTAGCACCTTCCATAGCAGGGGCAAAACTATCTGTAAACTTTGCATCGGCAGGAACGCTTTTATCAATAGTAAAATTACAAGCAGTAAGTACACCATTTTGAATATAAGCAGGACGATTAGAAGCTCCAATAGTAAGAGTAAAAGGAGTTGCTTCACCATCTTTCAAATAAATTGGTCTACCATCTGCTCCGACTGTAGTAGTACCGAGCTTTGCGGCAGTCCCCGCACGATATTCCTGGTAGCCTTGCTCTGTATTTAATTTAGTTTCATCTACAACTAAATACATAACTTTTGTATCAGCTTGGAAAATGGTGTCGCCGTTTTGAGCCTTGTCTTTTGTAAGTTTTAGTCGCTGGTCTTTATTGACGACTGTAATCATGTTTTCAACAGCAGATTTAGGAATTGCGGACAAAGGAAGGACACCAGTCACCGCAGAAGCATCAATTTGTGGCAAAGTAATTGTAATATCAGTTTCGCCATTAAAATTAGCTTTTCCCGGAGCAGCATTTTCTCCTGCCTTTACGCTAATCATTCTAGCTGTTTCTAATTTTCTTGCGCTAGTGGCTACGCCCTGTAAATTGCCAATGAGATTACCTTCTAGTGCCTGTCCAAAAGTAACTCTATCATTAAAATGTATAGGACCAGTTACCACTTGTTTCTTCGTGCTGTCTAAATCTAATTTCTTCTTGTCTAAAACAGATAATGCCTTTGGGGTAGATGCGGTAACACCAGTCGCCGCATCTAAAGTTTCATCAATCGTATCAGAAAGAAGAACATCACCATATACCGTGGAAGTAGCGTCTGGTGCTTCATAGATAGGTTTATAGGTTTGAGTAGTTGGGTCATAAACCTTAGCTACAAAATTGAGCAATTTTGCTCTGCTATTAGGATTACCTTTTGGCATAAACGCTATCCTCCTTTATTCTCCTAGTGCTTTACACACTAAATCTATAATAGCTTCTTGCGGCAAATCTTTAAGAATATTTACTGTTACAGATGTACCGACATTTGAATCAAATTCTAAAATTCCTGTATCTGGTACGCAAAAAGTGGAAATCCCTGTATTAGTTGTGATTTTTACATCTGGGGATAATTCTGTTTTTATAATTGCAATAGGCGGTTTTTTAGGAATCTGTATTCCAATGTGAACATATTCATTTGCACTACCGCCGACCTTAAAAGAACAGCCTGCGGAAAATGGTCCTTTTTGCTGAATTAATTTCATCAGACACTCCTAGTTCCAGAGCGTATAATTCAAAGACCAGAATTTTGGCATAGCATTTTCCGCGACTTCTGTTTGCTCATATTTAAAAAGCATACCTTTAGGACTAAGTAATTTTGTGCTTTCTTGGCTTACTTCGTCTTTATTCAAAAGCATTACTTCTCGACTACCTGTGTCCGCAATAGTGCCAAGGAAGAACCATTTTTCCTTATTATAATCAAAGGCATAAAATTCTTTTGCGCTTTTCTCTCCGCCATTAGGACTAAAGGTAATAATCTTCTGCTTAGTGTTTTCGCCGCCAGGAATATTAGCTTCTCCTGTTAAACCATTTGGATATTTAAAATTCAAATAATCCAAAATAGTACTTTTGCCAGAAGCCGTAACATCTGATTGAGTAACATTAAAGCCAATAAGAATACCGTGTTGGTCTTTCACCGTCCCATAATCACGCCAATAGACAGTAGAGCCATAATCGGGAACACTTGGATTGAAGCTACGGACAATATTATTATTTATCCAATTGCTTGCATTAGTTCCTGTTGGATATGTAACTACACCTTGATTTGTAATAGGTCTATGGTCTGGTGCGCTAAATAGCACCAATAGATGGAAATCACTTGGGCGAACACACATATCTTGAATATGGTTAATAGAATCACCAATAGGTGTAGATTGGGTTTCTGTATTATACTTAACTCTAATATGCTTATCTTGTGTAATGTCAGAAGCTAGTTGGACTGACTCAATAGTTTTAAGTTTATAGGCGGTTTCTTTGCCGAGATTCTTTACGGTTAAGACTTCGCCAGTATTAAATCTAAAAGAAACTGTGCCGTCTACGCTAGTTTCCGCAGAAGTGATAACCTTTAATTTAGCAGAAGAAGCAATCTCACCGGTAGTGTGATTAACTGTAATGTCGCCAGTTTGCTCATTGATGGTAATATCTTTTACCCAGTCAAGCGTTTTTTCATATTTTGTTGAATCATTAAAATTAAATTCAAAATGACCAGTTTCAGTATTTAGAGCAACGTCTTTAACCCATTTAACTCTTTTGGGGTCTGTGACAACGCCATTTGCGGGCAAAGCTCCACCATTAGTTCCCGCATAAGTATAAGTAATTGTACCGTCTGTTTTATCAATTTGAATATCTTTAATCCACGTCAAATCAAATACGGCATCGTCGTCATGATTATTATATTTTACAGTAAAGCGTCCACCTTGATTGCCATTACCAGTAGTTAAGCTAATCTGTTTAATCCACTTTATCTTATTAGTAAAAGTAGAATCTGAATTGTGGGTATATCCAATAGTAAGAGTTCCGTCTTCTGCAACTTCAACATCATCAATGATATTAAAATCGCCAAGATAAATCATTTTTGGCTCTGGATTAATTATGTCATCATAAGAATAGTAGTCAAAAACAATAATCTTGCGGGAATTGGCAATGTCATCTTGCATACCGTCATATCCTGCATTTCCAAAAGTCACTTTACCAGTTTGTTTATTTACCGTAAGTGCTTCTGGAGCATAAATAGTGTCAAGTGCAGTTGGAACGATTACACGCATTTTCCGCAGCGTATCGCCCTTAATACCTTTTGGAATACCGAAATCCCATTTTTCGTAATAAGGATGCGTTAAATCATCAACTCTCTTAATATTAGTCGCATCTTGCTTTAAGTTGCCAGCTTCATCATATTGAGAGACTTGATGGACCGCATAATCAATAACCGTGTAAGGGAAAGACATTCCGACATAAAACCAACTGTCAGAAGTCGTATTATCTTTTCTGATATTAACCCAAGTGTACTTAATAGTATCATTATATTTGGTGATACCATTATCAACGTATTTACCAGGGACAATGCCATGATTGACTTTATCTTCTAAGTCAAAGACCGCAGGAGTACCAGTTCCCTCTGATACAATATAATTTCCATCGCTATCTTTTCCAGTAGGGAATTTGCGAGTTGAATTTGCGGGAAGTGCTTCTTGTCCTTTCTTTTGGACTGAAGCAACGCTATCTAGCTGGGTATAAGGTGTGCCAGAAGAAGCACCTACAATTTGACCAAGGTAAATTGCTCCACCATTTGAGTTTTGAGAATCCATGCCACGGCGATATAATTTACCATTATCTTTATCATTTTTATTTGGTGTATCAATTAAGCAATATTCATTGTACCAAACATCTTTGTAAGCAGAACCTTGTTTAAAAGAAGCAATCATGTCTGCAACAGAGCTAAAACGCCCTTTTAAAACAAAGGAAACGCCTGGTTTCCCTCCATAAAGACTATCCACGATTTCCTCCTTTAAATCTGTTCATTGTCATAAGTATAATCAAGCGTCCAATTATCTTCATAATGATTATTTTCCGCAACTATTCCAATAGAAGTGACTGGAATTACATCACATTCATAATATCCACTTGGACCAATTCTAATTTCTTCTCCATTAATTGCCATTAGCAAACCTGGGTGACTATTCACGCCGATGCGGGATAAGGTAACACCTGTTCTAATAGTATCAATGAGATTATTAATAGAATAAAGTTTAATTTGACCATTATCCTTAGAGATTTTTGAAATGTCAATGTATCGTCCGTATTCAACGCCAGAAGCTGTTGTATGCTGAATAGAATAATCCTCTGCGGAACGTTCAAGTTCAATCAGAATACTTGTAAAGCCATCTTCTAGCGGGGTAAAAACAATTTCAAAGTCACTATAATTAGTATTTTCTCCTTGTCGCCAAGAAGCAACAATTTGAGATAAATTAACCTTGTCCGTTGGAATATAGGTTTGAGTACCAGTACCTAAATAAAATTTCACTTGATTGTTGTCTAGTTTTTGAATATAGAGTTTATCTTGTTCAGTAACTACTCCTGCTCTGTATTCCAATGGAATCATAGATAAAATTTTTTCATCGGTTGTTTCATACAGCGCAATATTAAAGACGTTTTCCGCAGTGCCACCACGCGAAATGGACATTTGTCGCAAAAATTGATAATACTGAATTTGATTATTTTGTTTTTTCACAAGTTTAATATTCAAATTAAAATCATAATTCATATCTTGCGGTATAGCAATATAAAAATAATAGCTTTTATCTTTTTCAAAAACTCCCTGCGAAGGAGTCACCAATACATCTTTAAAGTTGGTAGCGATGCTGGTTTCATTATTTGTTAAATTAGTTGATTGATAGCTTAAAACAGGGGTTAGTTCTGAAATGCAATTTCGCCCTGTGTAGCGTAACTGTCCTACTTGGAAAGACATTACCCCTCCTTTTTTCTCTTTTTATCTATTTAAATATAAAAAAATGAGCAAAGCCTTTTTACGACTTTGCCCATTATAAATTTACATTTTATCTATACATTGATTGCAAGATATATTCATTTGACCACTCGCGCCAAAAGAGAAAGAGAAAGATTTTATAACATAATCTCCATAAGTATTAGTAGTTGAATCACTAACTGTAATTCTTGTATTAGGAGTCAAGTAAAAAATTGGAACAGTAGTTAAAGATAATACTTTTTGATAGGTTGTATACGTCCAAAGCTGCGTCTTGACCGCATCAAAAGCACTATTCTTATATCCTCCCGTCCAAAAATTAGAATAAATATCCCCTCTTACTTGCGAGTAAGGTTGCCCCATTTTGATAGCTTCTTGACGATTTTCTACAATTTTATCATCGTCAGCATTTAACCAGATTACATTTGGAATTTCTGGTTGAAAAAGGCAATTTATATCTTGATTTACTAATACTTCTGTCCTTCTGCCGATGTTCTGAACGGAATATTGTCCAAGACCAGACGTGCTGGGTTCAATAAAATCAAGATAATAATTTCCATCAGCTAAAGTTTGCGGATGTAAGGTTTGTTCCTCTTCTTGCCCATAGAACTTTTGATTTTCTAAGTCGTAAATCTGCGGCCAAAAGGCATCTAATTCTTCAAAATAAAAATCTACATCAATCTTTAATTGTTTATTTTGATTATAGATTGGTTCTATCCAGTCGGTATTTGTGGTGTCAGAACGTACGAGATTAGTAAAAAATCTGCCTTGGTCTGTTCCCTTGTTCTTTGCCAAAAGTCCTTGCAAATACATTTCTGTTCGCCAGTCTTTTGTAATATAACCTGGTCCGCCAACGGGATAATACTTAATAGGAGTAATCTCTTTATAAGCATTATTATTCCAAAAGAAGAAAGAGTTAGTATCTGCGGTTCTGTAAATTAAATTAAAATTACCTGGATTTGGTAAAACCGTTTTTGTGGGAACAACTTGCGGGAAAGCGAGTCGAGTTAATCCAGACAATTCTTCTTTATATACCAGCAAATCTTTGTAAGCATTTCCCGCAATCGGCTTTTTGTCAATCGCAAGATGATACATTACATTAATTTTCTGATTATTTCCTGTACCTTCTCTTGTCCCTTGGATAACATAATCATTCCTAATGTTTTGGTATTGTGGAGTAGAAGAAACGGCAATCAAGTTTTTCTTGTTTGAAAAAGTGTATGAGCTTTTTTGGACGGTATTATCCACTAAATAGTCAAACCTTTTCATATCATCTAAAACAATTTTTGCCTGAGTAGTATTTAGATAATTTTTAATTTCTCTAAAATGGAAAATGCCATATTCGTCATAGAAGTATTCATAATTGCCGAGGTAATTCTTAATTTTTTCTAAAGCGTCTACAATAGTTTGATTAGCGTTCATCGTCAAATCTTGGTCAAAAACAAAATCGTTATAGATATATCCAATGTCCGCATTTGTCGGATAAGTTAAAATACCATTCATGTTTGCGGGTTTTTCTGTCATTGCTTCAAAATAGATATAACCAGTATCATTTCCTCGCCGTTTTAAATAAAGCGGTTCTTCACCCATCCATTTTTGAATTTTCCTAATTCTCAAAGGAACATCTTCAATGACAATATTATTAAGTGGCTCTCCCCCATAATGGTGGACCAACTCTTGAATAATATTAAAAATTAAAACTTTTTCAGAAATATAATCACCAGAAGCAGATTGAGTGTCTACAGAGTCCAAAATAACCGTAGAGGGGAATTTCCCGCCAATTTCACCGTTTAATCCGCACATTTTATCTTTCAAAGTTAGACTAATTGAAAGACCAGAGCTAACACTAGAATTTACCGCGGCAGATGAAATATAGAATACACCTTTTGGAAACCACAAGATAGGATAATCTTCATAAAACTTACTGTAGTTTTTAATACCAATCTCTAAAAAGACTTTTTTATTAATAGCAAAATCATTCTTGAAATCATCGGAATTGTACTCACCACTATTTAAGCTTGCTTGTAATGAACAAGAATTCCTTACAGAAGAAGAGCCATCGCTAGTAAAAGTACCCGAGGTGAGTTCCCCTTGAATTTCCTTCAAGGGGTCCTCATTCCAATTTAATAAAGTAATTCTCGTATATTGCTTTTTATTTAAAAAGTTGTCAATTTCAGATAAGAAATTTAATTTAGACTGCTTATCATTTAGGCTCTCGTCACTTTCGCCCAATAGGTAAGGATAAAATTTTCTCATATAATATCCTCCTTATAGATAGCTAGATTGAATAACAGAGCCATAATAATTAATTTGCCCTTGTACGGGAACGCAAGCTAAACCAACTTTTTCCGTAGAAGTATTAGGCGCAACATTAGTTTCATCTATATTCAATTCTTTGAACTGATACCATTTTCCATCTTCAAAGTAAACCCTAAAAGCACCGTCAACTTTATAAACAGTATTCCTCATAGGATTTTGAATATCTGCTACAGTCTCATAATTCGTAGCAGTATCTAAGCAAACTTCATTTTCACCTAAATACATTTGTCTTTCCAATGGCTTAATAGAAACTCTTACACCCTCGAAAGCAATATTAGAAATCTCAAAATTCTTGAGCAAGTGCAAAATCCCAGTTTCACCAATCAAATATTGCTTTTCCTCGTTGTCTTTATAAGTAATCTTACAAAGTGCGTATGGAGTGACTTCTAAGGAAATACCTTTCCAATACTGCATATATTGAATATGCCCACGAGAACTCACAAAATTGTATTTTGATTTAATATCTTTACTAAGATATTTTCCAGGTGCAAAAATACCAGCATATTGTCCAAGGATGATGCGGTCAATGGAGCTGCCAGAAATAACTGTGTTTGCATTATTCTTCTCATTGTAGCAAAGAGTATATTCCAAAGTCACAACGTCACCAATATGATTGAAAGATAAAGAGTAGACATCAAAACTATCTGGAATCTGATAATATCCTCGCTCATTTACAAAAATAGTTGTTTGAGATTCGGCATTTGCAATGTTAAAGGTATAGCCAGAAACTACCTGCTTTGGGTCTACAATTCCCGCATCTAAATTATTATTATTCACCCATTGTGGCGTACCGTCTGAATCAAAATAATAAAGATTTGGTTTACTCTGGAAATACAATTTTACGTTTTTAATGTACAGGTCATCTGGCTTTTTTCTAGAAAGAATATTCTTTTTATCATAAAGACCAGTCTCGCCATTCAGATTTGACTTTCCATATTTAATTTGTAAGTCAGAAAAAAGAAGATTCCTAATGTCATTTTTATTTTCAACAACAAAATTATACATCTGACCAAGTTTAACAACTTTTAATGATTCATCGTCGCCACCTGCGGAAATACCATTGATGTTATTAAGATTGGTCTTTTGGACTGGATAAATATTAAGTTCATCTAGTTTTTGTAATGAATTTCCATCTTCAATTTCATACATCGTTGCGGAAAAATCATATGTGATTCTATTGCGCTTTTGGGTGGGTTGCAGAGAAACGTCCGCAATCATAACAACCATTGCGCCCTCGGTAGAAGAACGATACAACTTTGGCTCACCATTATTTAACCAAGAGAGCAAAGATTCCCTAAATTCTCTTTCCCACAAATAGTCGTTGTATGTGGTAGTCAGATAATTATTTTCAGTAATGCTTGTATCTTTATCTGTATGTTGAGCAAAGTCCGCATATTTTTTGTAATTCTTAAAATCATTTCTGACTAATTCATCAATTCTATCATCATCTGGGGTAGTCTCTACTTTATCGCCCTTGCCCGCATCTGCTAAAATGGACTTGCTAGGATGCTCTTTATAATGTTTGTAGTATTCTTCTAATTCATTTGTCTTAAAAACAGACTTCTTAGAAATAAATTTTTGATAAGCATCTGCTTCTGCGGAAAGAGTGCCAGAAATGGAGAATTGTTTATAATTTAAGACAGCATTTTCTGTAAACTTTGGGAATTTGCCACCAAGAGTATCAATCTTAACTCTATTAACTACAGGTTTCATTGAAGAAATATTGTAATTGTATTTAATATTGTATTGCTGTTGTCCAGATGACAAAATAGCATCTTCAAAATTCGGCATAATGATGCGGGAATAGAAAACCTGGGTAATTGCACCAGCCGTATTTGCATATTGTGCAGAATACTTATACCAAACTAAGCTAGAAGCCGTATTGTCTTTAATAGAAATGTCAATTGTGCCATTGACCTTTTCAGAGTGAATTAATTCAGCCTTCTTGAAATTGTCTACACTTGATAATCTTTTTACATAGATAATTCCGCCGACAATACTAGCGGAGTTCTTAATCCTAATATTTACAATTCCCAGTTCATTGTCAACTTCTTCTTGGAATACTGGAGCAAAACCAACATCATTCAAGAAGTCGTTTAATACGATTGAATAATCTTTAATTAAGACATATTGATTTTTAGTAGTTGCAGTAATTCTAATAATAAATTTAGAATTTTCTGTAGTGTCAATGGTTTGCAAATCAATATTGTAATTAATATCATTCGGGTCAAGAGTATTATTTGTATAAATAGTCGGATTATCTTGGACCATAGTGGACTTATCTTCAGAAAAAACTTGCACTTTATAAGATTGCAAAGTTTCTGTTTCTAAAATACTCATATCTCCAAAGTACATACCACCAATAATAGGGATAATACCTTTGTTAAAAGCCGTAGCCTTTTCCGCACTAGAATTATCTAAAGTTTTTATTCTCAAATGCGGTTCAAGAATAGGTTTGATTAAACAGACAGAACTCCACTCAGAAAAATACCCTTGATAATTTAATAAATAATTATTTTTCTCATTTGCGGACATAGTGAAAAAAGAAAAACTAGAGTCACCATCGAAATTATCAAATCGTAATTGAACTTTATAGAATTGATTAATTTCAAACTGTTTAGACTGAATTGCCGCAACAGGAATTACAACATAATACATATTCTTCTTAGAATCAAATTTTAAGTCTGAAAAAATAATTCCGCTAGAATCGCTCAAAACATTCTCATTAGTATTTTGATTTACTACTGAGATATGAACTCTTTTTACATCAGAAGAAGAATTATAAGAAGAAATGGTGAAATATATTACAGCATCTTGATTATAAATAAAAGCATTTGAGAAAGTGGGGAGAACAGGAGGATATAATGTATTTACAGCAGTTGCCATTTATATTCCTCCTATTTCTCTCCGTAGGTATCGTGGTTTGTGTGGCCCGTGTCAATCCATAAGCCAATGTGTTTATTTGTCGGTTGGTCTACTCCAACAAAAACAAAAGTATTTTCTTTCATAAAAGACATATAGTTGTCAAAAAATTGCTCTAGAGAAAAATTCCCCATACCGATTCTCGTATCAACAACATCAGCGAAAGAAGCTCCAAAATCATAAAATGTTCCAAGAGTATTGTCGTCTTGTTTTACAGATATTTGTTTAACAAGATTTTTTCTAGCCATTAATAACCTCCTTGTCCTCGTCTATGCCATCCTCTACTTCTTGCGGGGCAGCGGAAGCAAGGAGGGATGCAGCAAGTTCCTGTCTTGCCGCATCCTTAACATCTAACATAACAGAGTTTAAAACATTTTCCATCAATGACGCAGGAATTTGATTCTGCCCCATTAAATTTCCAATATAGTTTTTTACTGTAGCCAAAACTCTAATTTGTAACTCTAAATCATTCATTTTATCTCCTTTTTACTATTCTAAGCGGGACCACCTGTGTAGAGGTCGCTAAGTTTAGCGGTTCTCTTAACGTGAGTAATATCTCCAACGGCACTATTATAAGTATCCCAATCGACAAGACCATAAGTGTTAGAAACATTGACAGACTTGTGAGTGTGCGCCCTATAAGTATTCCAAGGCGTGTAATTGCTGTATACCCAGTTTTGAGTAGCATAATTCTGATTTGCAGTCCAAGAGGTCGCATTATTGTATGCACGGTTAGCCGCATTATCTGCATATCTTTCTGTTGCGGTAACTGCCCAATGGTTATCAACGTCTGTGCGCAGATTGTTAATTTTATTATAAAAATTAGCTAATTCCGCATAAATAGCTTTAAGGTGATTATATACACTATCATAGCCGCTATAACCACTAAAAGCATACGTCTTTGCAAATTTGAAGTCATTTCCCGCAACGAAACTACCATTGGCAGAACGAATATCCCAACCAGCCATAATACTGGTCCAATAGTCTACTCCCTTGGTAGAATCATGCGAGTTAATAACTCCTGGAACATAAATTGAATTAGGGTTAAAAATACCAGATGTGCTAATACCACTAAAGCCGTGATATAATTCATTTGTAGATTTCATAGTTCCATTTGGACTTGATAATATCCATGAAGAAGCACTACCACCAGTTTGCGGCAAAAGTCGTAAATAAACGCCATCATCAATAGAATTAGAAGATGGAGAATAAGCGTCAATTTGTACGCCATCTGGTGAGCCGTGACTTTCTAAATGTAAAATACCACGATTAGACTTAACAAGTAAACCTTCTCCCCAGATATTTGAAATTAATCCAGGTCCATACTTAAAGTCTAATCCCGCTCTTGAAACTCCATTTTCATTTTGCCTTGCGGTATATCCCTCATTAGAAGTTTTAATTTCAGTATTAAGAGTATTTAAAACAAAATCTTTAGAGCCAACATTAATGCTTAATTTTTTACCCGTATTCAAAGAGGTATTACCACTAGCATTTACAATCAGTCCACCTAATTGTGAAGAATTGCTATTCAAGTTTATTAAAAGTTGTCCAGAAACAATATTTACCGCTTTATTAAGGCTGGTTGTAATGTCTAAACCATTTTCCGCAACCAATAAAGATTTTTCTGTAGCTGGAAGTGACAAGAATGTGTTTTCGTGTCCGATTTCTGCTGAATCTGAACTAATTATAATTCTATCATGAGAAGTTTTGTTAATACTCTTGGTATTAGAAGCATATAAACCAATAGAAGAAAAGGCTGATACGAAGTCACGCTGATATTCATTATCAAGACTTGTACCACCCGTCATATACAAAGTGCCACTTTTCTTGTTAACTGATTTACTCTCAGTAAAGAATTTAATTAATCCATTATCATTTGTACCAGTACCAACATTAAAAGTCGCACCAATATATTTATGTTTTGCAGCAGCTTCTCCAAAGGCACCGATGTCGCCAATGGCTAAAGCAGTTGCATTGTCCTTTAAAGCATTAGTAAAGAAACGACCTTGGCTGTTAATACCAACTTTTAACTCTCTATGCCATTTATAAGCATTTGCCAACTTGCGGGCAGCCGCATCTTTTTCCGCAGGAGAAGAAATTTGCTCTGGAAGGTAATAAATATCTTTATCTTTTACAAGACTAAAATAGAAGTCACCAGAAAAAGTATTTAAGTCTGGGTTGAGAAGTTGATGTGCGATTACATAACTACCATCAAATTTTTCTTTAGTTTCCCAACCTATGATTTGTCCGTTGACATTCAACAAAGCAGAAGAAAGGGGATTACTATGGTCCGTATCTTCTTCAGTATAAATAGCATTTTCATATACAACAAAATTTTGATATTCCGCAGCATTTGTGTGTCTATAAATCGTGAAAATAGATGGATTATTTGGGTCTAGCTGTAACTCAAAAGAGTCTTTAGGCTGAATAATTGTATTTGACCCACTAAAATTAGCGTCTTTATCATTATCAATTAGAGAGCGACCTTTAATTGTGATATAGGCTGGCGCAGAAGAAAGCATAATACCTTCTGCATCGTGCGGGATAGAGGCTTTATATCGTGGCTTTTTCGTCTTTTTATCAATGACTTTTGCCAAATCCGCATATGGTTTATCTAAAACGTTGCCATTACGATATTTATTCGGTTCTATATTATAAAGAGAAGTAGAACCAATATGCCAGTTGCCAATAGAAGATTCCTCGCCAGGAATAAGTTTAATTTGGCCGCTTTCATAATTTTTATTTTCATCGCTTTGTTCTTCTGGCAAACCAAAGATAGCAGAACCAGTTTCCGCATCTAAGAAAATAGATTGTTTACCCTTTGAAAAACCCAAGAGTCCAGTCAAGGTATTGCCGCCTTTTTTGTCGTAAAAAGACGAAGAACCCATTACCAGACCAGTAAACCTATTATTAGCGTCTTTATATCCTGCGCCCATTTGCGGAGCAAGGATATAATTTTCATTCTGATTAATTTCTAGACGATTGCCATCCCATCCATTCAAAGACGCTAGACCAAAAGTATTAAAGGAAAGATGTATTGGAATATAAATTTCAACTTCTGGATTGCGGGAATTATCAAAATCTTCTTTTGAATTATAGATTCTACCATATACTAGGTTGTTTGAATATTTTCCACTATAAGCAATATTCGGGGAAATGTAAATTTGAGTTAATTGTTCAAAGTCTGTAGTATTTCCATGTTCGTCATAAGTAACTCTAGGAATTAAATTTTTGCTAGTAGAATTGGAGTCTTTATCATAAGAGAGATTTAAATCTGAATTTTTTGGATGGTCCGCATAATTCCTGCCATCAAAATCTGGCTCTCCACCTTCTGCGCTCCAAACAATATATTTCTTGTCTTTAGATTCAATGTTAATAAAAACACCAAGATTATGATTATAAAGAGGATTGCGTCCTTCTCTATTATAAAGAATATAATCAAGCGTTTTACTAGCTACAATATCAACTTGATAATTTTTCTTTATCCTATAATCAATTATTGCCAATGGATAACAAGCAGAATACTCTTTATCTTCTAGTTTATAAGAAGTCTTGATAATTTGATTTCTAAAATTGTTTGCGGAAATTGGTGAAGTATAGGTTAATTTATTTCCCGCAAAATCAAAGACTTTAGATAGTTTTTTATTTCCGCCAAGGATATTCCATTGAATCTTGTCTTTTTCAATAATAAGTTTTTCATTCTTTTGGAAAAGGTTAAAATCAAAAATTTCATCATCTAAAGTTTGACCAGAATTTAAGGCAGCCTTTCCATTTTCAATTTCAAGGCAGAGTTTTTTATCTGTGCCAAAGACGAATGAAGGAGATAACTTAGCGACAATATCTGTACCATTGGTTCCATTTTCACCAACTTTGGTAAAAGTAAGGTCAGTTAATTGCCTGTAAATTTGCCCTTGATACTTAACGATTGCTTGAATCTGGTTATCATAAGAAAGAGAATCAAAAATATCTTTAATTTTTAGAGGAAATTGTTTCCCATTAAAAATTTCCTTAATTCCAGAAGCAGGATTGATTTGTAAAAGAGACGGTAATTCAATTAAAGAATTAGAAACAGGAACTAGCCACTCAATATCGAAAGTAGAGCTATTCACCTCTAACCCATTTGGGTCATAAAGATGTGCAATTAAAGGCTTTACTAAGGTTGGAGACTGATTCCTTTCATTTGCGGGAGAGACTCCCGATTCGCTATATTGGAATACTTGATTACCATTCTCAATTACAATTTGATAATCTTTTTTAACAGGACTTTTCTCGTTTTGTAAAACAATAGAAGAAGAGCCGATGTTATACTGTAGATTTTCGAGATTTTCTTCTCCAATAAGTTCTCTGTCTTGTAAATAAACAGAGCATTTGATTGTTACCAAATCATCAATTTTATTGACTGGGAAAATAAATTTATTTTTATTCCAAGAGATACCATCAAGACTATTAGCTAAATTCTTTAATGCTGTCAATTCTGCATAGGAAAAATTACCAGACTGAATTAGTTTATTATATTTTTCTTCTACCTCTTGTTTTGTTTGATTAAAGATTGTAACATTTCCAAATTTATCTACCTTAGACCAAACAAAAGTAAAAAACTTATCTGGATGTTCATTCGCAATTCCCGCATCAAAATTATTTTCCTTGCCATTAATCAAGCAGGTTAAAGTAGGAACGCCTAAATCAAAATTAAATTTTACACCAAGAGAAGAATTGATAGAAATCTCTCTTTTTGCTGCTTCGTTAAAAAGTATAAAATGCTCTTTAAGAATAATTTGCTCTTTATATACCGCAACTAACAAATATTTATTTTCATGTGCTAAATTTTCTGTCGCGGAAAATGACGCGGAATTATTATGTCCTTTATCTTCTAGTAATCTCCAACCAGGACCGCCATAAATTTGATAGCCTTTTGACAAGGCGGTAATTCTATTATCTTCTTTAAACCAATAGAAGTTAACTTGGTCAGTAAGATTAGTGTTTTTCATATAGAACTTGGCAGAAATGTCAAGATTAGAAGAATTATTTAAAGTTTTAAAAGTATTACCTTTTGTTGCGGAAATCTGTAAACGATAATTTCCACTTGTTGCAGCAATTTTCTTTAATCCCATGAATTGAATGTTTTTAACAAAAATATCTTTTCCATGTCCGAGTTTATCATCAGCGTTTACTAAGTCATCTTCTACAACGAAATCTCTTTCATAGAAAAGGATTGTATCAATATACAGAAAATTTTCTTTATCGACCGCATAAATTTGTTGTTGAGTAGTCCAAGAACCATTATTCAAGGGGTTGCCTACCATATTATTAGTGTCAATAATATAAGGTACTAGCTTAATCCCGTTTTCTTTACTCTGGTCCTTGTAAGCTAAAATAAATTCTAGTCCAAAAGTACCATTAGAGCTAATTCTGTGCGCTCTTGGCAATCTGGAAAGAAAATCGGCACTAATAAGGAATCCATCAGACTCTTTTATGCTGTTGGATAATTCATCACCGTCAACTAAAAACATCTTATTAGCAGCATCACTTTTTATACCATACTTGTAAAGTAAAGCGTACTCATGATTTAAATAAGAATGTAGTCCAAGAGGTAAACTATTGAAAGCATCATTAATTAGATTACGACCGATAATATTATAATTATTTAAAGCTGAGCTAACAAATTGAGAACTATCTTTTTTAGCCTGCCCTTTATCTAAAATGACTTTATTTGCGGAAAAATCGCCTTGCGGGACAAGGACGTAAACTACTTCACCGTTGGAATAAGTCTTACCATCGGCCGCATAAGCAAGGATATTTCCGCCATTGTATTCAAGACTATACTCTTTCGTTAAAGCGTTTGTACATTTCAAAACTTGTGCGGTAATGGTTCTATCAGCTTGAATTCTTTCCATTCTTTTTTGCGTTAGCGTATCCACAGCTTTTAAAATGGCATCTTGCAATTCGAGACTATTCAAAACATTACCTCCTTTTTTCTCTAATAAAAAAGAGCGTAGAGTAAAATTACCCTACGCTCAATCTCGTTTACTCTAATTTAAAATCAAAATTAGCAGTAAAACTTTATTCATTTTTGACCTATTTACCAAAAGCATATTGCCAGGAACGGTCATTAAGACCAAGGATAGCATCTTCAATCTCTTTAGTTGATGTAGCATTTGGGAACTCTGCCGTGATATGTACATCTTGTTTGATATTGTTATCAACACCCACAGAAGTCATACCATTGATGGCGTTTCCAAAAGCACCTAGAATATTATTAATTGCATCAACCTTCATAGCATTTGCAAAGCTGCGGACAGCCTGGACCGCACCTAAAATATTCTTAGTATCATCAGCATTTAAGACAAGTTCCTTTTGATGTAGTAAAGCAACCCTACCATCAGAAGAATTATTCCAAGAACCAGTATAGCCGCCAGTATCATATCCGATTAAGTTGTAAGAACTATAGCCAAGAGAGTTGTAGTTGACTAGCTTGCCACTTTGCCAATACTGATTAATATAATCTTGAACTTTGCGGGCAAAGTCAGAACCGTAAGCACCTTTTAGCTTACCAGAACGGATTGGGTCATTGCCCCAGCCAGATTGCCAACCATAGGTCCAAATTGCTTGCGCAATACCCCAAGCCGTAGCATCATTGCCAGAACCAGAACCGCCTGCGCCATTACCGCCAGCACTTCCACCAGCTCCACCAGCACCTCCGCCATTTTGTTGACGAGTCCATTCGTCAATTTGCCCTTGGAGGTTTTGATTTTGAGATAGTAAATTAGCATTTTCTTGCTCTTTTGCCGTAAGCTTATTACCAAGGTCATTTACTTGCTGGTTATAAGCTCTCATAGAATTGTTAGCATTAACTACTTTACCAGCCATGCTTTCGATTCTATGCTCGTAATCTTGAACTACACCAGAATCATTCTTTAATTGCTGAATAAAGTCTGCTGTGCTATTAGATAGCTCTTTTGTAGAATCAACGCAATTATTAAGGCTTTGAGTAATATTATCAAAATCCCTACCAACCGCATTAGCTACATCTTCTGTTTGCTCTTTATAATTTTCCGCGGTATCAATCAGACTATTAAACATTCCATCGGTATTAGTATTAAAATCAGCTAGATTTTGTAGCCAGTTTGTAATAGAAGTTGCCCAACGGGTATCAATCTGGTCAAATGCGTCATTATTACCTTGAACAATTTGGTCATATACATCTTTCATACCAGAACGATTTTCTTCGGTCATGGCATTAAACATTCCAATATAATCATTGATAATATTCTTTTCAGATGTACTTAATTGTTCTCCTGTTGAAGCAAGATATTCTTTAAGAGAGTCAATAATTGTTTGAGTTCTCTTTTTCTTTTCATCAAGAGACAAGTTCGCATTATTCCAAATGTCGTCTACTTGTGATTTAGCTTCGGTGAGTGCGGACAAGGAATCAGATTGAGTTTGTTTCATCTGTTCTTTTGAAAGATTGTAGGCATTATTTTGAGCATCTAGTAAATCGCCTTGTGCGGCTCTTGTATTATTCTGATTTGCGGTATAGACGTAGCTGTAATTACCCTGTGAATCTCTGCGGAGCTTCATTTGAGTCTTATTATTTTGAGCATCTTCGAGAGCGATGCGCTTTTGCAAGATTTCTAATTGAGCCTGTGCATACTGAACGTCATAAGAAGAAAGATTAGTCTTATTCCGCAAATATCCTAGCTGGTCTTTCATTTGGTCGGTAATCATTTGCTGTACTTTAAGGTCATTTGTACCGTCAAGTAAATCAAGATATTTACCTTGTAGCTTTTGGATATTATAAGCTTTATTGGCTGCGTCTAAATAGTAATCTGCATTACGATTAATAAGCTCCCATTCAGTCTTTATCCATTCAAGGTCATTCCCCATAGCATTGCCGCTCCAAGAGTCGGTAATCTTGCTAATAGCATTAGAATATTGTTTATGTAGATTTTCAAGGCTAGTCTTGATTAAATCATCAATATCCTTTGTAGCAGCAGTAATCTTCTCTTGAACCGTATTCCACTCTTCTGAGCCTTGGCGCATATGAGATTGCATTTCTTTCCAAATAGCAAGCTGTTGCTGATATTCCGCAAGTTGCGCACGATAGTTCGTTTGTTGAGCAGCAAGAATTCTATTTTGCTCCTCATAAGCTTTGTCGCCATGAAGAAGTTCAGAAATATCCGCAATGTGTTCTAGTTCGTCTGCGATTGCGGAATACTGATTCTTGCGCTTTTCGATGCGGTCAGAAATATCTGAAATTGCTTCGATAATCTTATTGTGAACGTCATCAATGTCGCTCCAATAGTCCTCTAGGAGTTTAGACATTTGGTTAAATATGTCTTTTGCAGAATCATATAAACCTTTACCATTTTCTCCAAAGATTTCAGATTGGCCAGTTTCTTCATATTGCTTCAACTGATTAAGAATTTCTGAACCATTTTGCCAAGCCATATCAAAATAGCCAGTTCCGCCAGCTTCCATACTACCGTTACCCTGTGCGGACCTTCCAGCCTTAACTTCATCAATCTTTCTCTGATAGAAGTCTTTTGCGGACTGTTCAGTAGCTTTTTGCTGTAGTCTACTATAGTTCTTAATCATTTCATCAAAATATTTATCAGCAGTTTTAATATCAAAGTATTTTTGTAATTTTGCACCAGATTCCGCAAGGTCCTCAAATGGATTCTTATCGAGTCCACGATTCATATTATGCTGGAATGTCTCTAGCGTCTTTTGAATATCTTTAATATTATCTAAGGCTTTAACAGATTTGTTGAAAGCTTCAATTTGTAAATCCTCAATAGAATCAGTAATATCTTCTATCTGCTTTTGGGTATCTTTTAAATCTTTTGACCAGAGCGTGTCATATCGCTTGTAGGTCTTGTTAAAATCATCAAGTTCTTTTTTAGCAGATTGAATTTGTTTATCGAGGTCTTTTTGTCCTTCTTCGGTTGTAGTAGCATTGTACTGACCGATAAGGTTATTAACACGATTAAGTAATTCATCATGAACCTGCTGATAATTAGCAATAAAGCCTTCTGTGTCAAAAGCAAGTCCGTATTGAGATTGTAATTGTTCTCTTAATTCTTTAGCTTCTTCTTTTTGAATCTTTAACTTTTCATGGTAAAGTAAAATCTGTTTTTGTAGCAGCGGAATTTGCGATTCAAGATTTTTAAGAAGTTCTTTGCCAGTTAAACGTTTTTCTTCCTTTTGGATAACTGATAAATCTTCTCCAACAGCAGATAGTAAAGCATTTACTCTTTCATATCTATCTACTTCATCTTTTTCGAGGTCTTTGGTTTTTGGCTCATAAGACTTACCAGAACCGCCGCCTTTTCCTCCACCGCCACCGCCTTTACCCTTGCCAGAACCGCCATAACCAGCACCTCTAGCACCTTGACCTACGGCGTTATTTCCAACAGGCTTGTATGCACTGATAGCTTGCGCTCTAGCTGCGGTATTTCCCGCATTGGTAAAGTAACTACCAGCATTAGTCAAAGCAGCAGCAAATGAAGCTACATTACCACCGCCCTTGCCTTTAGCATTGAAACCAAAGGTAGGAAGATTAATCTTGCCATTTTCAATATCAATCCATTTGCCATTGGCAGGACCTTTAATAAATGGTTCAAATTCAATGGTATAATTAAAGGATTTAATCATATTGCCAAGTGCAGTAAGAACTTGACCAATAGCTTGTTGTGCGTTCATTAATGCACCAGAAGTACTATTCATTGCGAGCTGTGTCATTTGAGAAACTTGGTCTGCGCTCATACCCGTCATGTCAACGATTTGAGCCATAGCCGCAGCGGATTCTTCTGCGCTACCGTTAATTGCAGCAGTGAGCAGGGAGTTCATTTCATCGACAGAAACATTTGCAATATTAGCTAGGCTTTCACTAATAGCAGCAAAATTGTCTTGCGAAGTCGCCGCAAAATCAACTAAGCTCTGAGTAAGGCTATTCATATAATCGGTAAATCTAGAATCATCAAGAATACCATCGGTAAGTTGACCTGCGGCATCTGTGTATTGCTCTAGCATTTCCGCATTTTGACCAAGAGTATCAGAGATTTCTAAAGCTGCTGATAGTTCTTTTTGTGTGCGGACCAGGGCATTGAGTGAATCGGCCGCATTGACCGCAGCTTGGTTATTTTTGTCTACAGCTTCGTATAAGCCATCTTCTGATTCTTGTAAATCATAGGTGGAAGCTGTTAACCTCTTTTGAATTTCAATTCCGCCTTGTAGGTCTTTGATATAATCGCTAACAGATTCTTTTCCTTGTACAAAGCGTTTATTAGATTGGACCAGGGCATCAGAAACTTCTGCACCAAGTACAGATACCATTTCTTCCGCATAATCTGTAGTTGCATCAAATTTGCCGTTAAGAGAATCTAAGGCATCATATAATCCACTAGATTCGATACTAGAACTCATTGAAGCAAAGTATTCTTGCGTACTAATGCTACCTTCCGCAAGACTTTGATTCAATTCTTCATTCTTGTTAACAAGAGCGTCTAGCTGAGAATCTATGTTTTGGAAATTAGTTTGTTCTTCTACAACACCTTCGGTAGAATTTCCAATACCGTAATCGTGTGTATTTTGATGAGAATTTTTACTTTGGACGGATGCGAGAATATCTCTATAATTCTCAAATGATTGCGTACCGCCCATATTATCATCAACAAGCTGATTTTGTTCTTTGATTGACTCATTCCAGTCATCTAAAGCTTGCTGATTAAGTTTATACTGGTCACCAACTTTTGTTAAATAGCCAGCATATTCGGGATGTTCCGCAAGTAACTTTGCGGCTTCTTGATTATCAAAACCACCAGATTCATCTTTGTCATACTGTGACCAAATAGAATCTAACTGATTGACCGCACCATTTGTTTCTTTGTATGCGTCTTTGTAATCAGTCTTTAATTGGATAGTTTTATCTTCTTCTGGAATTAAGCTTTTAATTCGCTTTAGCTGATTTTGAATATTCTCAACAGAGGAATCTTCATCAATAGATGCCATAAGTTGAGCATATTTGTCTTTATCATACCCAGGAGCAAAATTATTGAAACCTTTAGCGACTGCGGCTTTTTGTTCATCAGAAAGATTATCGTATTTCTTATTAGCATCTTCAAAAGCTCGTTGCTTCGCTAAATCTTTCAGCCATTGAGTGTTAGAAACGACTTTTGAAGTACCCTCAACAATTCCATCTGCCATCGCTTCGGCTTCGTCTTGCCCAGTTACATACCCTTTTTTCTGTAAATCTTCGACAAGGCGATTACGATATTGCTCAATCGTTTCACCTTTTTGATATTGAACGGGAGCATTATCTGAGCTATATTTGTCAGTAAGCGATGCGGTCAAGTTTTGACTGGCTGTCTGATATTGATTAAGTTCTTCTGAATGAGAATCTCTTAAAGCATGGAGTTTCTTTTGCTCCTCGACAAGAACTTCAACATCATGACCAAGCGCACGTTCAGATTCAATCGCTTTATTAAATGCTTCATCAACTCGTTGAATATCTTGGATTCTTTGAGCCGCAGAAGTACCGTTGACAAATCCCCAGTCTCCTGTAATACTACTCATGGTCAAAGAAGAAGAGTTCTTGTAAGCTTCAGTAACAGCTTGATTTCCGCCAGCGAACTTACTATCTGGCGCAAATTGTGTGGAAAAAGGATTAAAAGCACCAGCAGATTCTGCAAACTTTCTACCAGCTTCGTTTAAAGCCGTGTTTTGTGTGCGAATAACTTCGTCAAGTTTTACTTCTGACGCACGTTCAATATTTCTATTGTAAGTTTCCCATTGACCATTGGCTGCGGAAAGGGTATCTGCTTGATTTCCAAGAGCCTTATTAAGACTCTCAGAAGCCTTTTTAAGTTCGTCTGAACTAGCCTTGCCCTCTTTGTACTTTTGGTACATTTCAATGTAAGCCTGTTTAGCTTCACGAATCTTATTAAAATCGCCAGTTGCGGTTTCGCCAGCTTGAATAGTTGCACGAGAAACAGCTTCTTGCTGCTCTCTTACCGTATTAGCAATGACAGAACCGACTGCCGCAATAATAAATAATCCAGGTAAAATAGTATTTAGACTTAAAGCAAGTCCCGCAGTTGCAACTCTAGACGACTCCATAGATTCAGAGAAGAGAGAAGCCGCTCTTTGAGCATTTCTGAATTGCTCTGGAGCTTTAGAGAAATTAGAAATAAATTCTTTTGCACCATCTACCATGCTAGAGAAACTAGCAACAGCTTTACCCTTAACAAACTCACCAATAGACACAAATGTTTGTTGTGCATCTTTTAGACTCTTGGTATTAAATCCTCTAAAGGCACTAATCATATTAGGTACTGCCATCGAGAGATTAATTACCGTTTGCAATACCTTTTCGCCATCAGTTGTATTATCATTTGCCCATAAAGAACCGAGATTTTGGAAAGCAGACCAAGCAAATCCAAGCTGTCCAATAGCACTAGAAAGCTGGATAGTAGATTGGATTCTATGCCTTAATGCCGTTTCTTCTTCTAGTCCTTCATTAACGCCCTCTTGGGAAATGCGACCAGCTTCGTTATGAAGATTGCGGTCATTTAAGCCAGTTAAATCGCTATTTCTGCGGGCAAAGACAACCTTACTATCTTCCTTTGCTTGTTGTAGTCCTTTAAGAAGAATATCAGACTGACCAATAGAATCAGCGACAATTTGTTCCGCATATTGCCCATCAAAGAAGTCAATACCCTCTGTTTTCATATCTTCAAAGAGGTCTTTTAATTGATTAATGCGGATAATCAAGCGGTCTAGAGGGTCCTCTGTTTGAGAAACACTTTCAGCTAATTCATCAGTTTCTTGTTCTGCTAATGTTAAATAATGATTATCAGAGTATTCATCGTCAATTGCGGAAACTAAGTTGAGAATGTTTTGATAATTCTTTTCAATTTTTTGAAGTTCGCCCTCTTGAATTTGAAGTGCTTCGGCATCCAAATCGCCCGCGACTCGCATATTACTAAAAATTTCAGCCATGCTCTCACGAATATTTGCGATAGAATTGTAAGCCGCTGTAGAATTGCTTCTTTGCATTTCAATAGCCGAATTGTCATACAACAGACTAGGACCGAAAATGTCTCCTACTTGGTCATATGTATCAGAGAATTTAAGGTTTCCGCTTTCTTTATCTCTAGTAATAATATCGCCACCATAAATAAGGTTACTAACATCTTTTAAGGTGGACATCTTTTCTAGAATTTGAAGTCGTTCTTGTTCAAGAGCAACTGTTTTGTTTAATTCTGCGGTATAGTTTTCCATTTCTTCTGTTGAGAAAGTGCTTCTATTTTTAACGCCAAAACGCATAAAGTCAAGCACTTTTTCCAAGTGAGGATTATCTAAATTATCATAATAATTCTCATAATCAGAAGAGTTGAGGTCTGGACTCAATAAACCCATTTCTTGCGCTTGCTGCAAAGCCATGCGGTTATTGTTTTGAATTGTTTGCGCAAGATTCATATTCTTAATTACATTAGCAATTCCCGCAGACATTTGAGAACTAAACATCTTTGTCATGAGGGAATAAGCACCAAGCATAATCGTTTTTCCGCCACCAAGAGTATCAATGAAATCTTTGGTCAAGCCTAGTAAATCTCTTACGCCATCAAGAACTGGATAAACATCATCGGTATTAAATAATGCCGCGGTAATTCCCTCGACATTATTCATAATCTGCTTACTCTTGCCTGCTAATGAGTTAACAGCTTCTTCATTCATTTGGTCAAGAGTACCACTTGCGGTTTCAGACGCATTTTTATATTGACCGTATAAATCTCCACGGTTCATTAAAGCTTCAAAACGTGAAAGCTGGAATTTGCCCGCAACGGTTTGTGCGATAGCTGCCTTTTGGGTAGAGTCAATAGACTTCCATACCGCCATGAGGTCTTCCATGATGTCACCAACACCACGAAGTTTTCCATCGCCATTTAAGACTTGTACGCCAACTTTATCAAGTACCTTAGTTACCTTACCAAGGTCTACACCATCTTCAAGTGTTTTACCAAGTTTAATATCAGAGAAACGACCATACAAAGTTTTAAGACCATTACCAATTTGTTCTGGTGCTTCTCGTGTAACAGTTTCAATAGTTGCAATTTGAGCATTTAATTGGTCCATTGTTACGTTGGTTGCGGCAGCAGTAGAAGCAACTCTTTGGGCTGCGCCCGCAATTTCCGCAACATCAGCAGCAGAAACGTTAGCAACTTTTGCCCAAGAATCAAGAGCTGCATGAAGTTTTTCAACATCGCCAGAAAGATTATAGGCGTTCATAATTGCGGTAATTTGGTCCGAAGTATCTTTCGTATCTTGCTCAGAAGCATTAGCTAATTTTGCAGATAGAGTCGCTAATTGAGCAGAATCTTTAAGATTAAAACCTTGCTGCGCGAAAACAAGAGTACCATTTGTCATTGGAGTTGTAGTTAAACCAACAGCTTTAGCAGCTTCATTAGCAGATTTTGCATAATCGTTCATTTGCTTGCGGGAATAGTCCGTGACAAGCATAATTTGTGTGAGAGAATTGTCTAATTCTTTAACATATTTGATAGAATCTTGCATGGAAGCTTTAATCATATTAAAACCACTAGCAACAATACCCCAACGGACAGTATTGCCAACGGTATTGAAGATTTTATCCATTGTACTACTGGTAGCTTTTAGACCTGTATCAAGTTGTCCAAGTCTACCAAGCATTTGAGTAAAGGCTTGTTGACCTTGATTTCCCGCAAGCTTAAAAGATGCCCTCATATCCACAAGGCTAAGGTTAGATTCTTTTAAACCTTTGTTAAATGCTGATAAGTCAAGCATACCAATGCGGGAATTGTAACTCTTGTTAAGAAGTGATTGAATTTTGGTAATATTCTTTAAAGCAATATCAAAACCAAATAATTCTTCTTTTCCGCTGCCCATTTCTTGAATGGTAGCTCTAACTTTATTTAATTCAGTCTGTAGTTTGGTGATACCACTAGCGTCTAAGGAAGTACGTAGATTGTACTCAACTGTTTGTGAGTATTTAGCCAATAAAACCACCTTCTCTATATTTTAGCCAGCAAGTATCTTACAGGCTTCCTTTTTCTTCTCATTTATAGGCATAAAAAAATAGCCTACTTATTTTGAAAGTAGGCTAATTATTTTTATTTATTTTTGACCCTCAACAACGTGGAAAAGAGATTCTTCTTCATTTTCATCTTCTTGAATTTCTCTATTTAGACCCCAGTCGTTCGCAATTTTAAGGACCTCTTTAACGTCTCCGTTGTCAACTGTTTCAGAAAGAGATTTGCGCATATTCTCAACAATATCACCAGATACAGTTTGGATAGTATCCAATAGCCCTCTCACAGAATGTTCATATTCCATGCGGTCATCTGCCCAAACAGCGGCATACTCAGCAAGATTCTCTAAAAGTGCAGCATGATTTTCCGCAAGCTCCTCAACAATTCCTTTTTCAACGATAAAATCCCATGCGGCTAATGGAGAAATTGCATTTTTCTCTTGGATTTTTTCTCGTTTTTCTTCATTTAGAATAAGTGCAGTGTATACATAGATTGCCCTTTCTAAGACAAAAGTATTAATGAAGCCGCCTTCATTCGCACTCTCAATCGCAAAAGAAATAATGTCATACATATCTTGTGTTTTGATGGAACGTTCTTTCTCGAAAGAAATATCAATCATCTTTTCTCCTTTTTACTCAAAAATCTACTCTTATATTATATCATAAAATTAGAAAAAGTTAAAGCAAACTTTCTAAATTTCTTAAAGAAATATCCATTTTGGCTTGATTTAATTTTTCAAGAACTGGGTGATAAAGCTTCTTTGACCTCTCTAAAGCCTTGTTTAAATTGCGGTCACTGTAATAGTCTTTACTCTTTTCGTTCTGCCAAATCCATTCATTACTTGCAGTAAAATTATCACGAGAGAAATTGTTTGAAAAGAACGCATTTTCCGCAAATCCGGTCTGCATGGAGGTCCGCAAATTCAAAATAACCTCTGATATAGGGATAGCTTTTCCGCCTAATGTTAGATATGTATTTTTATATCCTTCAAGACCAACTAAAGTAGAAATGCTACTCAATAAACTGGCTGTAACTGTATTTTGAACAATATTTCCCCAGGTTTTACTAATTTCTTCTTCATCGTATTCTTCATGGCTTGAAATGCCATATCCAGGTCTTGCAGCCGCTAAGTTTACTAAATTGCTTGTAGTAATATTAGGATAAGCCATCTGGACACCCATTAAAAATGATACACTAGATGCCATACCCAGATTAGAATATTTAATACTTTTAGAGCCACGGTATTCCTTAATAGATGTTTCATAAGTAATTCTAACTAAATCATTTGTTACAATGATGTTAACACCTGGCTTTGTTAAATTAACCATGGTCCTATTGGTATCACTTTTTTTAGTATTGTTAAAAATAGTATTTGCGGTAATTTGTAAATTTGATTTCCCGCTATTGCCATATTGACCTCTTAGAGCCACTTCTTTATTTAGCTTGTCTAATGCTTCAACATAAGTTACGAACAAATTTTCTTTAATTTTTTCCCATGCAATTTCCGCACCATCATCTACTGCGGTTTCGTATAAACCTTGAATTTTTTCCAAGAGCCTAAAGATTGTTTCTTTACCATTTTTTGTCTCTTGTGTACTACCGTCAGATGCTTGATACTTGATTGTGCCGATTTCCGCATCGCCTGTGTAAGATGGTAATGTTTCTATTAAAAGTGCTGCTGATTCAATGAATTTACCAAGTCCACCGTTGGCAACTTGAGAAGTATGTATTTTTTTGAAGCCATCTGTTGACAAGAAAGATGAAAGTATATCATAACCAATTAAAGAAGCATGACTAGAATAGCTATTGTTTTGAGCATATTCCGCAACAAGCTGTGCCGCATACTCTTGGAAATTAACACCAAGCTGTTTGCAAATTTCACCTGTGATGGCTCTCAACATATTAACAAATAAAGAAATATCATTGGCTAAATCTTCTGACCTGCCTGTAATTTCATCACTAAATTTAGAATCCCAAGAGTATTCAGTATTTTGTGGATTTGTTTGTTTTGTTCTTTTGGTGATTTTATATTCTGGTCTGCGGAAAAAGTCCAGCAAATTTTCATATTCAGTCAAATTTTCCGCAACATAAGTTTCAGCAGGCAATTGTTCACCCTGTAAGGCTAAATTTTGTATTCCATTTTTAGCATATGCGAATTGGCTAAGTGGGTCATAAGAGTTTCTATCGTCAACCATATCCGCAAATTTAAAGTGCAAATAATTATCTGCTAAAATCATTTTCCCTCTATTCAAAAATAGAGGGGCATCCGAAGATACCCCTCGTTCTCTTTACTTAATAAATTAAGCTCCGAAGATAGACTTAGAATACCAACCAGCGGCTTCTTCATCTTTAGTGCGGCCCTTGTGACCAAGGACAGCTTCATCGGTGTAATCGTGACCACCAGCAGCAGTATCGATAACTTGGAGAGTTGCAAGAACTTTCTTAGACTTATCGAACTTGGTGTATGCTGGCATACAATCGATTTTGAAATCAAATGCCTTTTGTTAAATACGTTCGCTACACGTACAATCTCTATGTTTCCATAAAGAACAGACTATATCTTCATCCTATAAAATAGGCGACTCCCATTTCGGCAACGCTTGTTGCCTACGTCTTTCGACTAGTCGTTGAACTTTAATCTTTCCACGATTTATGTTTTAATATACAAGAAATATTGCTTTTAGTACAACCAATTTCTTTTGCGATGTCTTTTTGTAAATACCCAAGAGACCTTAAATAAAAAACCTTTTTAATATCTTTCTTGGTTAATTTACTAAAATTTGACATTTCACCTTTTCTTGCTTTTTGTAAGCCAATAGAAAAAGCGTGTAACTGATTTTCAGATGAAGTACACCATTCCAAATTATCAACTGAATTATTTTTTTTATTTCCGTCTTTATGATTAACTTCATTCTTTCCATTTTCTTGCGGTAAAAAGGCTAGAGCAACCAAACGATGTACTTTAAAAGTTTTTTTATTTCCATCAACGGTCATAAAATTTATAATTTGATAATCTGTATTACCTTTATTTCTTGTTTTCATTTTACCACTATTGTCACTAAAGATTTCACCTAAATCATTTATGGTATAAAAATCTTTAATTTCTGGTAAAAAATCATGTATTCTTCTTTGCATTATCTCTCCCATTTAAAATAGTATATAAATACAAAATAGATAAAAGATTCTTAGCTGCTGATTGCCCAATCCTAATGATTTTCAAACATTCACGCTTATTTTTACAAATTACGTTGTAGTTATTAGGCTCTAAGGGGTTTCCAGCAATTAGAGAGTGATTATTTTCAGCTTATTACTAAGCAGCCATCCGCATTTCGATTTCAGATGGGTCGCCAGAGTTGTTCATCTGGAAAGTGAAGTTAGATTCAATCTTACCACGAGGAATAATGAATTCTGCTGGGAGGTCCTCGCCAGTAGCTTCATCGCGGAAGAGAGTAGAAGCTTCAATGTAGTAATATCCACCGAAGTTCTTAGCTTCAATCGTCATTTCCATAGCATCTTCATAGTGAAGAGTATAGCAGTCGAGACGAACAACACTACCAACAGTAAGGTTAGCATCTAGACGGTCATCGCCAGGAGTCTCCTTACCAAGGACGAAGTAGACATCTTTATCAGCGACATCTTTGATGGTGCAGTCATCATTGAATTCTGCAAGTTTAAGAGTAATTGCGCCAGGAGTTCCAGCAGGAGCAGCGGCATTAACAACCTTAACTTCTTTGTCAGTTACGGCAGAGAGGAAGCGAGATTGTGCGCCAGCAGAATCTAGAACGACTGGATAAATTGGAGCTTCTTTAGAAACAACAATCTTTGCGCCCTTGCGGTCAGCGACAGAAAGCTTAACGACATATTCGGCACCAACTTTTTCGATAGGAGCATCGAAAGTGCTGTGTACATAAATTGGCTTACCCTTTTTGTCTTGTCCAGCAGGAGTGCGGCCCTTAACAACACCAGCACCAGAAAGAACAGAGAAAGAAACAGGACTCATAAGAGCGTCTTGGACGTTAAGAGTTAATTTCTTTTCGCCGTCCCAGGAGACAAGAGTAGGATTACCCTTACCACCATTAGCATAAACGGTAGTTACTGCTTGCTCAAGAGAAGAGGTCTTTGCGGTATCAAGGGTGAGAACTGGTTGAAAAGCGTCAAAGTGTTGACCGCCAATGTCAACAGATTTGAGTGGTTTGAAAGTTACATCAGCAACTTCACGAACACCAAAACGATTCATATGATAGTTCTCCTTTCTTTTTTTGGAATAAAGAAATACTGTATACAATTTTTCCTTGATGATTTAATTACTTGACGCACCAAGTTTTTAAACCTCAAAATATATAAACGCACTAGGCGGTTATATCATTTAACCTGACTTATAAATATCATCAAGCCAGCTAGGCGGTTCTTTCATTGAAGATGTGTCCATCATCGGCATAGTGGCGACTCTCTGATACAAATCAAATGAAAGTTTTGCATTATACCTTACAAAAGAATCATGCAGTTGGAACGGTGTGTAATTTAGCAGGGTATTCATATCCATTGGTAGTCCAATAGCAAGACAGGAAACATAAGTTCCATACATAGAGAAGTTTTCTCCATCGCTTTTTTGTTTCTGTCTTTTCTTTCTACCTTGCTTAATTTTTTCCGCAATCTCTTTTGCTTTATCGTTTGCGGGATTATACTCAACCTCGTCCGCATTAAACGGGATAAACAATTCCTTTAAAGTATCACAAAAAGTCTCAAAATTCATTGGGTTTATTTGACCAATAAACGGCCCATCTTCCGTAAGCTGAAATTGAATACAGCCACTATCTAAAACGACATGATAATTTGGGAAAATTAACTCAAAAAAATTAAGAATTTCTTGCGAAAAAGTTTCATCTTCATTCAAAACCGTCATAAAAATTTGAAAGTCTGAGAGCATTTCTAATTGAGAATTGCCCTCTTTAATTTTTTTAGTAAAACTGTCTAAATTAAGGAAGATACTAACTTGCGATAAAAACTTATCTTCCCCAAAAGCACAAATATCTTTTACCGTTGGTTGCGTGACTGCCACATTCGCTCCAAAAATAGAAATAGGCAGTCCCGCGAGTATTTGTGCATAATCTCCTTTTATAGCCATCTAAAATCAACTCTTATAAATTTGTCGTCTGGGTGTATGCGGGAATAGCATTGTTAACTTTTTCCGCATCATCCGCATCAGAATGAGTAGCACGGTATTGTAAAACAATTCCACCCAAAAATTCATTAAGAATGACTTGCTTTGCTCCAATAAACTCTAATTTACCGATTCCAGACAAGTGAGCTTCATTCATAATGCCATCAATGTAAGAAGCAATCTGAATTGGTCTTAATTTATAATCGTCAAGTTCCCAAGAGTCCAAATGACAAATAATAGAAAAGCTGATTAAACAATCTCTGTATTGCGGATTATCGGTAGGAATAAAATTATCAAACTCAAGAAGAATGTAAGATTTAACATTTTCATGGTCAGAGAACATCAATTTAGGTACAACCTTAATGTACTGACCTTCCCTCAATTTCCGCAAATCATATTTTTTAATCTCTTCATTAAATTCTTCATGCTCTGGGTCTAAACAGTGCGGAGAATTGATTACTAACAGCTTTTTTAGTTTATTGGAATAATCTTTTGTATCAATAAAGAGTTTTTTCCAAATAGTCTCTTGGTCTTTTTCACAAGACATAAAGGAGGATTTATAATTTTCTTCAATAGTTTTGCTTGTAGCTATTCTCAAAATCTACCTCCTTTATAAAGATTTTATTTTAACAGGTAATTCATAAATAGTTTCATCAATCTTTACCATTACCTTAAATTTACCGCTCTTACCAGAGACAATCTCTACATCACAATAATCATCACCAACAGCAACAACCTTTGCACTTGGATTGTCTGTTTTGAATAAAGCTTGTTTTCCTTGCGGCAAAGCGACAGAATATCTATTTGTACTGTATGGGAATACCTCTGTTGGACCATTAATAAAACTATCAGATGTATCAATGGTAATTTCCATGCTGTTTGTTCCGTATGATAAAGTAAATTTGCCTATAGCGCCTTCATTTACTTTAACCTTGCAAATTTGACCATTGTTCAAAACTTCTTCAATTTTGACTCTATCATTTCCCGCAATCGTCCAAGAGGTAGAAGGGTTATAAATACTATCATCGACCATATAACCAACGCTAGTATTTTGTTTAACAATTTTCTCACCCTTAATAAGCTGGTCTTTATCTGATGGCTTGACTTGCGGGAGGTCGGCTTCTTTATTGTCATAGTATTCTTGTAATTCTAATTCAAGGATACCAGGAACGGAAATTGGGTCGGTTACTTGTACTTCCCACATATGACCATTTATTTTAATTTTAGTAAAACGATGGAAGAAACTAAGAGTATTATCATCTTTTTTAATGTAGACAGTACCAGACTTGTTTAATTCATTAGCATTGATACCATTTTTGATAAACCAACGAATATCTGTTTCAACTGGTCCTTGGAAATACACAAAATATTCTTTTCCGTTGATGTTCAAAGAATGGTCACATCTAATAATTTCTGAACGCAGATAAGCAGTTTCAGTTAAGATTGGCAGGTAAATCATCCATCTTGAATTATCATCAAGACATTGGAACACGTCTCCTGCTTCTAATCCTGCGGAAAATTCAACAGAAATATATTTTTTATCATAATCCGCTTTAAGTCCATACGCATTATTTTTGATAATACAAGGAACAGAAGCGTGTTTATCAGTTTTGATTAAACGAGAATTATAATCATTTTTTAAAGCTGCTCGGAAAGATTGTAATTTTTGTTTATTGATTCTACTAAGTTGGTCACCGCCTAGATAATCAATACGAGCAGAAAGAGTTTTAAGGCTCAACTAAATCTTTTAAATCATTGGCTAGTCCGCAAGCTTCAAAGATTGTCCTGCGGAACAGGTCAAAATCTTCTGGATGCTTTTTAATACCAGCCAATTTGCTAATTAGTGAAATCAATTTAGGCTGACCAGGGATAAAAAGAGTTAATCCACTAACTTCAATTAATAGAGTATCCAACGGCTTCTCCCAATCTTTATCCTCTTCCCGCATAGGAAGAAGTTTGAAAATCTGCCCTACAATGCGGGAAAGATTTTCTTTGATTGATTGATTTTCCAGTTGCAATAACTCGTCACTTACTACGAATAAAGCCATTATAGCGGCTCCATTATCTTGCCAAGAGAAGAACGAATATGTCCTTCTGCATCTACATATCTACGTCCTTGAAGCCTTTGTAAATGGAATCCTTCTCGCTCATATTCTTGCTTCATTGCAATAAGTTGTTTCATATGTGCAGCTTGTGAGGTAAAACTAAAGTCACTACCACTATACTTTTGGCGAACTAAATCAACATTAGCAAGCTGGAAACCAATCCATTGTACAATCATGTAAGAACGTAAAATTCTCATATCTTCTAAGGTTAGCTTTGCGGTAAATTCCTTTTTTACCATATCTAAACCAAAAGGATTTTTCCATTGTGGGAATTCGTAGTGCGGAAATGCCGCAACCAAAATCTCTTGCAGCATTTCCTCTGTATCTTCTTTTGTCATTTCCAAAAACATATCATCAGTAATTCCCGATAAGAAAAAATCATAAACTTCTTGGAAGGTTGTTGGTTCTTCCATTCTAAACCTCCGTCATTTATTATTTAGCTCTACGGGCAACCTTTTCTGGTTCGTTTTCCGCAGCTCTACGAGTCTTTGGAGCTTCTTCTGTGTTTTCTTCATTGTTTTCATCGTAGGCGTGTTTATTCCTAATCATAGAAGGAATATCCGAACTTGTTCTCTTGGACAAAGCATTTAGTTTGTTGTTGTCTGGAGCTTCAAGTTCGACCGCACGTTCTACAAGCATATCAATAACACGATGCGGAGCAAAATCAAGAGCATCTAAAAATTCATCCATACTACCGTTGAGTAGTACGTCATCAATTTTTTCTCTATCCCAATTATACTCATGGTCAAATAAATCTTCGGAAATGCCAAATTCTAAAGCTAAATTGCGATTATTTACACGAAGATAATCTTTAATCAAAACATTACCGCCAGATTCCAGATTAAGATTACGCAATTCATCGGCAGTAACCTTTACTGTGGCCCCTCCCGCAATAATGCGGCGTACATTATTAGATGAAAGGGTGTAACCAATAGGTGAACGGGTAATGTTAGTAACTGTTACTAATTCGTCACCAGGAACATTTTTAATATCTTCGGACATATGTTTTCTCCTTTTTTCTCTTATGAAAATAAGGGGTACTCAATAATTAAATTAAGTACCCCTTTCGTTGCTAAAAACTAAAAACTAAAAAGTTTTAGTTAGTGAAGTATTAACAAATTGGCAAATAGAAGGATTGGTGAGGACTGCAACGCCAACTTTCTTGTAGGTTTGCATATCACGGGACCAATCGTCATTATCTTCTACCATACGGACTGCGGTTTGACCTTCAAAGACAACCTTAACTGGCTTTTCGCCAACGGAAGCCATGATGTAAGCCTTAGATGGGTCAATAGCCTTAGTAGAATTATTTGCGTCAACAACGGATTGCTGAAGAATAACTACGTCGTGACCCTTATAAGCACCAAGGAAGCCTTTGCGGAAAAGCTCGTCCTTGATAGAATCAGATGCCCAAGCTGCGTCTGCTGGAATGAGGGAAGTAGCAAATTCACGAGTACAATAGATAGTGGAGTTACCATTACCATAAGAATCGGAAATAGCTAGAAGCTTGTCAAACATAGCAGCATCAAAGCCAGCATTAGTAGCCTTGTTTACAGTTGGAAGAGTTGCGACCGCATTATCAAGAGCCTTTGCGATTTCAGCGTAGATTGCGTCATCAAGACCTTCAAGCATAATGTCAGTAAAATCAGCAAAGCTGTAGCGACCATCAAGGAATTCCTCAAAACCTAAGCGAATAGCATAGCCATAAGCAGAGGTAGGAACGGTAACTTGACGACCATCAAGAATACAAGTCTCGTAACGACCAGCAAGACCAACAAGAGTTACGAAGCCTTTTGCGCGTTTACGAGCAGCTTCAGTAATACGAGTGGTGAAAACTGGCTTTTCGCCTTGTGCGACAGTCTTAACGTCAGCAAAGCGTTCATATTGTGTCATTACACGCTTAGGAGTAACTTCATCAATGACTTCTGAGATAAGTTCAAAGATGGTATTCTCATTACGCTTAAAGGTGTAATAATCCTTGGTTAAAGGAGCAAGTGCAGCACGAAGTGCTTCATTTGCGGTTTCTGTGGTAAAAGTTTCCTCTTTACCATTAATAGAATAAGTTAGAGGAGTTTTGCTTAAAGTAGCTTTAGCGAGCTTTTTAAGGTCATTTAAAGTAAGTTCCATATTATTTTATCTCCTCTCTTAGTTAGCTCTAATAACTTGAAGTTTAACAGCAGCTTGACCGTCTGGAAGAGTTGTTTCTTTTACAACTTTGCAGACAAGAGTATCATCTGCGGTGATAGCAGTTTTCTTTTCAAGAATACCAGCAGCACCAGGAACAAGCTTATCGCCAACGGTGTAAGAATCACCATCTTTGACGCAGTTAGTGGTATAAATATCACCAACATATAGACGGAAAACTCGTGGGACCAACTTTACGCTAGGGTCGTTATTAAGATTAACCATAGCATAATCGCGGTGCATTTGACGAGCTGGGTCATAAAGTTTTTCCTCATTGTATACCATAACCCAAGGAGCATCGCCAGTAAAGCTTAGCATACCTGCGGCAAGGTCATATTTGAAGAATTGACCTTGGAAGCAAGCATTAACGGAAGCAGGAGCAGGAAGCTGTGCATAAACGCCGCCACTTCGAGGAGCAGAAAGGTGATTTGGCTCAACTACTGGATAAAGACCATGACCTGGAATTCCAGTACGTTTAATGGTAATTGCCATTTAATTCCCCCTTAATTGTTTATTTATTTGCAGCGTCACGGAGAAGCTCAATAATTGGGTCAATTTCCGCATCGCCATTTGCAGTAGAAAGACCAAAGGTAAGAGTTGCTTCATTAGAGACAGGAACTTCTTCCTCTTGGTCATCAAAATCAACATTTTTCTTTACATACAGAAGAGCAAGTTTAGATTCAATTTCTTCGTAAGAATAAGAATCTTTGTTTGCAATAATTTCTGCTTTGTCATCATCAGAAAGCATATTGTACTTATTGATAAGAGCATCTTTGTCCGCAGAAATACGGGAAGCCTTGTAAGAACGTAATTCTTCTGCTTCTGCTTCGAGAAGAGTATATTTTTCTTGTAGAGAAGCGATTTCAGATTTAAGAGTTTCAATTTCCGCATCTTTTTCCGCAAATTCATTGTCGGCAGATTCTTCGGTATTTTCAACCACTTCTTCTGATTCCTTCTCTTCTTCGGTGTTCGCAGAGAAGTCCGATTCCTGGTCAAGATTTTCTTCAACTACCTCTGCGGATTCAGTAGATTCAGTAGATTCTTCTGCATTTTCCACAAATTCAACCGCTTCATCAGCCGTTTCTTCTACTTCTTCTTGTTTTTCCGCAAATTCAGTAGTTTCTTCTTCTTTGGCAGATTCAGAATCATCAGTTTTCTCAGCATTTTCCGCAAGAGCAAACTTCAACTCATTCATCATATTGTAAAGAGTAGTAGTAAATCCTTCTTTAGAGAACTTATCACTGATATTAGGAGCTTCAACAGAAGCACCTTCAAAACATGGTTCTACGCCATCGCCTAGAACACATAACTTTGTAAAACTAGCATCATTGATAATAAAAAACTCAATTCCGCTCTCAGAATTTTCTGCCCAATGACCATCAATAGATTTGCCATCTAGTTCCATAGATTGACCCATACCCTCTTTGACACAACGTTCAATTTCTGGGTACTGACCAGTCCAAAGGTAAGCAGTAGTCATTAGGTACTCGCGATTAACGGTGTTGCCGAATTCATCATAGTCTGTGAATTCTTTGAACCAAACTTTAGCATCTGGAGCGACAAAGCCATAAGGAACTGTCGCGCAGTCAAAAGTGATTTCACCGTTTTCAATGTGGATGATTTCACCGTGGTCACCAAAATCATCAATATCTTTGCGGTAAGCACCTACAATGGGGCAAGCACGTAAAGTCTCGGACATCTTCATTGCGGTTTCTTTGTTAATAAAAGAACCGTTGCGGTTTTCGCCAAGATAAAGAACCTTTACGTCTGCTTTAGAAATTCCAGGATTGAGAGCATCTTCCGCCAGATTTACAAATTCTGGTGCTGCAATAGTAGCAACAGAAGTATTTCTTAGCATTTATCCCTCCGATTCTTCATTTTGAATCGTCTTGTCACTTTTTTCATCGTCAGCCAAGCTGGGGCGACCGCCTTGTGGATTAGTTTCACCAGCGGAAGTGACCTCTTTTGAATTGTCCGCACTCAAAGTATTTGAAGATTGGAGTGGAACAAAAACATCATTAAGATTTAACACATTGTTTTCAAAGTAAGATGACATAATGACCATACTTTGAGATTGTCCAAGAGCAACAAGAGGAAGTACCTTGGAATATCCAAGAGTAGCTAATTCCTTATACTTTGCCGCCAAATCCTTATAGTTGTATACGGTAGTTGGCAAAATCTGAACTTTGTAAAATACTCTATTTGGACTTTTGTTGAAGGTAGAAATTAACCTTTGCGCGAAATCCTCAAATTGAAGGATTAGATTATTAAGAGTTGCTTCATCGTTAAGAATAGACTTTTCAAGAGCCAAATTTCCTTCTGCATTAAACAGGTTTTGACCCGTGCCTGCTTCATTGAACACGGTTCTTTCAATCTTTTCTAGTTGGTCCACAGAACTTACTGCACTGTGGTCCGCCATGTCCGCAACCTTAACATCTGCGAAAGTAGTTAAAACATCTACCCCAATAGCATCTGACAGCATATTAACTGCATTTGCGTGGAGCTGTTGCGCTTCTTGAATATCAAAAATTAAATCTCCATTTTTGTCTATTGGCATAGTCTGGATAATAATCTTTAGTATTTGTTGAAGCATCTTTTTCTTATCTAAATCTTGGGCATCAGACAAGTCAATCAGCTTAGGAATAACCGTTGCGAACAATGGTGCGTCATTATTGCTAAGATTAAACTTAACTGCTTTGGTAGTGTCTAACAAAAACCAGCCTGCGGAATCTCCATTAAAATCAGTAACTAGGTTTCCATTCTTAAAAGCTAAGTAGGCTTTCTGGAATTCCTTGGGCCACATTTTTAACACCCTTGTCCGATACTCAATGTCGGAAAAAGCATCATCAAAATACTTAATATTAAACTCTACTGCGAATCGCCCATTTAATTCATAGCGACTTCTACAGTAAGAAGTTGGCAAATCTTGAAGGAATGTTGCGGTCTGACCGTCAAGACGATAGCCATAATAGCAACCATCCCTAATAACTTTCAAGGCAATTTCCCCAAAGTTCTTTTTTAATTGTGAACTATCGAGATAAGAAATTGCTTTATACCAATTTTTCTTAATCTTCTCTTTGGCTTTGTCGTTGTCATTTTCCGCATAAAAAAGTGGAGTTACATACCAATCATACTTGTAAAGATATGCCATGTAACGACAAAGGCGGCTATAAATACCATTAGAATTGAAAAATAGATTTGAGTAAGAACGCAAATTGGCAATATTAGAAGTTTGTAAAGCTCTCTCTACATCTTCTTTTTTTACTGCTCTGCGACCACCATAACTATTGACTACTGCAAAATGGTCAGTATCAATAGTAACATCATTAGCTAATTTTTTATTACCGACCATAATCTTATTAAAAGAAAGAGATTGTGGTTTTTGCGCAGAAGTAACTATGCGGAAATCTCTATCCGCTTTATTGCGATAAGAAGCCAAATCCTACCTCCTTTTAATATCCTGCCGCTTGCATAATATAATCATAATTAAGCTTTGGTTCATCATAATATGGAATTGTAATAAGCATCAAGTTATGGTCTATGCAATATTGACGTTTCTTAATATCATTTTGCTTTTGGGCATAAAGCGCACGTTGTCCACCAAAATGGGCAACTGGTACATAGTGTTGTTTTCCTTGTGCTTCAATCAAGAAATCAATGTTTCCTTCTTCGTCAAAAACACAAAAGTCAAAACGCAATGCTCTACCACTCTTGCCAATAAGTCCAGGAAACTCATATTCTTCTTCAAAAGGTAGTCCCGCATCCAAGAGAATGTTGTAAATTTTAACCTCTAGGCGCGAATCCCGCATAAAAATCTCCTTTGAACTCTCATAACTAATATATATAAGAATAGGGCAAAAGTAGTTTTTCCATTTTGCCCTATTAATTTTAAAAAATTTAGTTATGTTTTGTGTAAAGAATGAGGTCAGTAAGATTGCGGCGAGAGCGTTTCTCTCTTTTTTCTTCTTTATAGCGACACCAAAAGAGTCCATACAATAAAGCAGACACCTTATCCTTTTTAATCCTGCGGGTAGCCTGCTTTAACTTAATCAATGCACCATCGTTGCAGGAAATAAGGTTCATCATCTGGCTTTTTAGGATAGATGTCTCTACGTATGGCCGCAAATAATCTTCACGTTCTGATGCAGACATACTCTTGCCATTGGCAGTACCCATAAGTTTGTTGCGGGCAATGCCATCATCAAGCAAGAAATGTAATCTACCATTCTTCATGAGGATTTGACAATAAGCAAATAGAGCTGAATTGATGACATTGTTTGCTTTCATGAGATAGAGAGCATTTTTGATTGTGTCATCTGTCTCAAAAGATTTATAGATTTTGTCATCATCATTTATAATACCAAAATTGTATAGTGTTTCACCAGTTTTAGGATTCACCTGGTCACGCACCATGAAATCTACTAAGCCGATACCAAGACCATTTGCGTCAAGTACACACATACTACAATGGAATTTCTTAAAGATTTCTTTGATTTGGATTGCTTGCATCTCAAAATGTCCAGATGGAATGGTGAAAATATTGACAACTTTCTTAATTGTTTCTCGACCATTCTTACTGGTAGGCGTTTCTTTAATGACTACAACTTCTGTTAAGTCATTCTTGCGGCCCACGTCAACTCCAAGAATGTATTGAGCATGGTCGCCAGAACGCTTGTCATATTCATTGTCTGGATATTCAATTACACGAGCTGTATCAAAAGCAGTAGGATTGAAAAAAGCTCCTTCTACTTGTCCTTCCCACAGACTGTTCATTTATATTCGTTACGGCTCACTAGACCGCAACCGCTTCCAAAAGCTGCTTCATGTTTCCATAAAGATTAGACTATATCTTCTAGTATGGCATTTCAAATACCGATAGTTTGTATTTTACGTCTTACGACTAGTCGTTGAACCTTTTCCATTTTACAGGAACTTGGCTGCTGATTGTCCATTTATCTCTTTTATTTTTAAACATTCACACTTACTCTTTCGAGTTATGTTGTAGTTAAAAGAGCTTTAGGAGTTTCCAGCAATTAACCATATTTATAGAGTACATCATAAGTTTATACTCTCGTCTAAAGCCTGCTTCATCCATAGAATTATCCATTTCTTGTGATTTGATGAAGTCTGCTGGCTGTAGACCTTCTACGACTGGAATCTTCCAATCGCCGCCTAAAATAAATCCATCATTATTGTCTCTGTCGCTAACCATGCGGCAAAGGGTGTCGATAAGTTTATCATAGGCAAATGTATTTTTGTATCCTGCGGAAGTAACAAACATAGAACTTTGATTTAGTACCTCGTTCGGGTCTGGTAGACCGCCCGCAATTTTCCTAGAAACAACAAGGGTAGGCATAATAATTTCTGTCAGTTTCTCTTGGTCCACTTTCGCAGATTCTTCTACCAAGAGAGATTGGAAACGCTGACCACGGGTTGTTTCTGCCATTGCCGCATTACACAGCGAACTACCATTCTTGAAGGCATACCGCACCGAATCTCGGGTTTGAGAAGTAGTTGCAATTTGCCCTCGCGTATCCCAAATAATTTCATTTCCAAGAGCAGGAATGAGTTTGCAAATTTCTTCCATCTTAGAACCCACGATAGCTGCGGACTGTGCCTTACCATCGGCCGCAGCCGCAATAGAAGCACCAGGATAGAGAATTGCTTTAATCATAAGAGCCATGACCGCAATAAATGATTTAGAAAAACCACGAGAAAAGACAAAATAAATAGTCTTATACCGCAACATAATGCGGAGAGTCATACGCTGGATAAAATAAAATTTAAATTTATTCTCTGGATTAAGAGAACAAAGATAATCAATAAATTTATCTGGGTAAACCCTCCAATAGCTAATGATGTTGCGGTAATATTCTAGATTTTCTTTTACTTTTTCTTTATCAATCTCCTGGACTTCTGGCTCTTTCTTAGATTTTTTATCAATTCTAGCTAGAATGTCACATAGAGGCATACGGACTCCTCTCATAATAAGGCATAGAGAATACCCGCATAGCTTCTTCCTCAAATAGTTCTTCGAACGTTTTCTTTCTATCCATATCTTCAATGTCAAGTTCTTCTTTTGTCTTGAAGCTGTTAGAAATAATATCATCTACGCTTTGAGCTTTATTATTGTCAGCTTTCATCAGATAGGATTCAATAAGTCCACTTAGACCGAGGTCCTCTTTGACTAGATTATCTACATAGTTTTTAATGTCTTTGATACAGAAATCCACTTTATCTTGCGGATAGTCGATTGGATTTTTGTAAGCTGGGATTGTTCCGCCCTCTTGTTCTACAAAGGCAACTAATTCGCCAATAGAGTCAATGTCTCTCTTGACTTCTTCTTCTTTAACTTGTGCTTCTGTAAATTTGCCAGATTTACGCATCTGCTCAAAGACCGCAGCTAAGTCACGATAGGATTTAATGTCTCCTACGTCTAATGCTTGGTCCATTTTGAGTGATGTGCGGCAAATATTCTTTAAAACTTGTTCACGGTCAATAGAGAGGTCATATTCCGCAGCATACTTTTGGAATAAATCTTCTAGAGCTACCCACTCTGATGGTTTATAGTGAATACCCCATTTAAGACTAAGGTATTGAATATCATCTGGAGTTAACTCTGATTGAATTTTTGATTCATTTACACCAACCACATCTGGAATAGGTCCAAGAGCAGGGTTAGTAGTCATAGTAGGTTGTAATTGATGCGTTGATGGTACTGTTTCAAAGGAAGAGCCATTAGCAATAGTCATACTGGTTGTTTGCGGGACATCCTCTTTTGGTGGTTCAATTACCGTAAATTTTGTTGGGTGGGTGACTACGCTATCATCACGCATAAATACGCTTTTAGTAGGACTGAGAGTATTGTATTCTGCTTGTGAAATTTCCCCACTCATCAACTTTTTCCGCAAATCTTCTTCATATTCTTCAACTGTCATTCCAGTTTTTTTACTAATTTCTTCTGCGGCTTTCTCTCTATTGTCCTTAAATTTACCTGTATCCTCGAAACCGTAATCTTTGTATTGGGATACCCTCATACTTCGTAGATACATACCAAGAACTGATTTTCCATTGAATTTAGCTGGGTCTTTCATGTATTGTTTATTGAAGATTTGATTCCATAGTGTTTCTACGTATGGTACATCAAATTCTTTTAAAATCCAAAGGAAAGTGTTAGGGTCACGGTTGTCAATGTTTGCGGTAATACAGTCTTTACAAATAGGATAGCGTGTACCATCTTTTTTCATAAAATAGTATTGTTGGTCCCATTGCGGGCGTCCGCACTTCTGGCATACTATTTTCTCTTTATTATGATAACCTTTTGGTTTGCCCAAGGATACCTCCTTTCAAATTATTTTACTCTACAGGTGCGGCAAATGGAGTAGTATTTATTCTTTCCATTTGGACCGTAGAAGAAAGGATGTACTGGTTTGAGTTCTCCACATTTCCCGCACTTCTGCCAATAGTACCTATTTGTTTTAGTAGGGTCTTTCTGTAAGTAATACCATAGGAGATAGTGTTTCATAGCTTCTTCTACAATAAGTTTAGGAATACGTTGAGTCCATAGAGTAGAATAATATTGTTCACTATGGTCTGTTCTATAGGTACTATTTAGTTTTTCTGTTAATGCTTCATTGGATAGTCCATCTACTTTATAGACTACTAGGTCAAATAGTAAACCATTTGTTCCAATAGCCTTGTCACAAATGTTCTCAAAGTCAATAAGCAACCACCGCATATCACTATTCAAATCTTCATAACATTCTTGCTTTAGTTGTTGATAATACTTTAGTAGGAATCTGATATGGTCTTTGTTGAATAGAGAGATTATAGCATCTGATTGCGGCATAAGGGTACTATCATTCAAGGTAATATGTTCATCTAATGCTACATGAGATAATATTTTAACAGGTGACGCTACCTTTTCCCGCAAATAAGATGGTTTACGACTAGATTTAATGAGATAGATTTGTTGCCATGTTTCAATAATTTGTTTCTTGATAGCATATTTATTCGGTCCATCTGCTTTAGCTAAAGATTTATTGAGTTTTTCCAAGAGAGCAAAGTATTCTCCTAGTATTGGCATATTATCTATGTCATCTGCGGAAATCTCTTCCTTGGGGTCTAGTAATTGATTTTTATCGTTGTTTATCCGCACATAGAGTTTATCTTCACCAATTTCTGGATTAGATGTAATTTCATCTAGTGATTGTTGACGTTTAGAGATTGTCATTTCTCTATTGTGAGTGATGATTTGGTACTCTTGGGTACGTTCGTATTTTGTTTGACCACTTTCCTTGGTTTTGAGGATGTAGTCTGACATATTTTCAAGATAATTCGAGGTAGTGTAGGGCGCTTGCTGCAATTCTTTAATAGCTTCTTTGACCCTACCCGCACTATCCTTAACATTAAAATCTAACAAATAGATAACACCTTCTTAACGGTCTATTTAACTTACGTTTTTAGTGTAGCATAATAATAGGATTTTGTCAACTATTTTTGATAAATTATTTGACTCACTTCGTTTATCTATTTTAGTTAACTCCTAATTTTTATATAGTTCACCCTATACGGGTAACTAAAAAAATTAGAATGATTGACTCACTGTGTTCGTCTAAAATCACTCTAGCTTTTATAGTTATGATACATTTACTACTCAACGACCCCTTGTAGAACCAATAATCTAAGGTCATTACCTAAATAGATAATCCTCAAATCGGCAGCACGTCAATATTATTGCAATATGCAGTGAACTCCACTACGTTCCGTTCCCTGCTTAACTCACTTCATTCGCTTCGCTCATTCGTTCGTTGTCCAATGGCATAAAGGTTGATAAGTTAATTGTGGTATTTTCATTTATTTATTTAATTCACTCTTGCGGGAATAGGCGAACGTATGTGAGCCAAATATTCGCTTGCGTTAATCACCATTACGTGATTAAAATGGCTGTATCTTTACGTGTTCCAACCCCTCATTTCCACTCTGGGCGAGGACACCCAGGGATTATTAGCCTAATCTAATTCCAAAAACTTCCTTACCTATCATCTATTCGTCTAATACGCTTTCCCGCACAAGACCACTCACGTTTTAGCGTATAGAGCGTTGCTTGGTATGGGGAAAACTATAAGGATAAAATAGTGGAAGAGTAGTTATTGTCGGTGCAAGCATGAGATATGGCTGGTCCCATGCGCCGCAATATCAGACAATCAAAATAAACATGATTGTCCTACTCTCTTGGACAAGGTTATTCAACTCAACCCTATTGGGAGGTATCTTTTTGCTAAACTAATTACAGGATGCTTTGATTTCCTTTTTATGTAATTAATAGCTGCCGACCAGGAACGGCAAATATTGTTAGGTTTTTACTTAGGCACAACAGACAGAATTGTAGCTTTGCCTTCTCCAATCGCCCCGACTATAAATAATCGGTTTGAACGAGGAGATTCTATGTCTGTTTGTGTTTATCACCATGACTCGCGTTGCTCGTCTAAGACTTCGCTTCGCTTGTCTATGCCCCGTAGGCAGGCGCAACCTTTTACTGTCATGCTGAGGACTATTTAATTTTTAGTGGCTTATTCTTTTAGCCTAAATATATTATACCACACTTTTAGGATTTGTAAACACTTATTTTGAAAAAATTTTGGTGAAATAAGAAAAATTTTTTGATTAGAGGGCAGAAATTTAGGACATGACAGATATAATTAGGCGGGAAAAGTGATTGTGGCGGGGAGATTGTGGTGAGAAGACCATTTTTTCACCTTTCTCTCGCATTTTCCCGTAACTACCCCCGCCCGTTCTGAAAAATTGCACAAAAAAAATTAGCGTTCTCTATTGTGTTGTAAGGGTATCTAGTGTACACTTAATAGCAAGATGGCCGGTACAGACCGGGGCAACTTAGCGGGGTTACCGCTCAACAATTAAGGAGCGCAAACAATGAACAGCACCAACAACAACGCAACTATCTATTTTGACTTAGACGGAACAATAGCCGACCTGTACGGGTTCAATGACTGGTTAACCTACCTACAGAATGAACAGACCGACCCATACACAGAAGCGGGGTTACTAGTTGACGGTGAGCAATTCCGCAATTTCCTAGCAGCGGGTAGAGCTGCGGGCGTTCTGTTTGGCGTTATCAGTTGGGGAGCAAAAAATGCAAGTAAAGACTATCAAAAGGCTATCAGACGTGCTAAAGTCGCATGGCTCAAGAAAAATAACCTATTAGAATACTTTGACGAATTGCACGTGGTAAAACACGGCACACCAAAGAACAGAGCCGCCAAAAATAGAACAGGTGTACTAATAGACGATGAGTTGCAACGCTGGAACGTTGAGAAGTTAGTAAACGCTAACGATTTTCGCAACATCTTAAATATGAAGAATTTATGGAGTTATCTATTCTCACTCGCTAGTGAGTAGAACAGCCTTACACTTAAAGAGTAAGAAGTAGCCAAAAGAAACGGAGAAAATGATATGACTACTCGCAACTATTTAGTAATTGACACAGAGACAACAAACCTAGTTAATTACAAGGACAATCAAGCACACCCCGAAACAGCACTAGTTTACGACCTGGGATATGTTATTTATGACGCTAAGGGTAACGTATTAAATGAACGTTCGTTCATAATCAGCGAAACATTTTTTATGAACGATAGAATGAATTCTGCATATTATGCGGAGAAACTACCACAATATCGCAACGGCGCAGGTTTAGACAATTCCAAGAGTTGGAACGTTGACAGTTTTTTGAACGTTTGGAACACTTTTAAGAACGATTGCAAACTATACAATGTTCATAAAATCTGGGCGTTTAATGTAAACTTTGACAAAACAGCACTAAACCATACGTTGCGTTATCTATCCAACGGATACGCCCGCTATTTTTTCCCTTACAACATCAAGACTTGCGACATCTGGGACTATGCGGAGAATGTAACAGCGACTAATAAATACGTTAACTATTGCATTGATAACAACTATCTAACTGCCAAGGGTAACCCGATTACTAACGCCGAGACGGTCTACCGCTATCTAAAAACAGAACAAACGTTCGAGGAAAAGCATACAGCAGTACAAGATTGTTACATTGAGGGGTACATTTTGGACCGCCTGCGTAAGCGTCACGCTAAACAGCCAACTACAGCGGGACAAGGTTGGCGCAAGGCTGCAAGCAAGGCGCAAGAGCTGAGAAGTAAGTAGAACAGACTTTTTTACCCCGTCATTTTTTGGCGGGGTATTTTTTTCTAAAAAATACCTATTTTCTAAAAAATAAATACCTATTTATTGCGGGAAAAATACTTATTTATTCAAATTAAATACCTATTTATTTAAGTCCAAGAGCAGAAAAGTAGTTAAAAGTTTTATGCGGGAAATATCAAGTTTTTAATTATTTCCCTGGACTCGCGGGAAAAATTAGGGCATTTACCTGCGGTTTCCCGCAAATGTGGAGAAATTGTGAAGACCAGGTTTACCGTTGACACGCACACTAAAAGGCGTATAGTTATAGATGTCAAAGGGAAATGAAAAAAGAAAAGTTTCCCACGAATAGCAAGGGCGAACGCCCGAGCAGAAACGGAGTTAGTATTATGGCTAAGGTAGTAATGAGTAAGGCAGCCGCCCGCAACATCGCTGCATTGGTAATCGGCGAGGGCATGGAGTATGAGGACGCCGCAACTCACGAAGGCGTTAAGGCTTCTCGTGAGGACTGGTGCAAGGTTATGGCAACGACCTACACCGCCCCTAAAATCACAAAGAAGAGCGTAGCAGCCGACGGCGTAATTGGCGAGGTTATGCAGGCGTTGCGTGATAAGGGCGTACAGTCCGTTAAACTTGCACAAATGAACGAAATTGCTAAACTCAAGGGCTACAAGTTTGCGGGAGCTTCTCTTGTAAATGCGGGCGTTCGTGCTGGTGAGCTGGTAAAAATTCCAACTATGCACGGCAACGTTTACAAGCTTGTTGAGTTTGTCACAGAATCCGACCGCAATTTTATCAACCAGCAATAAGGCGAAGCCATAGCGGGGAAACGGGCAAACCGTTTCCCCAGTCTAAAAACGGGGTAAGTTCTACCCCGTCTTTTTTTTGTTGAAATTTTATGAACGTTTTATTTCATTTGTTGCGGGAATTGTTTCGTAAAATTTTTGTGTTTCTGCTGGTAGATGGCTTGTTTTAAGCCGTTCTAAAGCCTTAAAATTATTCTATTGTATTCCAGTACTTAATTTTAATTTTAAGACTTTAGAATGGTTCTTGTTGCGCCTGAGGGGTATTATTTTGGCGTTGTATTCCCGCAGGTCAGGGCGCGGGTTGGGCGGGTTTCGACCGTTTACGGTCGTACCACTTTTCCACCCTCGCGTATATAGAAAATTTTTGCAGAATTTGCAAGGAAAATTAAACTCCCGTATAAAAATCCTAAAACCTCGACCATATTTTTTTATTCGCGTAGCCAAAGGCGAAGCCAAATCCTAAAACTAAAGTTAATTATCCAAGAGTCAAAAATGAAAATCATTTATCATATTTGAAAATGAAAATCGTGCGGGCCAATAGTAAAGTTGAGGTAGAAGATAATGCGGGAGTTCACTATAGTTAACATGGCTTTTCCGCATATGATTCTAAATTTATTAGGCGTATAAAGCAAGTCCAATACACTTTGGCCGCATAATCTTTTCTATCTTCTTCTGTTCTCTTGGATTCACTATAGTTAGCCAGGCGTCAAAATAAAAAATGAATATTGCTTGCGGGAATTCCTTATATTTTTATAAAGCGAAGTCCCGCTAAATAGTAATAGTTACTATTATCACTTGCCGTGGAATCGGATGTTGGCCGCCAAGAGCAAAAAGGTTCTATATGGACAGGCAGTATAGGTTGCACCAAATATTGTATAAAATTTGGGGCAAAATAAATACGTGGGTGGGCCAAAAGCAAAGGATTAGATAGAATAGGCGAACGAAGAGAGCCAAGAACAAAGAAGAATTATGCGGGCATAGGCAAACAAAATTGAATAAAACAGCAGTTGCGAGAATGGCTAACTGGGATTATATTGGAGTGCTAAAGCAAATTTCCCGCACCTAATCTCTTAGATACGGGAAATCAAATTAGTTTATTATTTAGTTAGCAAACCCTCAACCTCTACTTGAAGGTTAGACTTTGTACCAATTTTCTTGCCATTGGACGCGACCGAAGGTCGCTAGGGCGGGGACGGCGGAACGCCGCTCCCCTGCCCTTTCCTTTTGGCTCGTTATTCTCGCCTTAGCCCTCGAACCAGTACATCTTCAGACCGCCTGCCTTCTTCTCAGACAGACGACCCTTCTTGACGAGACGGCGAAGGATAGCGGATGCCTTGGATGGGGTAATACCGAGAGCCTTACCGATACCCTTGGATGTAGCTGCGAGGTCATCGGAGGTGTACTCACGGACGATGACGTTCATAACAGCCTTCTCCTCCTTCTCCTGGGTGTAAGTCTTGACTGCATCTGCGAGATTGTCATTCACGCAATCAACTGCGAGAACACCCTCTGCCCACTTTGCAATCTCTGGCTCGGTCTCTGCTGCGAGGGTCTGAATCTTCTCAATCATCTCTGCGTTGGTCATAATAGTTGCCCCTTTCCAAGGCTAGTTAATTGGCGGAAGGAGGACCATCTCCTTCCCTCTTGACGTATATATTATAGCATGAATGAAGTCCAAAAGTCAAGTGAGAAATCATTGCGGGCCATGGCTAAACAATTTGCGGAAAATGGGCAGGATACGATAGTATCTATATTTATATATGGTCGAATTGAAAATGAAATTCATTATTTGACTCTTGGAAATGAAAATGAAATTTGAAATCAAAATTGAAAATGGAAATGAAATTTCATTTCTTAGTTCAAAATTGAAATTCTAAACTAGGAATTATTATTCAATTTTGCCCTAATGAAATCTATGAAATATTTCTTTCAAAACTTTTCATAAAATTTCATACTTTTCACTAGGTCAAAAATCAATAATTTAGTCCGCAGAAAAAGTTTTCAACAAGTTTTCAACATTAAAATTTTGGACAAATGTTCAGACCCTTTACAAATGTTCATTTTTCAACAAGTTTTCAACATTGGCCGCAAAATTTCTTGGGCAAAATAGAATAAATTGACCCCTCCAGAACTTTATTTTTTGATATTTTGGGCAAATTTTGGGCGAAAATTGCAGGACAAATCATTAGAAAAAATAATTAGTTAAATTTTTTATATAATTTAGTTAAAATTTTTATGTAATTTAGTTAAACATTTTACTAAAATTTGCGCGAAAGTTAGCCTTGACTTACTTTATACTTTCACCGTTTGCCCAGTTAAATTTTTATTCAAAAATGTCCCGGGCATTTTTCAATAAAAAATCTTGATTTTTTTTAAGGTCTATTTCCGCAGTTAAACACGGGAAAATGAGTGGTGTTAGCCTTGGTTAACTTTTTTTGAGGATGAGTCAAAAATTAGACAAAATTTTAACAAATCTGGACAAAATTTTAAACAAAATTGCGCAAAGTGTTTAATTTGTTTACTAACTTTTGTTAACAATTTTAGCAGTCTAGCAACCTTAGCAAGTATAAAACTGCTAACCGCAGGTCAACAGGCAAATTTTGATTGCTAAAAATATGCTATCTGCGGTTTTAGTGAAAAAGGTTTAGCAACTTTTTAGCAAGATGTTGCTAACCGCAGGTAGATTGGTCTATTTTAATTGCTAACTGGTCTTTTGTTGAAAGTGTTTTAGCAACAATATTGCTAAACATTGCTAAGTGCAGGTCAGCTCGTCTTTTTGAATTATCAACAGGCATTTTCCCGCAAGTGTTTTAGCAATCTTAGCAACAGAAACTGCTAACCCCAGTTAAATGCATATGTTTAATCTATTTCCACAGATAAAGAGGTGTGTAAATTAAATGACATATCCAAGAGCAAAGGATTAGTAAAATTAGATAGTCTATATGGTATAAAAATACGTCTGAGAAGCTCTGTAAGCCATTCTGGCGCGGCACTCCGGCTCTAACCTAATAAGGAGTCGAATATAAAATTAGTGCGGCTTAAAAAGGCTTAGAATAGGCTTAAAATGAATTTGACCAGTTAAATGGCTATGTCCAAGAGCAAAGAGGAATAATAGGCAAGTAGGGTGCGGGAATAGGGTCTGAGTGATTTAGGCGAGTGTATACGAGCCAAATATGCGTCTGAGAACTCACCAGAGCCATTCTAAGACGGGATTAATGTTAAGAAGGATAAATTAGTCTATATAGAGTTTAGAATGGCTTAGAAAGGCTTAGAGACGACTTAGATTGGATATGGCGAGATAAAAAGGTAAAAAAAAAGAACCCTGCATAAATACAGGGTTCGTGTTAATAGAGATATTGACGAGATTATATGGGAAAATGTCGTATATAGATGCGCGGATTTGAAAGGACTTAAGACTTGTAACAATTCCATTTAAGTAATAGTCCTTCCTCTTAATAGTTAGTACATTTCCGCAGGTAATTGCCCCTTTTTTGTCCATCCTTATAAACATAGGCTTTTATCTGCGGTTTTTCGTCATTTTATCCTTTTTATATGTACAAAATACGGCTAATCGCCACTATTTTTCAACTACTACTCGACTATTGTGTACAATATTTGTTCACATAAGAAAATAGGTAGTTAAACTTTATTTTTATCCAATTCTTGCTGTCTTTTCATAACCGCAATATACATTTCTACTGCTTCTCTAATCATTTGACTCATAGTCATATCTCGTTTCCTAGCTGCATCTTCCCATCTTAACTTCTGTTCCATAGTAATATTTACTCTGAATCCTTCTGTTTTCTGCCCGGCTCTTGCCATAACTTCCTCCAAAACACCATGTAGCAATAATCTTATCACTCTATATTCCAAAAGTCCAATACACTATTGCCATATCTACACTTATATTACATTTAATATAAAAATATTCTGCGGCAAAAGGCAATAGCACTTCAATATATTCCCATATAAATTAAAGTAATCCTGCCCAAAAAACAAAATCAAATTACCAATTTCCGCATCAAACTTACATTTAATATAAAAATATTCTCCCTCTTTTTCTGCTATTTTGCCCAATAGACAACCCAAGAGTAAAGAAGAAAGAATAGTAATTTTCAACAATAAACACGCTTTTATTAGCGGCAACGCCTGCGGAGCAGGTGGTGACGCTTAGGTAGTGACCGAGCGGGGTTCCCGCGAGGTTACTACCAATTATACTCTTCTTTTTTCCTCTTGTCAACCATAATCATGCGGGAAAAATTGCCCAATCTACCTGCGCAAATCCATTCTAAGCCATTTTGAGGGCGATTTTAGCCATCAAAAATTTTTTCTGAACAACTATTCGACTTTTGGATTCTAAACGGTTTAGAAAGGTTCTCATGGATTCTCAGGCGCATTTTTAACCTATATACTCATTCTAATTTTTACTGTCTAATTTTGTTTTGCATAAGTGTAACACAGTTTAAGAGAAAGAAAGAAAGAAAAGAAGCAAAAGAAAGAAAGAAAGAGAATTCTATTATAATTATTTAATTTAGGTTAACTATATAGAGTTTTAGTATTTTAAAGTATAGTATTTATATAATTTATTCTTATTTACCTTTATATTTATATTATATATACGTGTTTATTAGGTATTATATATTTTTAATTATTATTATATATTAGTATTATATATTTACATTAGTATTAGTATTATATATTTATATTATATATTATATATTTACATTAGTATGTTGCTAAAACTGCTAAAACTGCTAACCGCAGGTCAGGACGGGTGTTTTTAGCAACCATATTGCTAACCGCAGGTCAGAGCCGCGATTTTTTTTCCGCACAATTTTAGTAAACAAATTAAACAAAAAATTAAACAAATTAAACAAAAAATTAAACAAATTAAACAGTTAAAAATTTACAAAAAAACATAAATTCTCGTTGTGCTTAAATAAAAAATTTTTTTAGTTAGGTACCTAACAATTAGGACCTAACAATCGTTATCGTAGACGATACACAAAAATTTTATAAGAGGTACAAGAAAATTTTGTAATCATAAGAAACATTTGTGTACCCTACAAAAAAGTTTTCAACAAGTTTTCAACATTCAATATAAGAAAATAGATTGTACACAATTTAAAAAGTTTTCAACACTCATGAAAAAAATATTTCATGGATGAAAAAAATATTTCATAAACTATAGTTAACAAAACAAATAAAAAAATACCCAGCCTTATTCAGACTGGGTATCAGTATCTTCTCTACCCTTTAACAAATATGGATAGCGAGTGCGAATATGATTAAGTCTATAGCTAACAGTCCTTTGCGGGATTCCGAGTGTATCGCCAATAATTTGTTGGCTCTTTCCCGCATTAGTCATATCCGCTATCTCTTGGTATTGCTTATCAATAAAGTCAACTTCCTGTTTTACAAGATATTTTTGTCTATTCTTGTAAGCAATATCCTTTAAATCATTCCTTCTCTTAATCCACTTGTTATCTGATGTTGTATCACCAGTAAACATAATTTGCAGCATAGCTATAGCTAATTCTCCTGCTACTTCTGGGTCATCCTCATACCATTCCGCGACTTCTTCATAGAATGACCTATAGAATACTGCCGTTTCTGCCGCATCTTCTAAATTAAAACCATGAAACATATTACATATCCTTCCCAACGGCTAGGATATAAAAACATTTCGGTTGCGGCAAAAGTGTAGAAAATATAAAATTGTTTCCCAAAACTATCCTCCTAACCGTATAATTTTCCTATCAGTATCTAAAGTCTGGGCAGGTAGAACGAGATTACGCAAAAATGCCCAGCCAACTTGCGGGAAAAATTGTTAAATCTTTGTTAAATTTTAGTAATCTTCTCCCGCTAAAATTCGGCAAACTTGATTCAATTTAGCATCATATTTAGTTTGCGGGAAAGCGATATGTAATCCAGTATTTAAGGCTCGGGTATTAGGAATTAGTCTTTGTCCAATAGAAGAAAGAAAAGATTGCGGGTCAACCTTCTTTTCATTTAGTGCCATAGCTAAGAAACAGATACTATATAGCTTCTTAATCTCTATTTCTTCTTCGCAAGTGACAATGATAGTGTGGCAGCTAACTTTTGTTAGCGTCTTAACGATGTGCCGCAAACAATTAAATAAATAGCTCTTAGACTGATTAGGTCGAAGGTAGGTATGCACTTTAATCATGCCATTTTTGATTAGCACATCTGGATAATGAGCAGTCCTATTAAAATCAGTAGTAATATGCAAGACTAGACAATCTTCGAGGTCCATTTCCAGCAACTCATTTTCTGTTCCAATAACATATTCATGATTAGGCATCCAAATGTACTTATACATTATACAACCTTTTTGCTCTTGGACTCTGCCAAATTATCAATACGAGTTACAAAAATTTTGCCGTCAATAGGGTCAAATACTTTTACAGTATTATCCTCGCTTGCGGACAATGCGCAAACTTTATGTTTATATCTGATGTTGTGTTCGTTGACAATATATAAAATGTCACCCATTTGAATGTTTTTCAACTTCAATCCTCTTTCTTATTCCAGCTTCAAAGCCTTCTTCGTATCCTCTCTGATAACCGTCTTTGAAGGCAGATTTTTCTTTCTCTTCCAGGTCTTTTTGCGCACTCTTATAAACCTTTTGCATAAGTTGAGCCATCCAAAGATACTGCGTACCCTTGGATGCTCCATTGTTGTTAATTTGTTCCATGAATATAGTCCTCATCACTTTCCCTATAGCCAAAGAATTCATTGATTTCATCTGCTACTTTTGCGGGAATTGCTACGCCATCGCCCGCATATTGCTTAATGAGTTGAGCGACCAAGAAATCTCGCAAATATCCAACCATACCACGATTTACAAGATTCTTGATAGTATCGACCGCATCATTCTTCAGACCATTGTCCGCATCATTCTTCAGACCATTGTCCGCAATAATCTCTTCTCTATGATGAAAAGAGTTTAGAAGAAGCTCACGATATAACGAATCATAAAAATCAGCCATGAGTTCCTCAGAATCAGTCCACTCATGTTTAATTCCATAATTTACAGCCATTTATTTGACCTCCATTACATACCAACTGATTGAACGACCCTTGGACTCCGCCTTGTTCATTTGTTTATGACAATAATCTTCAATTTCCTTCAAATCATTAAAATGAATCTGTTTCATATTTGTCTTTTGGAATGTGCCAAAAGCATCAAAGAAATCAAGTCTAACAGTTGCCACCATTCTTACTCCTCATTTGCCTTATTTGCTTTTACTACTTTGTGGAAATGCTCAATGACATCATCCATAACACATCCGAGAGCTACGCAACGAAGAGAGGTGTCCAGATACTCCTTACCACCAATACCCTGCCCGATGATTCTCTCGCAAATTTCAGTATCAGTAGTACTAAAAAGGTCGTGAAGAATATCAATTACATCTTCATCAAACAAGCACTTGGCTAAAAATTCATCACTGAACATAGGCTGATGGCGGAAGCTGCCATTTCCGCACACCTGGTCAGTCATAAACAAATCATCATAAAGATTATCTTCATCAAAATCTTCGTCTGCATAATATTCTACATCGTCATCAATATACTGCTTTGCATCACGAAGAACATCGCTTTTGATTGTTTCCCAAATCTCATTTGCCATTTCAAAATCTCCATTTCTAATAAAAAATACCAGCACTACTAATTAGTACTGGTATTCAGTTATCAATAATCAATTAGATAAATGATACGTCTGCGGGAAATACCCACATATTTTGTTGACCATCAAGAGATTGGATAAGTACCGAATCAGAAAACACGAGTTGAGCAATAAAAGCATGACCCTTATAAAAGACTGCCATTTTAGAACTCCTCTACACTTCCCTTAGAAACCCAAAGACTATCAGCTTCATCTTCTGTATTGACAATAAGATAATACTCTTCTGTCTCTTCATTGACAAAATAAACAGCTCCATTGTATAAAACGTACTTTGCCATCAGATTATCCTCTCTCCCTCACTTTCTTATAATATTATACCATAAAAATTATGGCGTAGCAAGAGAGAAATTAAAGGTTTTCGGATTTTCTTTCTTTGTCAAGGTCCACAAAATACTGAATTGGAGCTGCGGTCAATCGGCAAGCATCAATACCAATGTTGAATTCGCTGATACCCTTACCAAATTCCTCCCAATCCATAGAATGAGTATGACCATAAAGATAAATTTTATTATCCTCTTTGATTGGTGCGTATTCTATGAACTTCTTGCGGCGATTGCCCTCATTCCAATAATCATCAGATTCAAAGCGTTGCTTCACGGGAAAATGCGAAATCACAACATTATCACTATATTGAAGTGGTGAAGTGTGGACCTCCCCAAATACATCATATAGCTTGGCGAAATTCTTTTTAGTTAGCATTAGCTCGTGATTCCCGCATACAAGAATCCTTTTGTCTTTTGGAAAAGCACACTTGTCCTCAATAAATTTTAATGCCTTATCTAATGAACCAGTGCTGCCAGAACTAATGTCACCAGCAACGATAATCTTATTATCACCACCAGTATAAAGACGATTTAGCCTATCCATAATAATATTGTCGTGTGTTTCTGTGTCAACATATTCACCAATATATACACCATGGGTCTGACAATATGTTCTAAGGTCGTTTGCGGTCATGTTTACTTTCTGGAAGTAACGGAGTGCCGCAACATAAGGATGGGCGAAGTGCCAATCCGATGTCACAAAATCCCCAGATACCATATTTCTTTCCTCCTTAAATGTTATTCTTCAAAATGTCATGGACCGCAGTCATGTCTGCTTCCACTCTCTTGGTCATATTATTATACCATGTTGGAATACCAAAAGTCAAATAGATTTTCTCTAAAGTATCATAATATGGCTTATTCTTGAAATCTTCAAGCTTCTTCTTCCCAGACAAAATAGAATTCATGGCTGGGCGCATAGCCTTAGTTTTCTTATAAAGATTTGATTTTAGTTTGAACATATAATTATTGCTATCCCTAAAAACAAATCCTTCTAATATTCTGCTATTTTCCCCAATAGAGATTACTTTCTCTAATTCTTCTTCGTCCCAAATAGTATAGATGTTGCGGGCAAAGTGTAATTGACCATAGCCATTTCCGCAGGTATTAACAAAAGGCTCATTGATTATTTCAAAAGTCTTTTGATTTTTAATAAAAGCCAAGATAAACATTTCATTCTTCTTATAAGGAATAATATGTTTATCATATTCTGGACAAATTACCTCCACAGCCATAGTCGCATTAGAATTATGTAAATAATTCCAAATGTTCTTACGGTCAGTTTCTTCTGTTTTCTCTAAGAAAACTTTCTCAATAAGAACTGAATAAATAGTATTTCCCGCCTTTGTGAAGAAATAGAATTTTCCCTTTTCTTCTCTTGGACCAATCAAACCAAGGAATCCATTCTCCTTAACCGCACAGAAAATTGGATATTGCACTTTGCGGAAAATGGCTTCGAGAGAAGTCTCCTTGTTTTCTCCAATGTTAAAGAATTTATTAAAACCTCTTATACAAACAGTATCATCAGAAGAAAGAAACAAGCCACGGGCAGTAGTAGTATACTGATTCCAAATGCCGTGCTTAAAAGCATCTCTCGTGAAGTTACAGGCATAAAGGTTATCCTCTCCATCAACAGGCTTTACATTAACATATTTATTTTCCTGCATTTTTTCTAATAGGCTCATTTTTTTTAATTCCCCAATTAAACTCGAATTTGAAATTATTATAAAGCTTCTTCAGCCACTCTTCATCAACTCTTTCGTCCTCGGGACGATTTTTGTTTCGTTTAAGAAGAGTATCAAGATTGGCGAACATCGTTACTACCTCGACTTCCGCATCATATTTCTTAGCGATTTTCCGCAAGATATTAACATAGTCCACCTTAATATTCATATTGTCAACAATCACATCATTGCCATTGGACAAATTAAATTTAATGATTGCATACTGAATTTTAGCAATGGAGCTATCAATATCACCAAAAATATCCCTATTACTGTGCCAATTTTTTCTACTGCCAGCAATCTCTTCACGCATAGAATCAAGAGAAGTGATAATTGCACCTGTTTCTTCAGCAATTTCTTTTGCCCTTGTCGATTTTCCGCTTCCTGGGAAGCCTTTCATGATATATAATGTTGCCATAATTTTTCTCCTTTATTTTCTAACTAAGATATTATAGCACAAAAATCTAAATTTGGCAATGCAAAATTTCTGATGCGGGAAAAATTTTCACTTGACCTCGCATATTATTTTTAGTATAATATAATTACAAATTCAAAAGAAAGGAATAATTATGGGTCTTGATAGTTTCGTTTTCCGTACTGGTAAAGAGAATACAGAATATACCGATGATAGTCTTAAAGATGTCGGCTATTTCCGCAAGGTTAATTTTCTTCATCTTTGGGTAGAGGAAAATCTCAATAATGGAGAGTCAACTAATTGTGAGTTTATCGAGATTCCAGAGGATAAGCTAGATGAACTTATTGATTCTTTGCGAGAGGTAAGGAACGATAATTCTCTTGCTGCTGAGTTACTTCCTTCTTGTTCTCGATTCTTCTTCGGTAGTACAAGTTATGATGAGTGGTATTTTGCGGACATTGATAAAGCTTTAGAGACGTTTACAAAGATTAAAAATACTACGGATTTTAATACACAGAAGATTTTGTATTATTCTTGGTGGTAATAGACTTCCCGCATCAATTTTCTGGTGCGGGAAATTTTTTGTTGACACTCGGACCGCAATCTTGTATAATAGAAACAAATATAAAATAGATTGGAGAAATTGTGTCTTATAGGTCATATACTCATGTTCTTAGAATTGATAAAGAAGAAGTTGCGGGAATCCTCAGCGGGGATGTTGTCGTAATGCCAAAATTAGATGGTACAAATGCCAGTTTATTTGTTAAAGATGGCGTGATTTATGCTGGCTCTAGGCATAGGCAGCTCCAAGAGGGAAAAGATAATGCTGATTTCCGCAAATCTCTCATTGAAAAAGGTGAGGAGCTATTCCCGCAAGTATTGAAATATCTTTCAGAGCATCCAAATCATATCGTCTATGGTGAATGGTTGGGTGCGCCAGGCAATTCTTTCCCTGGTCATATCAAGTCATATCTAAATCAAGGTTTCTTTGTATTTGATGTATATGATTTAGATACGGAATCCTATATTCCATATGATATCTATTCTTCTGCTTTTGGTGATTATGATAAGCTTATTCCCGTGATTGGAAAATTCCATAATCCTACAAGAGAAGAAATTGAAAAGTGCTTAGATAATACTGACTACAATCTTGCTCCTGGTTCCAAGGGCGAAGGAATTGTAATCAAGAATTATGATTTTCGTGATAAATGGGGAAATATCCAAATTGCAAAGATTGTGCGTGACGAATATCTCCAAGAGAAGAGTACAAAAAAGGTTGTTGCGGGAAATAATGAAGAAGCGTTTGTTAATAAGTTCTGTACTGACGCATTTATGAGCAAATGTCAAGCAAAAGTTATGACTATTCTTGAAATGGAAGAATGGGAAAACAATAAGAAAACGATTGGTATGTTCCTCAATCTTTGTCTTAATGACCTCATGGAAGAAGAGTTCTGGGGCTTCTTTAGAAAGAAAAAAGGTGAAGTTAATTTAAGTGTAATTTCACATTTGACTTTTACCGTTGCCCGCAGCTATTTGAAACTATAATTAGATTTGGAGATAAAATGAAAATTAAAAAATGGATTATTTATGGCAAATTGCTTAAAGAATATGGAAAAATGAAGCCAATGAAGAAGTTTTCCGCCTTGGATGCTTTTGGTAAACCAGTAAGCAGAATTGGTAATGCCAAATGGTATGATACAAAGGAGTCTGCGGAAAATATTATCAACATTACCCGCACTCACGGAATTCCAGAAGATTTGGTCGCTTTTGAAGTACGCCACGTTGCGGTGGAGGAATAATGGGCGGATATAAAAATTGTCGCAGTGCTAAAACCGCAGAAGAATATTTGCTTAAATGTCTCTTTGCCGCGGAGGAAGAAAGGGATAAGGCTGTCTTTTATGCGGACAGTCTAAAGATTGCGGAAAATAAAAGAATTGAAGAAGAAGAAAAAAGAAATAGAAGATTTAAGGAAAAACTTAAAGAAGCACCAATCTTTCAAGTTAAAGAAACGAAAACTATTTCTTTTGAAGTGGAACCATCATATAGATTAATCAAACCAGAATACATGATTGGCAATTTTGAAACTTTATCTGACATTTTACAGAAAGATGATAAAGAATTATATGAGTGGGCATCTAAAAGATATGAAGCTAAGGGAACTTCTTATCTCAGCGACTTAACGCCAATCCTCCGAAAAGAAAAAACCTACGATTATATTCTTGCTTATATGGAAGATGAAACTACAGAAAGAATTTTTGTGTCGCAAGAGTGGTATCCGCAAGAATTTATTGAATTACGTACCGAATATTATAATAGAACTGATGAAATCTACTCCTTGGAAATGGAAGAAGAAGTTAAAAAGATGGCTATCCAAGAGCTAAGAAAAAATTTGCAAAGTGCCATCGACAGTTTTAAATCAGAATAGACTAATCTCTTGCGGGAAACCGTAAGAGATTTTTTATTGACACGGAAAAATTTTTGTGATATATTATTATTTAAGATTAAAAATGCCGAGAAAAGAGTGCTATGTATAAACGAAAAATGGAATTTTTTATCAATTTTGACACAAGAGACTTGCCATTAAGTCCGAAGGAAGAAGAAGCATTTGATGGTCTTATGAAAAATGCCGCTTCTTATTTTCCTACCATGCTAGAAGATGGATATGAAAGTGTTTCTGTAGAAGATACTGATAATTTTGCTTCTCATGGTATTTTTGTGGTACATATTATCGCTACTATTAAAACAAAAGATAAAGATTATTCTTTCTTTATTAAAGAAGATTATCTTACAGAATATAGTGCGGCAGTTGCAGTACCACTTTCTGATTGGGAAGAAGTAGAAGATGATAATTAAATTCGGACTCCCGCAGATAACTTGGTTAGCTCTTGGCATTTTTGGTATCGCTTTTGTTGCTATTCATCATGGTGAAGAGCGTGAGCCATATAATGTCAATACTGAAATTGCGGGATTTTTAATTGCAAACGCATTACTTTTTTGGGGCGGATTTTTCTCTTAATAGAATGGAGTAACAATGTTGACAAAGGCAGAACGTGCGGGAATTGTTGAAAGAATAAAAAGGTATGACGGTGATAGTGACCCTTTTTATTATATTCTTTTTGGGTATCCTTCAGCTTGTGATATGCCGTATGAAGAATATAAAGAGGAAATTCTAATGCGTATTTACAAACTATGTGACACTTCTAATATGGTTGAATTGCCATTGGATAGAAATGGCGAGGTTATTAATATCGGTGATACAGTATACGAAGAACCTACGAGGGGTAAATTAACTGTCACTTGTCTGCAATATTGTGATGGAGACTGGGTTGTTAACACTAGTTCTAGCAACGGATTAGAGGGCTATTTCCCGCAAGACCTTATTCACAAAGAATTTACATCTATTTTTGTCCTGGCTGAGCAAGTGAAGGATATTGCAGAGGATAATAAAAATAGCTTAAATCAAAAGATTTATGACAACTTGTGCAATATTTCGGACCAGTTGAAGAAATTGAGTGATGATTATGACGAATAAATTCTTAAAAATTCAAGACAAGCATGGAGTAGATATATTTATCAATCTTGAGCAAATTACTTTTTTCTGCGAAAGAGAAAAACTAGTTATGTTTACTACTGGATATCCAGAATCTCTTGCTATTAATGAAAAATCAGCAGAGAAATTATCAAAAATTCTATCAGAAGAGGAATAAAAATGTATCCCACTCATGAAGAAATTGCTAAATCATTAATCAAAGCTGCGGACAATTTTGAAGGAGATTTAAAAGAAGAAGGTGCTGTTGGTGCATATGACGCGCTTTTTGAGATTAGCGAAGCTATGGGAATCAAATTTAATGCTGACTATTCCTTTATTTTGAGAGAACTAAGCAAATGTATTGACCCAACTGCAACAGCAATTTCTGATTGTGATTTTGAAGAAATTCCTGGCACGGGTACATTCAAGCTAAAAAACAAATTCTTCTTTTGTTCTAACTGCCATGGGAATATTCCACCCGTAGATGAATATGGGAACTTAGTTAGCTATTGTCCGCATTGCAGAGCAAGAATAAAAGATGTTCAAGATTATTACAAAGATTGCACCTGCTAAGGAGGTTGTATTTTGAAAAAGATTATTCAATTTTTTGTTACGGTAATTTTTGCTTTTGTGCTTTCAATTCCTGTATTTGCGCAAGCTCAAACCGTACCGACAACTATCACTAATTTCAAAGTGACAGATAAGCTTAAACAAGAGCTAGATTCCGCATATACAAATCAAGATATTTATTTGGAAACTTCTTGGCAAGCGCAGGGTGCGGTCCATGAGGGCGATACTTTCACTCTATCTATTCCAAATGTACTAGACTTTCCCGCAGATGGAGCTGGTAGTTTTAATATTTATGCCCCAGATGGTGAAGTAATGGCTACGGCACAAGTCACCGCAGGAAAAGTTACTATTACCTATACCTCTTGGGTAGAAAATAAAGAAAATATAAATGGAACCCTTTGGCTTGCGGCTCACGTTAGGAGTAATGCGGAAGCTGGTCAAACTATTCTTCGACTTGTTGATGATGCTACAGGTCAAGTAGTAGAAACCTCTTTTACAACTAAACATTATGGCGCACTTGGATATGAAATTATTGCCAAGTGGGGTGTAAAAACTGACCATAATACTGTAGAGTGGTCTGTTCGTCTAAACCAATCTGCGGAAAATCTTACCAATGTTTTTCTGAAAGATATTGTCCAAAATGGAACTACGATTGTCCCTGGCTCTTTCCGTCTATATAGTGTTTCTATGGATGAATTTGGAAATGCTACAAATTGGGTTCGTATTACTAATGTCCCAGACCCAGTTTTAACAGATTTTGGCTTCACTTGGGATTTGAGTTCTGTTGATTTCAATGGTAAGAAATATTTTATGTACTATGAAACAGAAGGTGTTAATAGCACTAGTAATTATATCCAGCTAAAGAGTCGTGAAACTGCCCAAGATTCAACATATCAATATGTAAATCAAGATAGTGGCGGAAATGGTAATGGCAATAATCAGACGACTCCTGTTGAACCAGAACCAACTCCTACACCAGAGCCTAACCCTGGTCCGCAGCCAACTCCTACTCCCGAGGATAATGAACCAGAGCCACAACCAGAACCAGAGAAACCTGCTAAAAAGGTAAAGAAAAAGAAGAAAGCTGTCTTACCCGCAACAGGCGATTACGATTATGCTCTTGGGATGGCAGCTACCGGTCTTGGTGCTATTATTGGCGGTTTCTTAGTAGTAGGCGGAACTATCTTTATTGATAAGAAAGATGTTGTTTAGAAAATGAATTATATTAGTTTATTTAGTGGAATAGAAGCCGCTTCTTGTGCATGGGAAGATTTAAATTTAAGCCCTATTCTTTTTAGCGAGATTGACCCATATCCCGCAAGCGTCTTGAAATATCATTATCCCTCTATTCCAAATGTGGGCGATATAACTAAGGTTGATTGGTCAAAATATAGCAATAAGATTGACTTAATTGTCGGTGGAAGTCCTTGTCAATCTTTTTCATATGCTGGTAAGAGAGAAGGATTAAATGGAGAATCAAGACTCATGTTTGAGTATATTAGAGCTATTCAAGAGGTACGTTCAAAATGGCTCATTTGGGAAAACGTCCCCGGCGTTTTATCGAGCGGAAAAGGGAATGATTTCAGATTTTTGCTCAACTCCCTTGCGGAACTCGGGTATAGTCTCGCATGGAGAATATTGGACTCGAAATACTTTGGAGTGCCCCAGCGACGTAGAAGAGTGTTCGTTGTCGGATGTCTTGGAAAAGGAGGAAGCGGTCCCGCAGAAGTACTTTTTGAGTGCGAAAGCCTGCTCGGGAATGCTCAAGCGGGTGGAAAAGTACGGGAAACCGCTGCCGGAGCCGATGAAGAGGGTCTTACAAGCTCAAGCTACATTCTCAATGTAAGAGGCGACACACACGGCAAAGGTGGATGTGGAGCGTTAATTCATAGAGATATATCCCCTGCACTAGCTTGTAGTCGCCAGCCAACGCTATTTTGTAGAGCAAGTACAGCAGCAGCAAAAGCGGAGTGTTATGAAAATTTATCTCCCACTTTAACAGCTCATAACGGTGTCGTGGCGCCATTTATATCATTCAATCCACCACGACATTTAATGCCAATAGAATGTGAACGTATTCAAGGTTTTCCAGATAATTGGACTAATGTTCCAGGACCTAATGGAAAACTTCTTAGTAATACAAGAAGATATAAAATGATAGGAAATTCTATGGCAGTTCCAGTCATGCGATGGATTGGAAAAAGGGTTTTAATGGTAGAAAATAATGCCAATAGTAAAGTTAAAATGTAATGATTGTCCATCTTTTTCTTGCGGAATTTGCCCTATCGGAAAATGGGTGGACAATGAAAGTTTGAGGGGGTGTTCCCGCAAGCTAACCGAAGATGAATACATAGAATACCTGCATATAAAAGAAGAAGTAATTCCTTTTGTTAAAAGGCGTCAAAATTTCAAAGTTTTTGATGCTATTGACCGCATAGATAAATTAATTTTATCTAAGCCATTGGTTCATGAATTTGATGATAGGGGTAAAGTTGTTGAAACCAGACGTAGAAACTAAAAATGAATTAATTGAAAAATTAAATAAAATGATTGATGCTTTATCCCAAGAGGAGAAAAAGAAATTCTTTTGTGGGAATTCGTGTGCAAAGAAGTTTCGTCTTGATGTTCTCCATGATAATGATTTTGTTTATTGCGGAGAAGGTGCATCTAAAAATGTATTCACGCCTAGTATTGAATCTGATTGGGTAATCAAGATTCCTCAATTATACGAAAAAGGTTATAACAGTTTTGTTAGACGTGAAAATTGTATACGTGTTAATAGCTTGTATGGGAAGAATACTTTTAATGAATATTGCGCAATAGAAGAATTTTTATCTTCTGTCATTGAGCTTAGATGTTTAGATAACATTTTTACCTATACAGAATTGCTCAAAACTGATGATACTTCTTTCCCTTGTTATCTTGCGGAAAAAGTTCACCGTCACGTATCTTGCACAGAAGAATCTTCTCATTTATCAGAAAAAGATTATGAAACTTTTAGAAAATCTTATGATAATTTTTCTGATGATATAGATATGTACAACTCTTTTGCGGAAAAGATTTTTGAATGTTATCCAAATCGGTTTGAAGATTTTTTGTGTTTTGTAAAAGATTTCGACATTAATGACTTAGATTTTTATAATGCGGGGTATGACCTCGCGGGCAATTTCCGCATCTTCGATTATAGTGGCTATTGGGGATAGTTGACTTGACAATTCTTTAAAAATCTGATATACTATAGAAGTAGATTAAAAGAACAAATCTTTTTGAGGAGATTTCTAATGTATCCTATTGATGCAATTCCCGCAGATGATTTACAAAGAATTGAGAATATTAGGAAGATGGTAATTAATCATGCCGCTAGTGATAATGAGATTGTTGCGTCTCATTATGCTCCTACTGCGACATTCCTACACTATTGGAATAAGAACAAGAAATCTCTCTTTAAGCTTTTCGGTCAAAAGCTGATTATTCCTTTTGATGTAGAAATTAAAATTAGGGATGAAGAGACTTATGAAGAGATTGAAAAATATGCTGGCGATTTTTATGTTGCTTATGCGGAAGCGGCATATAACGATTATGACCAAAAAATTTATGCTTGGACTCAAAAAACAGAATCTATTTTTATAGAAAAATTTTTATGTTTTCTAAGTGATAATCGAAGTAAAGAATTTTATGATAGGAATACTTTTTCCGATTTGACCAGATTAGTAAGACCTGCTGGCTTACTTAATAATACAACTTATGATATGCCCTTGTACAATCCTAAGACACGTAGAAAAATTAAAATTCCTCGTGGAACAAAAATTATGAGAGCTTTGGGGAAACTTAATAAAATTTATGAGTTTGCTACAAATGATGAATATGAGGAATTCAGAACTACCATAAGTACAATTACTTCAAAAAAGAGTAGGATTGAAACTATTTATTTAAGTATTCACCCACTTGATTTTCTTACCATGAGTGTAACTAATAAGTGGAGCAGTTGCATGAAATTGCTAAATGGCGAATATTGCAATGGTGCTATAGAAATGATGAATAGTAATTTGACAGTAATCGCATATACTAAGACTAAAGAAAAAGTCGAAAGGACGGACTGGAACGACAAATCATGGCGTTGTCTTTTTTATATTAATAAGAACATTCTGCTTGCGGGAAAGGAGTACCCATTCCAGCACGAAGAAATGAAGAAAGCTATCCTAGATAACCTTGCTTCAATGGTCGAGGAAAAATTTGGCTGGACTTATATATTCAAAGATGAAAATTATTTGGAGTATACTTCTGGCAAAAACAATCACGGCAGAATGAACCTTAGTCTTTTAAAAAATAAATATAAGAAGAAAGACAAGAAAATCTTTGTCTACACTGCTGGCTTTATGTACAATGATTTTATTGAAAGTCCTAGCAGTAAAAGGTATTTGTGCTATAGGAATCCTGTAAAAAAAGCTAAGGCAATTTGTCTTTCTGGACCTGCGATTTGTTGTAATTGCGGAAAGCCTATTATGTCAACAGATGAAATAATAGAAAATTTGGAGTATAATACCGACGATTACTATAGAGAAACGTGTTATGATGACCAAGTATGCGCAGAATGTTATTGCTAGAGGAGGTGTCTGATATAGATAAGCAAGAAAAAATTTGTATTCCTTTCAAATATTCAAATTCATTTAATGAAGTAAACCAATACGTTCAAGAATTTGATATTGATTTTATAAAAATAAGCGGTAATCCCATTGATTCAACCAGCAGCAATATAGATAAACTGATTGAATTCGTGGAAGCAAATCAAGCTAAAAATATTAATATCTCTTTCCCGCAAGAATTTTATATTCCTGCGGTAACTTTTGTTAATAAAATTCATAAGAATATTTATATTAAGTTAAGAGCAGAGCAAATTAATCATGTAGCAGAATTGAAAAAGAATAATATTAAATTCTTTTTTGATAAGGATGTTTCCGCATACAATTATGCTATGCTTGATTCTTTGATTACTCTTGGCGTTTCTCAATTATACATTAGTGATGACTTATGCTATAATTTAGATGAAGTCTCTAAGATTGCCAAGAGTCATGGAGTTAAATTAAGGTGTGTTCTTAATCGTATTCCTGCTACTGCTTTAGATAAAGGCATTAATTATAAATCTATGGTATATAGACCGCAAGATTTGGAGCTTTTGGATAAATATTTTGATTGCTTTGAGTTTGATTGCGGCGAACCATACGATTGGGCGCAATATGATGTATTATTTAGAGCCTTTTTCCGCAGAGGAAAATGGAATGGTAACTTACAAGAATTAAACCCAGATTTGGCTTTTGAATTTGATGATAGATTTATTATTCCAGAATATACATCTTATAAAGTTAATTGTGAAAGACGTTGTAATTCTAGGTATAATAATCAATGTAAGAAGTGCGAACAATTTTTGCAATTACAGAATCTTCTAATTCAAAAGAAGATGAATATCGTGAGGAAGTGATTTTATCAAAAAGAAACGACCTATTATTTTTCTAATTAGTTTTATTACAACTTGCACAATGGTTTCATTGTACTTTTGGTCCTCTTATCAAACGGAATTCTTATCTCGCAGTAAAGAAACTCTTTATCCAAAAGAAGAAGCACCTGCTATGATGTCTAAGTGGCAAGAAGATGTAGAAGAAAAACAAAGTGAAGTTTTAATTCTTTGCAATTCTATTCTTGCGGACTATGCGGGAAATCTCCAAGATTACGAAAAGACCAATCTTGAAAATTTTGTAAATGAAATTAAAGACATTAGAAGCATTGAGGAATTAGATATTAAAATTCAAGAACTTAATGAATTTAAGAATGAATTACAAAATCGACAAGATGCCAAAGAATTAGAAGAACAAAGAGCAAGAGAATCTGGTGAATCAATCCCAGACTATAATTCTACCAATACTTCTAATTATAGCGGTGGCGATTTCCAGTCACAAGGCGTAATTAATCAAAACGGTTATAGATATACTTATTATTCTTCTAATGTACTGCGCCATTATAGAACTGATGAATGGACCGCAGGAGACGATGGTATCTATCGTGATTCAAGTGGTTATGTAGTTGTTGCTTCGGACGCTCACCCGCAAGGTTCTATTGTATCTACGCCTTTTGGAGAGGGCAGAGTTTATGATACTGGCGTTGGACGCAATGACACAATAGATATTTATACGAATTATTAAAATTTTTTCTTGACTTTCATTTTTTGGTTTGCTATAATAGTATTATCAAATGAGAGGAAGAAAAATGTCTTTTTGGTTTCCAAATGCTGATACAGTTGATGGGGTATTTATCCACGATGAAAGAGGATTGCGGGAATACCTTATCAAAAAGGGTATTGACTATGATGAACTAGATGATTATTATAAAGAGAAATATTCTGTAGAATCAGACAAAAATACTGGTGATGATTATGAGCTTATTGCTGATGGCTATCATACAGAGTTGGTTTCAATTTACAATCTTCTTGAAGAATTAGCTGATGAATTGGAAACTGGTACAAAAAGAAAGAAAACTTATGCGGAACAGCTTAGGGTTATTCTTAGAAATGAGTTTTCTATTTAGATGGGAGAATAATGGACGAAAATTATACTGATTTTGGTTTTTCCGCATCAGTAACAGGTGTTTCTAATGTTGATGGCACTACTTCAATGGGTCTAAAATATGAGGATTCTACTGGTGTTAATTTTGATGTTAATGTTACTGGCGCAGATAGTGATGCAGCTTTAGAGAAACTTACTTTTGCTACAATTACTAAACTCGCAGCAGAGAAAAAGAAGCAAGAAGAAATGGAAAAGAAGAATAAGGCTGCGGAAAAGCGCAACGATAAAATTCTTAAACTTGTTTCTGAGCTGGATAAACTTGATACTCAAAGAGCTGAACTCAATGAGAAAATCAAGGCAATGCGTTACGCACAAAAGGAAAATCTTGAAGTTGCAACTGAGACAGACCTTAACAAGTTCTTTGATTTTTTAAAGTAGGCGAAAAATTTCTACTTGACTTGGCAATAATTTTTATGCTATAATATATTTAGCAAGCAGGGAAGCATAGTTTCTACTCCGTTCCTATGCTTCTTTGATTGGTAATTTGAAATGAATTATCGTTCAAAGAAGCATGATAAGGCGAATCTGACCTTCTAACCCTGCTTCTTGACTTGCCAATGTCTTAAAACTTGGTGAGGGAATCCGCTCGAAATCATTATCAGGGCAGGCTATTATGAGGTTCGAGTCCTCTGGACCGCAGGTGACGGGATAGTTTGATAATGATAGGAATAAACCACGCTTATACAGAGTTACCAGGCTTTGGTATAAGGAAAAGAATACGGTGAGAGCTGGCTATTCTCTCTTAAATGTGATACGTGTTCTTGTATGGTTGAAGGTTATCCATACGCTTGTTTTACCATATAAAGTGCCAATTATATGGTAAAATTTTTTTGCCGTGTGGCGGAATTGGTATACGCAGCGGACTCAAAATCCGCCGACTTCGGTCATACGAGTTCGACTCTCGTCACGGCAACCATATTTTAATATACATTTTATAAAATTTCTACTTGACAATGATATAAGATGTGTGTTAAAATATTAATGCACAAGATGAATTGCGGTATAGAGTAATGGTAGCTCAACTGGCTCATAACCAGTGATGTGCGGGTTCAAATCCCGCTGCCGCGACCATAGTATTAGAATTCTATAGGCTCGAACAGCAATTACTTTCTTTGAATATGTGAAAAATGGAATGAGCCTAGAAAAGAGATTGATATGTCATTTTTGCAAGATTTAGAGATTGAATCAAGCGTTAAGCTTACTGAAAATGGTGGCAAGGCTTTATCATCTACTGGTGATAATTTGCTCAATCTATTTTCGGTCCTTGGTGCGCTCCGCTCTCGTCCAACTGATGCTGCGGATAAGCTTGATTTAGCCTATGCGGAAAATGCTGACCTGGCAACCAAAATGGTTTTTTATGGTCGTGATGTTCGTGGCGGTCTTGGTGAAAGAGCTGTTGGTCGCATTATGCTAAAGCGACTTGCGGAAATTCATCCCGAGGTTGTCTCCGCTAATTTAGCTAATGTTGTTGAGTTTGGCAGGTGGGATGATTTATTTGTCCTATTTGGCACTAAATGCGAAAAGGATATGCTTCTCTTTGTTAAAAAGCAGCTTTTGTCTGATATGGATAACTGCAAAAAGAATAAGAGTGTTTCTCTTTTGGCAAAGTGGATGCCATCAATCAATGCTTCTAGCCAAGAGACAATTAGGTTAGCAAATAAATTTGTTGACTTTTTCGGCACAAGGAAATCTACTTATAGAAAAGTCCTTTCCAAGCTGCGCAAATATATTGACATCACCGAGGTCAAAATGTCTGCGAAGAATTGGAATGAAATTGATTATGAGAAAGTTCCTTCTAAAGCTATGAGCAACTATAGGAACGCCTTTGCCCGCAATGATAATGACCGTTTCTCTGATTATATGGATAGTGTTACCAAGGGAGAAAAGAAGATTAATGCTTCTACTCTTTATCCATATGATATTATTGAGAAAATGGATAATGATTACAAGGGCGTTTGCGAAGCTCAATGGGATGCTTTGCCTAACTATGTAGACGGTGAGAATAACTTCCTTGTCATGGCAGATGTCTCTGGCTCTATGTGGGGTAGACCAATGGCAACTTCGGTTGGTCTTGCAATTTATTTTGCAGAGCGTAATAAGGGTGAATTTGCAAATAAGTTTATGACTTTTACAAATCAGCCTAGACTTGTTACCCTTGCCGAAAGCTGGAGTTTAAAGAGGAAATACCGTAAAGTCACAGAGAAGGTTGGTTACAATACCAATCTCGAGAAGGCTTTTGAAGTAATTCTCGATACCGCTGTTCGCACTCATTGCCCGCAAGAAGATTTGCCAAAAGCACTCATTATCATTTCTGATATGGAAATTGATGCGTGGGGCGGCGGTAAACTTACCTTCACAGCAGAAATGAGAAAGCGTTTTGCTGATGCAGGATATGAAATGCCTAAACTTGTCTATTGGAATGTAAGCTCTAGGCAAGATACGTTCTTGGCTTCTAAGAATGACCCAGACGCACTTCTTGTTTCTGGTCAATCTACTTCTACCTTTAAGAATTTGATTAAAGGTATTGGACTATCCGCTTTTGAAATGATGGAGCAGACTCTTAACGATTCTCGTTACGATAGCGTAATTGTTCCATCGCAATTATAAATAGTATAAAGGCACTAGCAGCAACCCATTTTATGGAAAAACATCAGAATTTTAGGCTGACTCGTTCAAATTTGGTGCCTTGATTAAGTGTATTTTGTCTTGTAGAAAAAGTTTTAACAAATGACCTACAGACGAAATACTATGGAAAAGGTTACAAAATGTAACCGTTTCTATTGGCTGTGAACTGTAAACGTATTTATCTTGTGAAGAAAGGTTTTTAATAATGACCCATACGCTTAGAGAACTAGAGTCACGCTATAATCGTCTCAAAGAGAATGGCAAGAATGTAGATTCACCAGGCGTTCTCCGCAAGATTCAGCGCAAAATCCGCAATCTTAAAGCTGCGGAAAAACGTTAACAGGACTATTTCACTTGGGGAGCTTAGTTTAATGGCAAAAACACCAGGCAGGATAGACTTGGAAATAGAAGTTCGACTCTTCTAGCTTCCCACCATTATAAGACTCTATGCAGCTCTTAACTTAGCGTAGAGGTGCCTAATCCTATGGCGGAAATTAGGATATAGTTAAGAGCATTTTATATGGGAACTTAGTTCAATGGTAGAACACGAGTCTGTTAAATTCGCCATGGAAGTTCAATTCTTTCAGTTCCCGCCATAAATACATACATACACGATTAAGTTAATGGTAAACTCACAGTCTCCAAAACCGTCAATGAATGTTCGAATCATTCATCGTGTGCCATATCGGAGTATAGCGCAGTTGGTTTAGCGCGACCGCTTTGGGAGCGGTAGGTCGCTGGTTCGAATCCAGCTACTCCGACCAAATTGCGGTATCGTCTAATGGACTAGGACATAAGTTTCTGGTACTTAGAATATAGGTTCGATTCCTATTACCGCAGCCAACTAATTTTATAATTAGCTAATATTAATTATTAGTTAACTATACTCTTCCTTAGCTTAATTGGCTAAAGCAGGGGACTCTTAATCCCAAGAGTCTGGGTTCGATTCCCAGAGGAAGAACCATAAAACGGGGGCGGCAGGTTCTCGATATTTAATGAGGTTACATGATTCCAAGAGGTCTAGTTAGTAGTCCTTAACACTAACAAAAAGAGAAATGGCATTAATGTGCTATACTTCGCTAATGGGGTTAATACGTTAGCTGCTTAGTAAGATAAGTTTAAACTTTCTTAGTTCTTCTTATTAAGTATTAAATAGAGAAAAAGTTCTTGGCTATTCTTTATAAGGATGCGGGAATAGTTTCGTAAAAATAAGCACCTTCTTGCGGGAGAGCGTTGCCAATTCCAAGTATCCCGTGTATGATAGAGTAGAATTGGATAATCTTGTGATAAGTAGAATTGTGTAAAAGTAATTAAATAGACTGGGGTTCAATTCCTCACGCTTCCACCAAAAATTCAAGAGTGTTTACGATTTGTAGGCACTCTTTTTTTATTTTGAAAAATTTTTCTCTTGCCTTTGGACCGAAAATATAGTATAATATATTTAAAGGAAAATACTTTAAGCAGAAAGCAGAAAAATGAAAAGCTTTGTCCGCAAGTCTATTACGATTATCACAATTTGTATTATCGCTTTTGGATTAGTAGGGTGTGGAGCGACACCCAATATCACAAATGATTCTCCGCAAGCCAATAGCGTGAAAGCTAATGGCGAAAAACCTTTTATTCCAAACGATATTAACAGGCATCTTAATTTCTATGCAGACTATGGTGAAGATGTTAATTTCCCTCAATACAGGTTTGTTTATTCGATGAATTTTGACGGAACAAGCAGATACGATATTAGGAGTTGCCGTCACGTAATAGGACTGATTGTTGAACATTACACAGGACTTTCTGAAGAAGATACCATGAGTAGACTTAATCAAGACAAAACAGAAGATGGCGGCATACTTATGTGGATGGAATATAAAAGTGTAAGAGTCGCTATTATTATTGAAAAAGATGGTACTGTAAAAGCGACAATCTTTGTATCATAGGAGTTATCATGAGAGATTTAGAGCGTATCGACCGCATTTGCCAAAAGCTGAATAAGGTTTGGAAAGAAATACCAGACCAAAGGCTCGGTCAACTACTAGAGAACTATATTTTTGGAAGAGATAGCCAGAATCTTTGGTTTCAAGAGGATACCCGTACAGAAGAATTATTTGATAATATTTTGAAGGTAATTGATGATTAGCAAATATTCTTATGGCGTGAATACCTGTAAATCTCAAAAGAATAATGTAATCGGACGATTTAAGAACGATTGTGCAGAAGAAATTCGTGCGGACCTAGACACTAGACGTGGCGATTTGGTGACTATCTGCGAAAACTTAGATTACAATATCAATATTGGTTCTGTAATTAGGTCAAATAATGCTTTTCTCGGTAAAGCTGTTTATATTACTGGGCGTAGAAGATTTGATAGACGAGGAACGGTGGGTACTACTCACTTAGAACACGTCTATCATGCTGATACTACCCAAGAGGTAATTGAAATGTTGCGGGAAAAGGGGTATTACATTTTCGCTGTAGACAATATAGCAAAATATAATCCTGTGAATTTGGCAAAGTACGAATTCATTCCCCGCAAGTCCGCATTTGTTTTTGGTAATGAGGGCGATGGTTTAAAAGAAGAAACTATCAAGCTTTGCGATAAAGTGTGCTATATCCAGCAATTTGGTTCAGTCCGTTCTTTGAATGTAAGCCAGGCTGCCGCAATTATTCAATATGAGTACACGATTAGATATTTTTCAGAACCCGAAAAAATTTCACTTGACTTGCCTATTGGAAATATGATATAATATATTTTAGTGAGTGAGGGAGAATAAAGGAGATTTTGAAGTGGTTTTTTCTAAGAGCGACATAAAGTTTTTTGAAGAAGCTCGGCAGGAAGCTTTGAAATCAGATTATTCCCCTTTTCATTTGGGATGTGTAGTTGTTTATAAGGGATATGTGGTTTCTACGGGGCACAATTCTTGTAGAACGCATCCTCTCCAAAAGCACTACAACAAATATCGTAATTTTCGATATGGAGTAAAGCCTGCTCAGCATAGTATTCATGCGGAAATTGATGCCCTAAGTCATATTTCCTATACGACAAATCTTCAGCTTGATTATTCCAAGGTTAAGGTTTATATCTATAGGGTTTCTTTTGGACACAAAAGCGGGCATGGATTAGCAAGACCTTGTAGTGGTTGTATCCAGGCTTTGCGGGACAAGGGAATACGTCATATTTATTATTCAACAGATGATGGTTTTGCTTACGAAAGGCTCGATTAGTATGTTGAATTGGTGTTTGTTCTTTTTGATTATTGTTTTTGGTCTTATGATTTGGTGGTTTTTCCATGGAAATAATTTCCCGCCGAACGATAAATTACTTCTAACAGTTGAGCCTTAATTTGGAGAAAAAAAATGAGATTTTACGCCAAGGATAATGAAGTTGATTCAAAAGAATTCTCTGTTGAGATAGCATATGGCTACGAAAGAGACGATGATGGATATATTACAGAAGATTGTGGCACATATGATTCCGCAAGTCTAGAACCTGTTTATGAGGACATTCCTGTAATTTTAGATTATATTCCAAAAGTTTCTATGCTTCTCTTGGTAAACGGAAAACCAATTTGCGAAGTTGTTTATGATACATCTTATTTAAAGAATGATGCGATGGACAATATCAAGTATGAAAAAGATGATTACAACAAGGCTGAATATTACGGCTCTACTAACGAAGATGATGCAGATGATTATCTTCTTTCCATTAGTGAAGATGACCCATTATTAACATTTTATTTTGAAGATTCGTTTGAAAGTTGCGAAGAACTTCCTTATATTTTTGAAACAAGGGATATTGTCGAGCAAATTAAAAAGATTAACAATGAAAACATTGTTTCTTTTAAAACATTTAAGGAGTAATTATGCTTAAAGGCAATGCACTAAAGAACGCTTTTCTGAACAGCGGTTTTTCCGAGAAGGCAGATAAAAAGCGCAAGCGTAATTTTTCCCGCAAGATTAAGTGCCGTGCTTGCGGAACAGAAATGATCCGTCATGAAGGCACTAACGTTATCGCTTGTCCAAATTGCGATGCAAGTTTTATTCTAACAGATAAGTAAAATTTTTAAAAAACAAAAATTTTTACTTGACTTGAGAATAATTTTCGTGTTATAATATATATTAGCAAGAGAGGGAAACCAAACTTGTTGTACTCTGAAAGATGAATATTGAAAACGATTTTTAACCATGTGTATGCCGTTGGTCAACGGGTCATGGGAGCAGTTAAACTCGCGGACATAAGAGGATACCCTTATGTATAGGCAGAGAGTTAGTTATCAGTAATGATAATTAATACGACCAGATAAGCTGGTGAATTAATTGCTGCGCAAGTAATAATCGTGAACGCAAAAAGTCTAGTCACCTGGGGTGGAACAATAGACGGCTCTGTGAGCAAGAATCCAAGTTAGGGTTGGGGTGGAAGCCAATCAGTCCTTGGAAATCCAATAATCCACTCTGTAGTTGAAGCCGAGAAATTGGCTATAACCAGGGCAGCTAGGACGAGTAGCCGAAGCTACAGCATATTGACTAATTAATGGCTCGTGAAAGAGTGAAATGAAAAGAAAATTTGCTGAATGACTGGTGAAAGTTGGAGGTAAAGTCCTCCTGCGGAAAATGGCTTTTAGCTGGGGTAAGAAGCAATAAGGTAGCTCCTTATTGTTCAGCCTTATCTCCCGCATGACTGAATATTGGGCGTTTATTATTTGTAGGGCGAAGGTCCAAAAATGTTTTCTATATTCGTCTTTTGGAGTATTTTTTTGGGATATGCAAAAGCTAGTGAGTTAGGCTCTGCCCAAGATATTGAATAGAATTGACTACCTATTCTCTTATTCGTTGTCATCGAACGGTACAGGTCCGCAAGCAGACGTTTAGTCAACGGAGATACGATAAGGTTGCTTGGAAAATGGAGTTTTTCTTTTTTGAAAGTTTTTTCTTTTCTTCGGAAAAACAGAAAAATTTTTGCTTTTTATAAAAATTCAAGAAAGGCTATTTTATGATTGCTGGTCCTATTTTCGATGAAGAAGAGTTATATGCGGCTGACGAGGGTTGGCTTGATGGACTCTATATGCTTAGACAAGAAGAAGAAAAAGAAAAGCGTTTGCGGAAATTCAAGGAAAACAACTCTAAGCAGTATCAGCGTAAGCAAAAAGACAAAGAGCGAACTCTTCAAAAAAAGAAAAGAAAGAATGAGAAATTACAGGAATTATAAGGCTTATGTGAATAATAAAAGAAGGGGTAATTATATATGTGATTACCTCTTCTTTTTTTGTAGAGATAAGAAAGAGGTGAATTTTGAAAAATAATTTTTATACAGAAGATAGTATTGAGTCATTAACACCTATCGAACACGTACAGTTGCGACCAGGTATGTATATTGGCAGCACAGAGAATCCTAATCAGTTACTTTTAGAGATTTTTAGTAATGCTTTAGACGAACACAACATCGGACACGGTAATTTAATTACTGTAGATGTTAATGAAAAAACGGGAGAATGTCATGTTTTAGATGAAGCACAAGGCTTCCCTATTAATCAAGTCAGAGAAGATGGAAAAACGATTCTTGAAGCGTCTTTTTCTGTTTTGAATACATCTGGCAAATATTCTGACGACGGAGTTTATGAGGGAACTTCACTAGGATTAAATGGTATCGGGGCAAAAGCCGCAAACTTTCTTTCTGAGACTTTTAAAGTTATATCCTGGAATGAAAAAGATTATGAATCTTTGACTTTTAAAGACGGAATCCTCCAAGAGAAAAAAGTCGGTAAGGCAAAAGAACTAGAGGTAAATTCAAAAACAGGAACAGATATTTACTATCTTCCAAAAGAAAAATACTTCTCCTCTATTCATACAAATATTTCATTTTTCAAAAAATTTTTTAATGACATTTGCTGCCTATGCAATGATTTGTCTATCAAGTTTAATGGCGAATTAATTCACTATGACAGCATCGAAAATATTCTGGACCTCAAAAAAGGAAATAATTTTGAAGTCACCAAGAGTAGATTAGTCATTGAGGAAAAAGACTTTAAGTTAGGAATGACTTTTACTTCTGCGGATAGCGATAAAATTATTCCTTATGTTAATTATGGTTTGACGGATACTGGTCCGCATATCACAAGTCTTAAATCTACTCTTACTAAAGTTCTGAATTCTTGGGCAAAGTCCAATGGACTCTTGGGAGAGAATGATAAGACATTAGACGGAAATTCTTTGCGGGAAGGCTTACTACTTGTATGTAACATCAATTCTCGTGGAGTAGTCTATAATGCGCAAGTAAAATCAACGATTGTAAAGATTAATTCTGATTTTGACAAGGTTTTTGCTCGTGAATTAGAATTATGGTTAGATAGTAACCCAGACGATGCAACGGCAATCATTGAAAAGGCTCTCATTGCCCGCAAAGCAGCAGAAGCAGCTAAAAAGGCTAGGGCAAGAATTAAGGCTGCGGGAAATGGTCCTAAAAAGAAATTTATTGATATGCCGACTACCCTTATTGACGCTACGTCAAAAAGCAGGAAAGATTGTGAATTAATCATCGTTGAGGGATTGTCCGCAGCAAGCTCCTTAGTTGCCCAGCGTAATGCAAAGACAACTGCGGTTTATTCGATTCGAGGAATGATGTTGAATGTTCAAAAGACTTCAACTGATAAAATCATAGAGAATAAAGAGATTAATAATTTAGTCTTGGCTCTTGGACTTGAATATGCCAATGGCAAAATGATTTTTGATGAAAATAAATTGAGATATGGCAAGATTATTGCTGCATCAGATGCTGACCCTGCGGGAAATGAAATTGAAAATCTTTTGTTTAATATTCTTTGGCAAATGTGTTCAGAGCTTATTACAAAAGGATATGTATATTCCGCGGAACCACCTCTTTATAGAGTGACATTGAGTGATAATAGCTATCATTTTATTGATGATGCGGAAATGCTTGCTGAATTTAAAAAAGTTCATTCTAATATTAAAGATATTCAGAGGGCAAAAGGGTAAGAGATAGTCTGGCCCTTATCTACTTTACCGTTTATCAGCGGGGTCACATTTGTGGCTAACGAGGGAGTCTGACCACTTATATATAGTAGAAGATAATCTCGTGGGAAATATTAACTATAAAAAAGAAATCTTTTTATAATACTTGGCAAGGATATAATTGGAAGCACATTATAGTTTAATAAACCTGTAACGACTATCTCCTTTGTCGGAGAGTACTGACGCTATTGATACGCGTTGGGAAAAGGTAGACTACTATAAAACAATAGTAGAAGAAATAGTCTGTACCTTTAGAAATAAAGGAATAATACGTAGCAGAAATGCAGCCAGAACAGTTAGCGGCAGCAGTCTTAGATGAAGAAACTAGAAAGATTAAGCAACTTACTGTTTCTGATATTGAAGCGACTAATAAGCTTTTTGTAGACTTATATGGTCCTGTGGTTGCTCCACGAGTAGAATATATCAATAGCAA